TCCCATCAACAAAATTCAACCTCCAATCAACAAAATTCAACCTCCCATCAACAAAATTCAACCTCCCACCAACAAAATTCAACTTCCCACCAACAAAATTCAACAGATCAGAGCTTTAAAACGGCATTTTGTAGTTTCTTCCCACAAAATTAAGACAGTGCTTTAAAACAGCATAATGTGGATTATTCCCACAAAATCAAGTATAATAGGAGCTTAAAACAGCATTACATAGGTTCCTTCCAACAGATTAAGGGTTAAGGACTGCATTATGTGAGTATTTTTTTAAGAGGAATGTTTAACAATTAAAATATGGATGGTATGAACGTATATGATTTTGCACCCGATTTAGATTTGAGTAAAGAAGTAGAAGGTTCTATTTTTGGGGTGAAAGGAATAGAAGGCAGTGATGGTATAGTATATGCTAAGGTAGTTAGCTGTGTAGACGTCAAGGATTACAGTTGTGAGAGATGTATTTTTTATGATTGTTATAAGGATAAATGTTTGTTATGGGGTAGTGATAGTTATGTAGATAGAGATTGGATTTGTAGGTACGAACAGGCTGCCATAGAGGGGGAGTAGGCGGCGCCTTGGGTTAAGGCCTGCGGTTGTAGGTAGGGCGTAGGTCGGAGCAGAGCCGGAACAGTTTATTGTGGAACGTGAAAAGAACAGATAAAAAAGGAGGAGATATGAAAAAGATATTTAAGACATTCTCTATTATGCTTGTCATAGAAATAGTGTTGATAGCTATTTTAGATGCTATGTCGTAAGTGAGAAAAATTTTCTTCATTAATTTTCTTATGCTTTAGACAGAACGCTCCCGTCTGCGAAGATCGGAGCGTTTGCTTTATGGGATTCATGGTGCAGCAGGTCGGTTCGATTCCGGCGATCTCACACAACATTAAAAACAAAGGAGGAAAGAAAATGAAAGATGGTATCACATTACACCCAGAGCACGGATTGAATCCGTCTATAGAAGTCTGCATAGTGTGTGGTGCAGAGATGGGCATTGCTTTATTAGGAAATAATATCAAAGGTCAGGCGCCGCATCATATATGCACGGGCGGAGTATGTGACGATTGCAAAAAGATAATAGATGACGGAGGCTGTTTTATTATCGAAGTCGAGGATGGATCAGATCAAAAGAATCCGTATCGTACAGGAAGATATTGTGCGATAAAGAAAGAGGCGGCAAAGAAGATATTTGGACAGGAGCATAATATTGTGTACATGGAAAAGTCTGCATACAGTCAAATAATACCATAGGTTAGAGGATGGGGAATACATATGTGTTGCGTTAAGAAATGTAGTGTTTATGTATTTCAAAACACATAAAAATATCTATGAGTTTTGTTCAGACGAAATGGTGAGAATATATTTCCCGGAATTGGAGGAGAAGATAAGTATGGCCACAGAACCAGAGGAAACAAGAACGTTTTATGGGTGGTTTGGTTGTCTTAGTCCAGAAACGAAGGAGGTAAGGCTGAATATTGTGAAAGATATTATAAAAGAATTAGGATAGTATTTTTGTTAATCTATTTTATTCATCAAATTAAGTTTTGGGTTTTGGCATGTCGGTTCGTGAGGATAGGCATGCCTATTTCTGTATCATAGAGGAGATGACGCGGCGTGCCGGCATGTATGTACCGGTCCTGGTTCGATTCTGGGCATCTCACAAACAATAAAACGAAAGATTATGAGAATATACAAGAATGATATTATAAAGGCGTCAGCGATAAGCACAGACGACGAAAGGGGATTATTACTATGTTCAATAACAGATTCAGGCTTTACGTCTATAGCGGGCGTAATATCGGCTGTTAAGGATAAGTTGCCAAACAAAGATCATAAGAAGATGGTTTTTGAAATTTTGAATGATACGAAAAAAGAGTATGGAAGATATAATAATTGCGGAACAAAAGTATTGTAATAAAGAGTAGAAAACAATATGTTTATGTAATATTAGTTTTTTCATTTTTATTGAAAGGAGCGCCGGCCTGTGAAGGTATGCGCTCTTTGTATTTGTATAATGCATAAAACAATAATAATATGACAGATAATAACATAGATGTGAATATCGTACCTGTAAGGAATGGTGCGAAACGAGTTGTGGTATCATATTACCATTATTCACGCAAGGACAAAAATCACATAAGTTCCCAAACGGATTACGTTTGGGAAACAAAGAATGAAGAAATGTTTAAATACTTTGAGGCCAGGAGGGCAAAAGTATTTTATAGTCAGATTCGTGCCATGTGTAGATTCTATGGCAAGAAAAATGTACGTAAATACAAAAAGTTATGATATTAAAAACAACAACCAACGAATTTTGTTTCATTAACGTAAGTTTTTATGAAACAGTAGCAGACCCGCGTCATTTCTTTTCACAGGAATATGATGAGATGCCGGAATATGAAGAAGAATCAAATTTTGATTTTGATTCTTATTGTAATGCGTTCATACCTTATGTGCAAAAATGGGCGGACGAGGTTAAAGAACGTCTTTTAGTATATGGTGTAAAGGATATAAAGGTGATATCAGTCGGACACCCAAGAGAGTATAACTATGATACTGATTGGATGGAGGTAGAGGTGGAGTTCTGTGATGGGTGGCGACAGATGCTGTTATCCAACATTGGTAAGATAATCGATGATGATAGATGTAGAAAATATGCTGAGGTAAATTATAAATCAGTTCAGGGCTACATATTTTTCGGGCCCGAAAATCTAAAGGAGTTTGAGAAAGAAATAATAGAAAAGAATCCAAATTCAGGATATGATCCGGCAGTACTATTAAATATGTATCTAACTTTGGCTTTTGTAAAAGAATTTGGATTTAAAGCCGGAGAAGCATGGAGTGAAATAACAGAATATGCTTACGAATGTTTGTTGTATTCCGATTTCGCAACAACAGAAATGCTTATACCGGAAGGTTCGGAGTATTTATTCAATGACGTGCATACAGCAGAAGCCGACGAATTGTATCATCATGTCCTGGATAAATTCGGATGGGCGTGGCGTGATCCGAAATATAAATCAGAAACAGAATTATGTACGATGTTAAAGTGGGCAGAAGAGAAAGGCTTGACCATTGAAGAGTTAAGTATTTAATTGTTAAACATAAGGCAGTATTGGTGCGTGAGTATAGGTGCTGCCGTTAAATTATTTTATAATATGAAAAAGGAAGAGATTCAAACTATTTTATACACAATCAAAGAAGGAGACAGTATTAAGATCAAAGTACAAGACAAAAGTGAAGAAATAAGATTGCGGGATCATGTAAGAAGAACGCAGAAATACGGATACCGGTTTTGCTTATCTCATTTGCATGATGGAATTTTCTATCTGGAGAAGTTAGAAGAGGGGGATAAAGATAAATACTATAGAGTAATCAACAGAGGAAATGGAAAGACCGGAGTATAATAAGCTACGTAAAATGGCTAAGACTACTCCAGGTCTGATAGTGGACGAGGCGCAAAACATGATGCGTGTATCGCTATACGATAATGGGGAGCTTAAGAAGGTGGTAGTAGTAATGAAATGCGATTCTTTTTTACAGTCAAAAAGTAACATAGAAAAGATAATGTTATTATCATCTTCTATAGAAGATAGAAAAAACAAAGAAAAAAATAAAACAAAATCAGAAAATGAACAGAATAACAAAAATAAGAGAAGAAATAGGAGGAAAACAGGTTGATTTGACCTTTTACGGGCGCTTTTGCAGCCTTATCGAAGGTGACAGAAAGATAATACTAAGGGCAATAAAAAACGGTCGTAAGAAGGGCGTAATCGGAGCCATTCAGCCTGGGAGACATGACAGAATTTGGACCACATGGGCTATTGCTTTTGAGGATCTGAAGGTAGGGGATACGGTAGAGTTTAGTACATCCGGGAAATACAATCCAGGTTTTCATTCTACAGAAAAGTATGTAGGATGTGTAGAATGGATAAAAGGGTCAGAATGTGCGATAAAAACCGGTAAGGGAATGGCGGTAGTATTAATTAAACACGTGGAAAGGGTGGTGAAATAATGGATTTAAGGATGTTTATAGACCTATTTCAGGAGATTGAGGTAGAGAGCTTGTTTAAAGCGTTAGATTTATGTATGGAATATGCGAGATTAGATTTACATGTGTTTAATGTAGGAGCTCATGTAACGTGTTCATACAGTAATGATCTTGAATATCTTTCACAGGTAGAAGGTTGTAATGTGAATATGATAATAGAGGTACCCCACTTATTCGAAGCATTCATGGAATACGCTTCACCGGAAATGAAATTGTATTACGAAAAACTAACAGAGACAGTATAATATGAAAAAGGAAGTAGAACGGATAAAGAAGTTGGTTGGCATAGATCATAATAGATGGGAGCAGCCTTGTACATGTGATAAATGCAAGAACATGTGTAAGGTTCCTTGTATTGGTACGCCAAAAGACATAGAGGCTATCATAGATGCCGGATACGCTGATAGGTTAAAAGAAACAATGTGGATGGTAGGGTATCTTGCAGTGAAAGAAAAACCAATAGCGATGATCCAGCCAACAGAGAAAGACGGGTGGTGCGTGTTCCGCCGGCCAGACGGTCTCTGCGAGCTGCATGACCGCGGACTAAAGCCGACCGAAGGAGTTCTGGCTTCCTGTAAGATGATTGAAGAAGACAATGTTCCAACATACGAAACGTCTGTACTTAGAGCAGTGGCTAATGAGTGGGTTAAGGTGGAGAACTTTGGAGATATAATGAGAGTCGTTTTTAAATTTTTGCATGAAAATGAACGTAGAAAACAAATTAGATAAAGTAGTTAAGATCCTAAAAGAAAAAGGATTTGTGGTATATAGAAAGGGCGGAAAGGAGCCGGGTGTATTTTACGCCAAAGAAGGTGACAGCCGGATAGGATTCGTTTATCCCAACAACGGATATATATATGATAGAATAAAAATGTGGTCTTTTTCAAGGATATATAAACCACATAAGAAAACCGGGTCTTCGTGTTTAATGAGCGTCAGCGACGAATTTACGATAGAAAATGCGATTAAGAACATAGAGGATAGACTGTGGGTGAATTACATAAAAGACGGTAACAGAAAACGACCAGAAGAATATAAAAATATAAGAGAATTTGTTGGTAGCTTCACTAAATTCTACAGCTCTGTAGAATTAGTTGAAGTAAAATAGTTTTCCATGTAAGTTAGTTACCGGCACTGGTCTGCGAAGATAGGTGCCGTTTTTTTATTCAAGAAAAGAGGACAAATATGGAGAAAAGAGACAAGAAGATGCCTTACGAGGTAGTCATACAGGAAAGAAAAAGAGTGGATTTGTACGGTAACGTAGTGTATTATATCCATTGGTTTGATGAATATGGGTACAATATCACAAACGAATGGAAATTCTGGAGCAAGGGTCCGAAAAAGAAATACGATAGAGTTAATCGTTATCTAACGGATAGTTGGTTGAAGGAATACTGTGGGAATAACGATTTAAAGATAAGGAGAATAAAGGAATGAAGCCAGGAAAGTATGTTATGGTAACAAACGAGTGTGGTGCCTTGGATGTTATAAAAGAAAAATTCGATAACATAAATATAGTGGAATATGGATCTGAATGAATTGTACAAAGAAATAGAAAAAGCAGAGGTTGATCTGAATGCAAAAAGATTAAAGTACATCAAAGAGGCATTAGTGGAGAACGGTGGAAGTATAAAGCTAAAATTCAAAGAATTTAAAGAGTTTAAAGAAACTAATGATGCGTTTGACTTCGATGATCAGTTTCCGGTGATAATAGAAATTGCTGGGATTCCTATGTATTTAACGGAAGTGTATGTCAAAAAAAACGATTTTCGTATAGTTCTGCTGGATTATGATGATATGACTTTAGGTGATTATGATAATACAGGGGAAAATGAACAGGTTGCTTATTTTATTAACTATTGTTTAAATCAAGACAAAGATGGGAAAGAGTAGAAAAGATTATGAGAAGTTTCTTAACTCCATATCTCCAGATAGAGACGATGAAACATGGATCATTGGAGGAAAGAACAGGTATTGCGGTAGAGAGAATTACGGCACTATGATCAAAAGGTATGATCCTATTGGTTTTAACGTAGGGTACAGGGAGTGGGCAGAACAGCCAGGGTAAGGTGGAGCCTGCCCTGCCATGAGGTCGGCCTGGCTGTCTGTGGCCAGGGTCGTATATTAGTCAGATAGTGAACAATGAAAACGATACAAATATTATGAATTTAGGCAATCATATACCTAAAATAATAGCTTATGACATTTAAAGAATTTATGAAAGAAGTAGGCTATGACCCAATGACTACCTTTTGGGAAGATTTCAGCATAGCCGACAAGTATGGTATAGCAGGTGTCAAGGATACCTACAAACGTGCATTCAGTGAATGGAAAGATGATTATAAGTTTTTCACGGAATTAACGCTTGTATTGAATCATAAAATCTGGCAACATTATGAAAGCAATCGTAAACTGGCTGCACTGTATGACCGGTTGTGGCGAGAAGCTGACGAGTATGCCATGAACAACTTTAAGGGAGAAGAACTTGATTATTATTACAGAATAACAGATTAATATTATGACAGCAGCAGAAAAATTAAGAACTATTTAAAATATAAAGACATGGAAGACGATCTTATTACAACAAAAGAAGTAGGTGATTATCGCATTAAAGTGTATTATTGCCGTGATTCAGAATGCCCTATAACTAATTGGGGTTTGTTTGGGTCATTCTTTTTTGAATACTCTGATATGCATCGATTGCATGATGAATGCAATTGGAAAACTTTCTTCTACGATAACAAGCATAATCTTAGAGATGTTATTGATGCTATTGTAATGAAGCATATAGAACAGAAAGACATTGTAAAATATTTAAAGAAAGGGGAAGCGAATGGGATCTCATTCACATACAACAGAGGTAGCAATGTATGGGAGTTGAAGCATAAGACAAGTCCATATATAGATCAAGAGTTTTCACCAAGTGATTTGACGGACTTTGATTGCAGAGGAGAATTAATAGAGGATCTGGATGACGAAGATTTGTTAGATATCATATCCAAATATGGAAAAGATGTGGTGGCTATAGAGTGGTCAACAAGGGGTTATAATCAAGGTGATTATATAAAAGGGATAGCATACGTTACAAAAGAAAAATATGATAATGAAGTCTGCGATAAAGAAGGAGACTGGAAAGAAGATTGTGCCAAAATTATAGATAATGAAGTAAAGTCCATAGGTATGTGGATGTGGGGAGATGTAAAAGGGTACGTTCTTGAAAAGAAGGTAGCATTTACCAAGAGATACAAAGACGAATCAAGAGAGGATGAAGATTGTGAAGAATGGGAAGAGGTTGATTCTTGCTGGGGATGTTACGAGGAGACAGATGAATTGATAAAGGAAGTTATGATAGAGAATGATTTAGAAGAATAGGTTATAATGGCTGATAGTGACGGACGCCACAGGAGACAGGTGGGAAAGTGCGAAGAGCTCCGGTTCAGGGGAGACGGGGCCTGCTTTGCGTGGCGTAAGGCTACAGTAGATGAAATTGTTGAACATTTTAAAAACAGATAATTATGGGATATATATGTACAAGATGTGGTGGAACAAATGTTGCTTGTGAAGCCATAGTAAATCCGAATACCGGAAAAATAATAGATTATTTTGATGGATCTTTTATGCATGCTATTTGCTCGAATTGTGAAAACGAGGTGATAATATCCAACATTGAAGAAGTCAAACATGAAATTGATTTAAGATTTCATGAATTTGTAGAAAGAACAGGGAAGGAGCCTGAATACGTAGAATGTCAGATTGTACGGAAAGAGACAGGAGATGAACAAAGAAAGACAATGAAACTATCATTGAGCATCAACGATGATGACAATGATGATGTTTTTTGTTACTGCAATGGGATAGAATCGTTTAAGCAACTTGCTGAATACGGAATGGGAGAATTTATCGTAACATTTTGTTGGAGTTTCTTTTAAGAAACATATTTAGTTATCATTTTTAATAACATATCTTATGAAAACACAAGAAGAATATGCCCGTGAGATTGACGAGATTGTTCTCCGGGATGTAGAGAGTTGCCAGGGTGATTGGTTTAATATCAATAAAGAGATATTCATGCAGCCAGAGAATAAGAACAAGGCATTTATTTTGGGAACCCGGAAGACCGGATGTGATTTAATTGTGCTGGGTGGCACTAATTGTGATGAAGGTAGTATGGATTGGCTTTTTGGGAGTCTTGGCAATGAAAATTTCTATGTATGTCAGCCAGCATCTTTCTATAAATCACAGCAAGAAATTGAGAAAGTGAATCCGCTATATGCTTTTAAGGTGGCTACTGCTTATTTCAGGGGACAGGGTTTGGTTCCGGTATTTGAAGATTGTCATTGCAGACTTATCATTTTGAGGTATGGGGGTGGGTTAGATGAGGATAATAATCCCATCACTGGAGGAGAATCAAAAAAATGGTTTTTGATGATGTGGATATAATAGAATGTGTATAAACGAAGGTAGCATGATAGAAATAATAAGATACAGGCTTCCGGTTTATTGGGCTTGCGCTCTGATAAATGATGATTATACCGGACTGTCTGAAGAAGAAATACAGGAAATAGATGCTTTTTTGAAAAAAGCAGAAGGTTATCCGGTAGATGTAGATTTGGGAACACAAGGGTTTTACCGTTGTAATGACGCAGGAACACTTCCCGGAGAGTGTGCAGATTTTATTTTTCATAAGTGTAATGATTAAACTAAAATAACATGGGAACTGCTAAGAGTATCCTTAAAAAGAGTGCTAATGATTGGCTTGGAACCAATCATGAATTATCCAAAAGCGAAGATAGTATCAAGCGTAAGCACGTACATGAATTAAAACGCATCTTTCAAATTTTATTGGATCATCAAGGATTAAAAGTGTTAGGGACCGTAAATGTGATTGTTGATGAAGTTTGCGGGGAAGGTACATGGATTAAGTATTCAGAAAGATCTGAAAGATGGAGAAAGGGTGAGGAAGAAAGAAAAAGAATAAAATTAGAGAGATTAAGAAAGGAAGAAGAAGCCCGTTACAAGGATTTTGATGAAAAACTGGAAGAGTGGAAGTCAGGAGAAATCAATTTCTTGAATACACCTTTCTATATTCCTGGTGAAAAACCTAACGCCTGGATTCGTATAAAAGGAAATATTATTGAGATAAGTAAACAGATAAAGATTGGAATAGCAGAAGCCAAAAAACTGTGGCGGGATGTGTCGGCAATGCACCGGGGCGCCGAGTTTCGGCACGGTCTGGTGGAGGACGTCACCGGTCACCAGTGGAGTCTAAATCGGTACGAAAACGATTTGCTAACCGCTGGATGTCATAGGATAGCATATAACGAAATGGAGAGAATAGCAAAACAACTGGGATGGGTGTAAGTAGTCCATCTTATTTTATTAATCACATAATTAAAAACAAGAAAAATATGAAAAATCTAATTATTGTTCCGTTTGATTTAGAAACGGCAAAAAAAATAAACATAGGGGAAATAGCAGGTCGTATTGTGACAGAGAAAGGACAAAATAGAGCAGAAATCGTATATGAAGACAATTCGTCAAATTGTCCGTTATTGGTTGTAATTCATTCGATTTCTGTATCGGCAGACTGGTTTTCTGCTACAGGAAAAGCACTTAGCAGCGCAAATCGACTCCTTCTTGAAGTTCCAGAATATACTACGTTTAAAGATGGAGAGGTGTTAAGTAATAAAGATGGTAGCTATATCTTTATTTTAAATACACATGGGAAATATTTAACGTCTTTTTATGCCTCTTTAAATCAAAAAGGTATTCTTAAAATAGAAGATGGTTTATCTGCTTGGGAAAATCAGATAGAAAAATACAGATTTGCCACTGAGTCCGAAAGACAAAAGTTGGTTGACGCATTAAAGGCAAGCAAAGAACCTAAAGCTAAAGAGTATCTGAAACGCTTCTTCGGGATTGAAGAAAAGCCGAAATATGATTTTAAGCCGTTTGACAAAGTGCTGGTAAGAGACGAGGACGATAAAGAATGGCATATCAGCTTGTTTGCAAGGGAAATTGTGGACGATTCTGATGGATTGTCTTATAAGCATGAATGTTCCAATGGAACATTATGGGACTGTTGCATTCCTTTTGAGGGCAATGAATATCTTTTAGGAACTGCTGAAAATCCAGAAGATTGACATACTCCCATGTTGTTTGAGAATGAAGAAGATTTCTTTTAATTCTTTTGGTAAAATGTTTCTTCATTTTATCAACTGAGATATATTTTCCAAACAGTTTGTAATACCTACGTTGTAGAGCTAAAGCATGATTCCACACAAAACAACATTCACGAAGTATCTTGACAAGATACTTCGTTTTCTTCGAATGATAGATGTTGTATTTGTATGAAATCATTTTTTTATCTGTAATTTTGATTCAAAATTAATCAAACCAATTCATCCACCTTCTAAAGTATGGTGGTTTTGTTGGTTAAATAATCATAAAACAAAATCACTTATAACAATGAGCTATTTTATATTAATGGGAAGAAGAATCCCAAAACAAGCCGTAACAGGCTTCAAGTTTCAAAATGAAACAGATAACATTCGTCCTTTCCTGTCAATCAGGATAAGAGGGAAGGAGGAAATTATACCCCTTAAAGATAAAAGAGAAATACTGTCCGTGAAAGCACATCTGTGCTCTGTCTTCTCCGGGTTTGTGAAAATAGGCGACTGGTATCTCAAGATGTCGGAAGTTAAGGAATATAAGCCGGTGACTGCCGAAGACATGAACCCCTACATCTTGTTTAAGACATCTAAGTTCGGAAATATAAAAGTTCGTTTTCCGAAAGATGAAGATATGAATGCGGAATTGTTGGTGCTAGATCAACTTTTTGACGTAGAATGAATTAGTAAGGTAATTATATACCTAAAATAATATAAAGAGATATGAGCAAATACAGAACAAAAGCCGGAATAGAATGCACGGAAGAAGAATGCAAGCTAATTGATTCATTTAAGAGGCTTGCCAAAAAATGGAAGAAAGATGGAAAACGATTGTGGATATATTCAGCAAGCGGAACATTACATGTAATGATGCATGGAGATACAAACTATAATCCTACACCGGAATTTACGCAATATGGAGGCAGTAACATTGAAAATAGTATAACCATCATTGATGGAATACCAAATGATGGCGGAGATTGGTAATAATATTCATTTTTAAAAGTTAGAGTTATGAAAAAAGATTTAACAGACAAAGAAAAAGAGGAAAGAATGAATTACCTTACCATCCATAAATGTAAAAACGAGGATGAACGTAAAGAGTTAAAAGAATTATGTGATTGGTATTTTAAGGATACCCCTACGTTAACTATGTCTTTTTCTTTAACAGAAGAAGATCTTTCGGGTAACAATGGAAGGGGACGTGGAGTTGTCGGCGGTAGTCGGAGCTGTGAAGCGTCAACACCTTAAGAAGAAAATTTGAAAGGTTATGACTGACAGAGAACTTCTTGAAGAAAACAATAAAATGTTAAAGGAAATTCTAAGTTTTGTGAGAAAAGTCGATTCTGTTGAATATAGGGATCATCAAGACTTTATGGAATTTCTTAGAAATGTGGCAGCCGATATATGGGTAGAATATACGGAGCCTGAACAAAGAAGTAAGTTGTTTAATTTAATAAATAAAGAAAAATGAAAACAATTTTTGATTTAAGCAGAGATGAGATTACGGCATTGACAGACGAAGACATAAGTCTGTATATAGACAAAGAGCTTGCTAATAAAGGTATTCCAATTGAAGCTAAAAACTGGAATATAAAGGACGAAAAAGAAGTCGCGTATCCAAGAACGGGAGTTCCAGTATTTATGTTAAAAGATATCGGCATCGGTTTTAGAACCATAGAAGGTGCAACTGAGGTGGCTAATTTGCTTGTCAAGTATAATGCATTTAAAACAGAATCAAAGTATCTAACAGGATCGTATGAACGGTTTTGGATCATAAAGGAGGGTGTTTGCCCGGCTGTTAAAGGAGAAACAGGATATAGCGAGAAAGAGTTTGATAAGATAGATGAGAAAAATAAAAACCCTGAATTGACAAGTATAAATACCTTCAATGACACCGTGAAAAAAGCCAATGAAATTAAAGACAGGGTATTGAAATACGTGTACAATATAAAACAAGAACGTTCATACAACAATGACCTGGTTGGTATCTTTGAAAGGTATAAAGATATAGCAGACGGTGACATGGAAGTAGCTATGAATTTTATTAAGGAGGCCTATCCATTCAATGAAGAAACAGAATCGTTTATCAGGAAAAAGTTTGACATGCCTATGCCGAACGAATCAAAAGAGCAGTAATTAAGCTAAATTAAATCATTTTGAATCTTTTTTATTATCAAAAGACATATCTTTGTCCAAAAAAAACAAACAGAATGGAAGAAAAAGAGATAAAAGAAGCTATGATTGAAGCCCTGACGCACTTAGAGGGGTGTAAGTATTTCGTGGCTACGATAGTAAACGAAGAGGAAAGAAGATTTGATATGAGCCTAAGAATGTCACAACATCAATTGGCATTAGTTATAAAAGGTATCTTATCTAATAATGAGATGATGATGATGGACGTTTTGCAATGGTGTTCTGAAAGATTTAAAAACAGTATAGAGAAAGGGAAAAATCAACTAATTAAATATTAATACAATGAATCGCTGGTTTGAAATTACGGTAAAAGCCGAGATTGATAATATCGAGAACGGCAAAAAAAAGAAAGTAACTGAAAAGTATTTGGTAGATGCCTTATCTTATACAGAGGCAGAATCAAGATCTTTAGAGATTTTCAAGGATTTATTTCAAGTGTTCGACATTGTTAAAATAAATCCTATTAAAGTGTCGGAAATCTTCTTCAACGGAGAAGCTGAGTACTGGTATAAGTGTAAGGTAAATTACATTACACTGGATGAAAAGAAAGGTAAAGAAAAGAAAACTCCATGCTATATGTATGTCCAGGCCGGCAATCCTAAGGATGCCGAAGCTGTGTTGACTAAAGGTATGCAGGGCACGTTAGGCGACTGGAATTGCGAAGCTATTGCTGAAACGAAGATCATTGACGTATTCAAATATGATCTTCAGAAGGGAGCTGAAAAATTAGGCGAGAAGAAGAGTGAAGAGTAAGGCTGATGTAGTTTCCAACATAGCGCTTGTTGTGGCGATAATATCATTGCTTTCAGCAGGCGCTTTCCTTCTGATAGTGATTAAGACAGACGAGGTATCTAAATTATTAATGAACGTACCTTATCTACTGGCTTCAGCGGGATTGTTCTTTTCAATAATATCATTATTATTCGAATGGAAAGCAAGGAAAAGAAGCTATACGTCTGCGAACGATGCGGACGAAAAGTGATGATAAGAAGTCATGGCTTATGCCAGGCTTGCAGGAGCAAAGAGTTGACTCCGAAGAAGAAAAACAGAATTACATCCATTAAAAACAGCAGCAAGAAGAAAAAGTTAGAGAGCCCGGATTTATCCGGGTTTTTTCGTCTTATGCTGGAAGAGTTAAATAACAGTCGGATGTCTATGACCGGTAAAGCTATTCATTTTCCTACAGTATGTAACGTATGTCACATACTTCCAAAAAGGATATATAAGTCGGTTGCTACTTGCAGGGATAATATAGTTTTCCTACATGAATCGGAGCATACGGTATTCGACATGTATCTTGACCGGATAGAATTTGATAAACTTGAAACAGAATTTCCTTTTGTGTGGAAATATGCGGTAAAGAAGGTACTGGATATGGAAAGCAGGGGAATGATTAAAGAAAGAGGTAGGTTGATTATTGAAATAATTGACAGATATAACCCCAAATAGTATTTGAGAAAGCAGCCACAGATATTGATGAGACTGTAACTGTGTTGTATTATGTTAAAGAGGAATTAATTGAGAAATTGCGATGATAGAACAGAAAATAAAAATATTGACAGATTTAGGGTTTGTACCTATGGTGGAGGGAAAAGGAAATACGTTGTTTAGAATGAACGATGTTGTGATGTCGGTGTCAGATCCTAATCAAACACCGGAGCAATTGAGAAAGGAAGTTATGTCTTTAATAAAAAACAAAGACATAGCAGAAAGAGGCGGACAGGTTCCAGTAGTTAAAGAGCCGGCGCCTGAGCCAGAGCAGGCCCAGAAGGAGGAACCGGAAGCTCCGGCGGAGGAAGCCGCTCCTAACCCTGGAGAAGAGGATTCGAATCCGTTTACAGAAAATCAGGAAACGTTAGAACCGTTTTATATCTGTGATGAGTTAAAGAAGATCGAGACTCCCAAATTCGTAAGATTGACATTAGACGGTAATCGTTTTTATGTAAGAAAGATGGACGATGGGACAGCCAAGATATACGCCTCGGTAACAACCATGATCAGAGACGGATTCGTAGATGACAAGACGGCTCTTCAAGAATGGAGACAGGAGATGAGGATGATTGGTCGCAATCCGGAAGAAGTATCAGAATATGATGCAGATAAAGGAACGATCATGCACTACCTATACGGATTGTACTTGACAGGTAGAGATATGGTCTTAAATCGAAGTTTTATAGTTAAGACAGTGCAAGAAGGCAAGCTGAAGATATCGAAAAAGAATCTTGACAAATTCTTTGGTAGCATAGATGATCTTGATGATATGATTGTCAGAGTTATGAAGTTTGCTAAGTTTTGTTCGGAGTATAAGGTTAAGCCGATGATGATTGAAAGAATATTATCATTAGAAGATTATTTGGTAGCTACGCCAATAGATGCGATGGTTAAAATGACATTCAAATACAAAGAAGAAGGTTATTTTGGAGCCGTGTATCAAAGGGCTACGGGGCAGTTCAAAAAAGGCGATCCGAAGAAGGAAGTGAGAGAAGTGGAGAAAGAAGAGATTGTTATCTTAGATTTTAAATCAGGTGACATACGAAATGAACACGCTTTTCAATTGGAGGCTGAAAGAAGAATGGTTAAAAACTGGTACGGAATTGATGCACGTATTATGAATTTTTCTCCAAAAAGCACGAACAGTAAAGGTTATACGCTAAAAGAATGGTCTGATAAAAATGCTGCTATGGAGAAAGCGGACTGCGTGTTTCAACAAGGTATGTTGAATCACCTTAGAAAAGATAAGAAGTTCAAAGTGAGAAAAGGAGTGCTGAATATCAATAAGCCGTACAATGAAGAGGATCATACGGTCGTGTATGATATTGCAGAGGAAATGTCTAAAAGATTCATAATATGAACGATATTGTTATTCCTGAAGGAGATTATATAGAAATCGTAAAACCGATATGCATCAATCCTTTTGGTGATTATTTTATTAACATCAAAAGGGGTTCGAGATTAAGATTATCGAAAGATTTGAAAATAGGAGATAAATATGCAATATGTGTACTTGCATCTTATGAGAAATATGGCAAGACCATCGAAATAATAATGCCTATATTGGTCAGAAATACAAGAAGAGTATGAAAAGAAAAATTAGAAGAACAGGAGAGATAATAGACGTAATCACCTTCAGCGGCTCAACTACAAGAAGCGACTGTGACAAAATACAGTTCTATGACAGAAACGGAAGTGTGATAAATGAGAGTTTAAATTATTATCTCGATACCCTTCCTGTGGATGATGAAAACAAAGATGTAGATTGGGAACAACGTAGATTCGATCTTGTTAAGGCTTATTCTATTGAGTTTATCAAAATGCAAAATAGAAAAGGTGAAATAGATTGCGGAGTATATGTACCAGATGTGGTGTCATGGTCTATAACTATAGCAGATAGAGTCATAGAGGCAATGAGAGGAGTTAAAAATGCTTGATTTCAGGAAATACGAAAACGTACCTCGGTTTCAACTTGACCGCAGGCCCGGAAGGAGCCGACTGAAGCTAACCTGCCCGGCTTGCGGAAAAAGCCGGTGCCTTACCCCTTATATTGATGTGGCAACAGGTCAGGTTGTTGGAAACGAGTTCGGAAGATGCGATCATGAACGGACTTGCGGTTACGATAAACGACCTACTGGTAAGGATGTAGGTGATAAAGATCTTTGGATTTCGGGAAACAAGTGTATAAGAGCTTATCGTCCTCCTGTAAATCCTGACGTTGTAAATTACATACCTTTTAGCGAGTTTGAGAGGACTGTAGTTCCAGACGATAGAAACACTGTATTTAGATTTTTATCGTCTCTATGGGGAAAAGAAAGGGTATCTGACGTGTTTAGAAGATATCATGTCGGAACAATGGATTTATGGGGATGGAAAGGGTGTTGTATATTCTGGCAGATAGATAAGGATTTTGTATGTAGAACTGGCAAGATCATGGACTTTTATATAAAGACCGACAGCCAGGGGAATGAGATTGATGTAAAAAGAGTGAAGGAAAAAGAAGGTGACAATGAGCGGCCTCATGTTATGTTTTATCACTCGTTGCATGCAAGAGACTTCTTGTTTAGACAATGCCTGTTTGGAGAACATCTTCTAAGCCAGTATCCAGATAAGGTAGTTAATTTGGTGGAGTCAGAAAAGACGGCTATTATATGCGCTGTAAATAAACCAGATGAGTTGTTTGTAGCTACCGGTGGGTTGCAGAACTTAAGACCGGAAGTGATAGATGTTTTAAAAGATAGAAAGACTGTAGCTTTTCCGGACAAAGGACAAGCATTTGACACATGGAGTAAAAAGATAGATGGGATGATGATGAAGTCAAGGATAAAAGTATCGGACTATCTTCAGAGTGTTGAGAATGTAGGGGACGGAGATGATGTGGCAGATTTGATAATTAATAACAAAGTAAAAGAGAAATATTATGAGCCTGGACGTTTATATTAAGAGCAAGAAGAAAGAAGAGGATCGTAAATGGGTTGCAAACATCACCCACAACATGAACAAGATGGCACAAAAAATATTCGTATCAGAAAACAAAGAAACACTATACGATTATGTTTGGAGACCGGAAGAATTGGGCAGGGAAATAGATACCAAAGAGATGGCGAAGATACTCACAAAAGGTATATATATTATGATCTCCAAGAGAAAGAGTCTTTTGAGATACGAACCGGAAAACGGATGGGGGTCTTATGATTCATTTCTTAAGTTTCTTATCGAATACAAAGAGGCATGTGAAGATAATCCAGGGTGTGTAATTGAAGCAAGTAGATAATATGGAAAATTATAAAAACACTTTAAACGAGGTAGTGGTGATCGAATCATCACCAGAAACGTATTTTGTTTACGCTATTCGTAATGCTATTCGTATCTCTAAATGTGCGTATCCTACAGCCAAGAAAGTAATTTTCAAAAGAGAGGACGTAGAGGTGGAGATCTCGGAAATGGAAACTGAAAGCAGTTTGTATGAAAAGTTTAAAGAGAAACAAAAGGATAGAGTATGGAACTCAATGTGCGGCAACAACGGATTTTAAGAGGCGAAATTTGCCCTTATTGCGGAAGAGAAACCGAGTTGGTCAATGCCGATAAAATATATAGCAGAAAAGGCTTAGGGATGGTTATGATGTGTAAACCATGCAACGCTTATGTCGGTGTTCATGAATCAGGGCCGAATAAGGGAAAAGCTAAAGGCCGGCTTGCGGGCCCATCACTGAGGTCTCTTAAAATAAGAGTCCATGCCGAACTTGACAGACTGTGGTCTACGCCGGAAGAGCGGGAAAGGATGTATAAAGATTTATCCGAATTTCTATCTATACCGGAAGAATACACACATATAGGTATGTTCGGCGAGAAGACGATGGGAAAAGTCTTTCAGTTCTGTCATGTAAACAAAGAACGATCAGGTTCGAGAATAGAATGGCATAAACTTGGAGATAAGTGCCCTAATAAAAACAATCAAATAGTGTCAGGCAGTAGCGCTTGCAGGGGATGTCCTGAGTATCTCCATGATGAGGAAGATGGGTATGTCTGGTGTGATCCTGATATGAGCTACGGCAGGTTGAAATAGGGCGCGAATTGTCTATCTTTGTGCTATTATTAATCAAAAAAAATATAAGCACATGGGTAGATCGACAGAGTACTACAGGACTCATCCCGAAGCCAGGAAGAAAAAGGCTAAAAAGGACAAGGAGATAAATGCCAGACCGGAACAGAAAGCCAAACGCCGGGAGCTTGGTCGTAAAAACTACGAAACGGACAAGAAGAAGGGCAAAAGCTGGAGGAAAGGCAAGGATTGTTCTCATACCAAGAACGGTCTTAGGTATAAATCAGTAAAAGCTAATAGGGGATCCAAATCGGATACGAAAGGTGACAAAAATGCAAGAGGAGATAGCAAATAGGATAGATATAAGAAGGATATTCAAAACCTCCAAACAGGTTATGGAGGAGGCGTATGAGAATATCTTGAAATACAGGCGGGGAGAACTTATCCCCGCTAAAACCGGATACGATTATATTGATGAGGCTTTGCTTGGAGGTATTTTCCCTCAGCATGCTATTGCCATAGGAGCCCGCCCGTCTGTAGGTAAATCGTATGTGGCCCAAAAGATATTGGAAAATGTGATGAATCCGATGATCAACCCGCAAGCAGAAGATTATTTTCTTGTCAATTGCGAGTTCGAAATGAATCCTCAAGATCTTCTTCTTCGCAGAATGAGCCAGGATATGAAAAAACGGGCTCCTGAAATATTAAGAAGGCAAGATTCTAATACAGTAGAAGAGATGAGGATGTTTGAAATCCTTCAAGGTGAAATCAGGAATAATATAATATACATCGATGCTCCGTGTACGGTAAAAGAGTTTGAGGCGGCTGTGTATCATATAGCTACCAAACACAAAGACAAACGTCTTATAATATTTAAAGTCGATCATATTGCTTTGATAAAAAGAATGGGATTGGATCCTAAGTCGGCTATAGATGATTTGGTGGCGGTTATGAACGAAGCTAAATTAGTATATAAAAACATATTTTTCCTCATCATATCCCAATTCAACAGAGAAATAGAAGGAAGGATAAAAAGCCCACAAGAGCAGCCTCCGCGTCTTTCTGATTTTTACCAATCTGATACGCTGGGTCAGTTATGTACGTTAATGATAGGTTTGCATAATCCTCGCAGATACGGGCTGGACAAGTATATGATATTTGGGAAAGATTGGTATCAGACTCTTGACCGGTTTAAAACTGAAAACAAAACATCATTCAGGACAGCCGGACTGGTGTTTCATCATATACTGAAGGTAAGGCAAGTTAGTATGGAAGAGCTTACTAATACAATCCACCCAGAGATACTGCCGGGGCATGGATGGATGTACGGGGAGGGAGGGACGAAGTTCGTGAACCCCAACCAGCCGCCGACGCCGCCCAAGCTCTATACTGTGGAAGATGTTACGGACAATCAGGAACAAGAACAAGAGACAAGAGAAGAACAGTCATTGTATTAAAAAAAAATAAGAACCATGAGACTAACAGTAGAAGAAAACGAATACCTGATAAGTAAGTTCCTTTTGGTTCTTACTGAGTTTGCAGGAGATGAAAGAGAGATGTTTTTAATCAACTCCATACATGATAAGGCGGTGGCGGATATGAATTATCGTCTTCCGTCTTTAATAAGCAGAGAACGTAAAAGACGAGTTATTGAGCTCCTTAAAGAAGGAACCAGAATAATCAAGGACTTTTCCGGATATGCAGGTGATATGGGTATGATTAACGAATACGATCGTTTAAAGAAAGAAATAGGAACCGTCCAAGACCAGCTTGGTGACGTAGAAGGTCAACTTCGGGCAGCAGGAGAAGTTATTAAAAAAGAACTTGATATGATTGCTGACCGAATCAAAGAAGACCTCCTCGACCGAGAGCTGGCTAAGAGTAATGCCGAGGCCGAAAGAAAAGCCAAAGTAGATCCGAGATATGAAGTAGCTTTAGGTGATTATAAGGAGATGCTGGAAGTGATTTTTACAACCAGAAACAAGTATTCTACGGTAGATTCTGTACATGACGATCTTCGACAGTCGGTATCTACCGGTAGAAATTCGATTATTAAAGAAGGGTACAACAGTTAAAAACAAGGAGGGGATATGGAAAAGAAGGAATTTAAAGTAGGAGAAGTATTTACTGCCGGACTTGTAAGATTAAAATGTGTGGAAGGTGATACATGCGATAGGTGTATATTCGAAAAATACAATTCTTGTTCATGTACAGACATAATTATTGGTCCATGTGAACATATTGATAGACAAGATAACAAGAATGTTATTTTTATTAAAGCTGATTAAGAATGTACATCAATTTCAGACAACTTGCAGCATCAGACATGACTCCTAATGATCTTGCCAATCTTCTTGCCATAAGACAGAAGGATTCGGTTATGATCGAAGCCATGCCAGAAGAAGATGCTGGGAGGTATATAGAGCTTGGCCTGGTTGAGAAATTAAAATCAGGCGTGATGAGATTGACCAACAAAGGAACGTCTTTTGTGAATTATATAGAGACACCGGAGATGACAGACGAGGTTCTGGAAACGTTGAAGATTATGATAGGAATGTACGAATCATATTCAAAAGACATAGGTGTCAGCAGAAAAGAAGCAGAATCCAGATTGTGTTGGTTTATGGGTAACACCTCATTCAAGAAAGAGGTCATACTTCAGGTAACGGAATCTTATATAGCAGAGTCAGGAGATTATACAATGAGCTTATGTAACTTCATATGGAAACCACCTTCTCAAGCTTTTTCAGTTCATATGAACCTTAAAAATTCAAAGCTCTTTGACTTAATAGCTGAAAAATTTAAGATCGCTACCAAGCCTTATTTGGAGCCTAAGAAGAATAAGGAAATGGATTGGTTGTTTGCCGTATCTAAATTGCCTACGCCGCCGGCTAAAGGCAATCCGGATTATTTATTTACCGGAAGTTCTGAAACAGACAAAGAGAGATTGAAAAACATAAAAACATACTTATTTAACAAAATTAGAAAGCAATGGAAAAAGTAAGAATCAGAAAGATAATAGAGGATATAATTATTACTCAGTTTCTTAATTCGGAAATAGATATAGTTCATGAAGAAGATGTGTCGTTTAAAGAACTTGGATTAGATTCTGTTGATCGGATTGAGCTTGATGTGATGGTGGAACAAAAATTCAATATTGTTATTATTGATTATGATATGGAGACCATCAAAGATATGACTGATCTTGTTTACAAAATACAAACAGAAGGATATGGGAAATGATATAATTTTATGCATGGCTTTAATAGCGTCATTTGCTTTTGTTATACAGTTTTTGTTGTCGATATTAGGATCTGATCTGGATACGGATATTGACATTAACAGCGCTTCTGATTTAAGCATGTCTTTGTCGGACATCATATCATTCAAGGGCATAACACATTTTATTCTTGGATATAGCTGGACCACATACTTTTCGGGTTCCCATTTAGTAGGGATCGTAATAGGGTCGTTTTTCTTTATCGTTTTGTTTTATGTATATAAGTTACTTCTTAAGTTAAAGCAAGAAATGGTGTACGAATGTCCGGAAGATTTAAATGGCAGAGAGGTGGAGATAGTGTTTAGATCAGGGAAGAATCATTATATGGTAAATATTTCGAAAAATGGAAGACAAGAGCAAATGAGAGTAAGATGCTTGTCTGGAAAAAATTACAAAAACGGTGACAAGGTGAATATAAAATACGAAGAAGGAGAATTAAGCATCTAATTTTTTTTATCAACAATTAAATTTTAAAAGTTATGACAACAATCATGTACGTGTCAGCTATTTTAGTTGTAGTGATTATTTTGACAATCATCGGAGTCTTATCAAGGTATCGTAGATGTAAGCCTAACCAAGTCTTGGTCGTTTATGGTAAGACAGGTGGGGAAAAGAAATCGGCGAAATTATATCATGGTGGAGCGGCATTCGTCTTGCCTATTATTCAAAGCTATGATATTTTGTCTATGGAGCCTATGCAAATAGATTGCAAGCTTACCGGTGCTTTGTCGTCTCAAAATATCAGAGTGGATGTACCTACTACTATTACAGTAGCAATCAGCACAAATCCTGAAATTATGCAGAATGCAGCAGAAAGGCTTTTGGGGATGGATACTGAATCTACTGAAAATCTTATTACGGATATTGTTTATGGCCAAATGCGTTTGATCATTGCTGAAATGACAATCGAAAAACTTAATTCTGACAGGGATGAGTTTTTGGATAAGGCAAGAAAGAACATTGATAACGAACTTAATAAGTTAGGCCTTTACCTCCTAAATATCAACATCAGTGACATCAGAGACGAAGCCGGCTATATCATGAATCTTGGCAAAGAAGCTGAAAGTAAGGCCCTGAACGAAGCACAGGCTAATATCGAAGAACAGGAAAAGCTGGGTGCTATTAAGATTGCTGTACAGCAGAAGGAAAAAGAAACGGCTGTGGCTAATACCAAAAAAGAACAAGAGATTCAAATTGCCTATACTGAAAAAGAAAAAGAAACGGTAGTAGCTGAAACAAAGAAAGAAAAAGAAGTAGCTTTGGCTTTAACCGATAAAGAAAAACAGATCGGTGTAGCTCAAGCCGATAGAGATAGGGCTGCGGCTATAGCAAAGACTTTGGCTGACAAGGAATCAGCGATCGCAAGATCTAAGGCGGAACTTGAAGTAAACAAAGCTGAAGCTGAAAGAATGGAAGAAGTCGGAAAGAATAAGGCTGAGGCTGATAAACAAGCAGCTATAGCAATCCAAGATTCCGAAGCTCAGATCAAGAAAGCTGAAGCTGAGAAAAACGCATCTGTGGGTTATAACAATGCCCAGAAAGAGGTTGCTATATCAGAATCAGAATTACAGGTTATCAAAGCTCAATCAGAAAAGAAGGCTGGAGAAGAGAGGGTTAAGTCGGAAGCGGCTGTAAAAACGGCAAAAGAGCTTGCTGATAAAGAAGTGGAAGAAGCTAAAGCTAAGAAGGTTCAAGCTGCGCTTAAAGCTGAAAAGATTGTGCCGGCTGAAACCCAGAAGGAAGAGGCTATCTTGCAAGCTGATGCTGAAGCTGAGAAGATCAAACGCCGGGCCGATGCTGAAGCAGCAGCCAATTTGGCAAAAGCAGAAGCCGAAGCAAAAGCTATTCAGATGAAGCTGGAAGCAGAAGCCGAAGGTAAGAAAAAGTCGTTGATGGCAGAAGCCGACGGATTTAAGGCTATGGTGGAAGCGGCAGAATCCAATCCTCAGATAGCCATCCAGTACAAGATGGTTAATCAGTGGAAAGAAATTGCTGGAGAACAGGTTAAGGCATTTGAGCACATTAACCTCGGAAATATCACGGTATTTGACGGCGGTCAGAACAGTACCGGTAATTTCCTTAACAATGTTGTTAAGACCGTCGCTCCGGCATTGGGAGTCATTGATCAGCTTCCGATTGCAGATACTTTAAAGAAGCTAAAAGGAGATGACAAAAAATAAATACAATGGCCCAAGGTTACACTTGGGCCTAATTGAAGAAATAAAAGCAGCATTTATAGATTTCATGCCAGCAGGAATAGTGATTTTTAGTGCTTTATTGATTAATATATTTTTAATATGGATTTTGGACAAGATTTAGAACCAGAAGAACTGACCAAGCATTATGATCAGTGTCATGGAATTGATTTTGAAACAGAAGAAGAGGAGGATGAAGAATATGACGGATGAAGAATTTGCATTAGATAATAAGAAAAAGGTTGTTGTAAGAAAAAGAATATCTTATTTAAACAAAGGTGATAAAGTATGGATCGTGTCTTCCGACGGGTATCTGCTACACACGGACGTAGTTAGAGCCGAACGCGGACGGTCTTATGTGGATATAGACGGGATTCTGTATTGGAAGCGAGGATTAGATGGCAAGCATCGTAATCGTAATAACTACATGCAGTTTGCCATGACACCAGAAGACGGTAAGAAGTATGTCGTATATTACCCGGAAGGATTTAAAGACAATGACTTATGATGGTCCCGGAAACGCATTTGCTATATAAGGAGTTTAATGGTGTGAAACGCCTTGCCATATCTTATTCCCAGATAGATACGTTTCTTACCTGTCCAATGAAATGGTATAAGACTTATGTGGAGGGCAAAAGGTCTACGGAAAAACAAGAAGCTACATCCTATGGTACGGTTATCCATAAGACACTGGAATACTTCTTCAAGAACGGAAGGCAGCCTTCTGGCAAAGACCTTGGAGAAGCAATAAGTTACTATGCTTACCAGGAGGACATACCTTGGCAATCACCGGAAAATATGATGATAGCCATGAAACAATCCGGGGAGCTTCTTGCCTGGATTGTAGATCTATTTAAAAAAGACGGCAATAGGTTTATGATAGCTGATAGTGATCTTAATCCCTGTGAGAAACTTATCAGACACGGTGCTATAGTTGGAGTCGAAGAAGATTTTGTGCTACCATACCGTCTTCCTAAGCCTGTTGATATAAATGGTGACGTTCATACTCATGTGTACATAGTAGGATCGGTGGATCTTCATCTGGCTATAAAAAGCAAGAACGTAGTTCACCATTATGTCATAGATTGGAAATCAGGAAATAAGGTTTTTGACTCTAAGAAGTTGGAAACGAATTTACAGCATCCTATATATTCGTTTTACATCTATAGAAAATATGGTGGAGTTCTGCCAGATATGAACATCTATTTCTTTACCAGAACCAGGCAGTACCAAAAGGTTAAAGTAGATGAAGAACGTAAAACAAAATCTATAGAAATGCTAAATGACACTTTATCTAAAATGTATGATTTTGAAGATAATAGTGTAAAATCATTTCAAGCGTACATCCAGGGAGCAGAAGGAGCCAGGTATAGCAAGCGGCGTGCCACCCTAAGCCAGCCTGTTTCGCAAAACAAGCTACCCTGCCCGTCAGCACTGTGTTATTATTGTGACTTTGGATTACATAACAAAAACGAATGCCCTTTCTCTTCGGATTGGGATCCGTCTAAAAAGATAAAGCGATGAAATACGAGGATGTTCAAAGGTTAAGAACAAAATACCGGCAAGATCCGGAAGTTATAAACGTAGAATACATGAGAGACGTTGCTGTAAGATGCGGGAATTTCAAGAAAGCATTTGAACTTCAGGAAAGACTGGAGGATATATGGTTTAACTACTTAAAAGAGGTGCAATGAAAGAAGCATTGATAGCAGGAGCAGCGGTCTTTTTATTATCATACTTGTTTATAACGACTCTTATAAAAATAAGCAGGGCAATAGATCGGTATAAGATGAAGAAGAAGACCGACAAAATAAAAGTCGGTCAAAGATACGAATACGAAGGCTACTTCATGGATCCATTTGAAAGAGGCAAGCATGTGATTAAGATATTAGAAACAAAGGAAGGGTTCGCTCTGTACGAGTATGGAAAAAGCCCAAGTTTATTATTTTCTATGGAGCTTGAAGATATTGTTAAAAGATATGTTTTAATTACTGATATAAAATAAGGGATTATGGAAAAGAAAGTCACAATCAAAGAAGGAATGGATATTTTTTACAAAAATGCAGGGAAAGGTATATGGGTCTATATTGGACTTTTTGGAAATAAAGTGCTATCCATTTTAAAAAACAAAGGTGTTATTGCATGTGAAAACGATGCTGAATATTGCGTGTTGATGGATGGAGAAGATCATTTTATAAGTATAGCAAAAGACATGAGTCACGACTATTGTTGTGAATACGTTGTAGAAAGAGCAGAAGCCTACAGAGACTACCCCTCCAAAGGTGCTACATGCAGTGTATGTCTGTTTGAAGATAATGAGAATAAAGCGAGAGAAATGCTAAAGGAGGCGATAATAGAACTTTCAAAAAATAATATAATAGATTGCGATGGGCTTTGAACTTAGACCTTACCAAAAAGAGGCAGTAGATGCCGGGCTTAAGTTTCTTACAGGAAGATCTAAGAAGCCTGGCATAATCGTAGCTCCATGCGGATGTCATGCAAAAGGATACGGAATACTCATGTATGACGGGACAATAAAGAAAGTGGAGGATATTGTAGTTGGAGATAGGGTAATGGGTGATGATGGAACCCCAAGAACTGTCCTGGAATTGCATAATGGAATAGATGACATGTATGAAATAAGACCTTTAAAAGGGAAGCCTTTTATCGTGAATAAAGGCCATATAATGTCAATGTATAGATTAAAAGATAAACGAAAAGATGGTCCATCTATAGAAGAAGTAAGCATCGGGGAGTATATAAAATTTGCTCCTTATCATAAGACGATTCTTAAGCTTAGAAGACCAAACGGTTTCGATTTTGAGGAATCTAAAAAGAATATGCCGTTAGATCCTTATTTTTTGGGATTGAGCCTTGGAGATGGCAGTATCACCTCCAGTCTTAGCATAACTACTCAACGACAAGAAATAGTAGAATATTTATATTCGTTTGTTAAGCAGTACAATATGTATATAAGAGTAGCAGAGAAGAAAGGAACTAACAATAAGTCAAAATCTTATTTTTTATCAAAAGGATGTGGAAGAGGTGGGAACCCTATAATAAATGCTATTAAAGATATAGGATTATACAATAGAAAATCTGGTGATAAATTTATACCAATACAATATCTTACATCAAATAAAGAAAACAGATATAAACTATTAGCTGGATTTCTTGACACAGATGCTTATTATAATAAATCAGGAAAAGGGTATGAGTATTGCAGTAAATCTGAAACAATGATGAAACAATTTGTTTTATTGTGTAGAAGTTTAGGATTGTTATGTTCAGGATACTCATGTAAACTTGTTGATGGTGTAAAATATTATAGAACTGGAATATATGGAAATTTAGAGAATATACCCGTAAGGGTTGGTATAAGAAAAGGAGCCAATAGGATAATAAATAAAAATCCATATGTTGTTGGCTTCAAGGTAGAATATGTAGGAAAAGGAGAATATTATGGTTTTACAACAGATGGGAACCATTTATATTTGGATGAGCAATGCTTTATTCATCATAATTCGGGAAAATCTTTAATAATATCCAAGATAGCACATGAAATAAATAGACCGACGTTAGTATTACAGCCCTCAAAAGAGATTCTGGAGCAGAATTATGCAAAGGCTGTATCATTCGGTTCTAAACCTACCATATATTCTGCTTCATGTGGTATAAAGGAGCTGTCGGCTATGACTTATGCAACATTAAAGAGCATAAAGAAAGATGTAGCGAAGTTGAAGGATATAGGGATAGATACCTTATTGATAGACGAATGTCATTCAGGATATTCCCCAGAAGAAGGTTCTGAATTTATGGAGTTTATGAGCAGGTTTCCAGAGGCGAAGGTGCTGGGCTTCACTGCCACGCCCTGCCGCCTCCGGACCTACAGCTCCATGCTGGAAGGGAACTATAGCAAGCTCAATATGCTGACGAAAGACGAACATAACTTCTTCAAGAAAATAGTTCATGTAACTCAAATACAAGAACTAACCTCTCAAGGGTTTTGGTGTCCACTTAAGTACGAACGATGGTCGTTTGATGAATCGGCTCTGATGTTAAACAGTACCGGGGCTGAATACACCAACGAATCTATTAAAGAAAGTATTGTAAGAAATGGCTTAAACAACTCTATCTACAAGCGCCTTCTTCAACTTATGAACGAACGTAAAGCCATTTTGGTTTGCATGGATTCTATTGAATCATGTAATAGAATATCAGAGTTCATGAATGCCAAGATGGGAGCCATAACCGGTGTCGTAACATCGCTAACAACCAAAAAGAAAAGAGAACAAATCATATCCGATTTCAAAGAAGGTAAGTTGAAGGTGGTTTTTAATTATTCAACGCTTGCTACCGGATTTGATTTTCCTGAACTTGATTGTGTGATGTTTGGTCGCCCAACTTTCTCATATTCAACGTATTACCAAATATTAGGCCGCGCCATCCGCATCCATCCTGACAAGAAAGAGGCACTGATAGTTGATTGCTGCGACAACATGAGGCGCTTCGGCCGAATAGAGGACTTGACAATCGAACAATTTCCTTCTAAGGGTTGGTGTATGTTTGCCGGCAATCAACTTCTGTCCAATATAAGGATGGGTGATATTATTACCAAAGACGAGATCCTTCGCCGGGCAGCCTCGCTTAAATCTGTGAATGGAGATGGTAGGAGAGAAGACGATCTTGACAGTATAATAATGTGGTTTGGAAAATATGAAGGAATTAGATTCAAGGATATACCAGTGTCGTATTTTAGGTTTTTGGCTGAGAATATGGCAGTAAAACCGGGAGATAGGAAAGAAAAGATTATCGAATATTATAATAGGATAAAGGCATGAACAACAAGAGAAGAAAAAAAATATTGGATGTTATTAACAACGTAAATAAGTATAAAACGGATTTTGAATACATCAAATCAAAGTTATCGGAGTTGAAGTACAACATAAATTCAGCCAAAGATGATGTTGATATGATTTTAGATGAAGAGACGGAGGCGAGAGATAATATACCGGAATCGTTACAAGACTCAGAAAGATATTGGGAATCAGATCAGGCTGTAACTGATATGGAGGAGGTGGTTGATGACATGGAAAGTATTATAAATGATATAGATGATGTGATTTCAACCATAGATGGGAGCATTAAAACCATAAATGGTTCTATTAAAGTAAATTTGGAAGGAGTAATATAAATGAAAACAAATGAATTAAGGGAAATACTTAAATTGTATGGTCTTCAACATGATGTTGTTATCAACAAAAGTTCAAGAAGGTATTCTATTATCTTAGATAATAACATAATAGGAACCAATCACGACAAAGAGAGGGTGGTTGTGTTCCGTCCTATACCGGAAGGGAAAAACACATTCTGCATGGAGCGAGATAGGTTCTACACGGAGTTTGAAGAAGCTTTTGATGATGTTGACATACTCCCATAGCTAAAGCAAATGGGATTCTTGGATACAAACGTATGGAACCCCGGTATTTCTACCGCTGGAATTACCCATACTCTCCAATTCGGAAATGCCCTTCCGAAGTATATTACGGGCTGCAAGAACATCACGGTCGTTGACCGCGCCGCACGACGGGCATACCCACGTGCGGTCGCGTAACGACAGACCTTTATTAATGCAGCCACATTCACAAGTTTTGGAAGAAGGATACCATTTATCATTTGTTCCCATCACTTTTAGTTAGATAAGTTTTCAGGCCAAAATCCAATCCGATAGATGCACCATCATGTGTCTTTCTATAAGAGTTTGAAGGATTATGATCTGTAACTATAATCAAACTAAAGCGGGAACAGGTTTCTTTAACTATTCTTATTTGTTTAACATTACCTTCGTAGACTCTACTGTATGAAAATCTAAATCGTTTCTTCCCTTTGTTAATTGTTAAACAATTACCATTCAGGGTAAAACCACCTTGTTTGAAAACAAAAGAATTGAATTTCTCCGGTGATTTAAACTTAGGAGGTCGTTTAGCCAACTTCTTAAAGAAACGATTATAAGATTCATCAAGACGTTCAAGTATTTCTTGTGTTGTTTGGGAATGAAGCAAGTTTCTTTTAATTCTTTTGGCAAAATACTTCTTCATTTTGCCAACTGAGATATATTTTCCAAACAGTTTGTAATACCTACGTTGTAGAGCTAACGCATGATTCCACACAAAACAACATTCACGAAGTATCTTGACAAGATACTTCGTTTTCTTCGAATGATAGATGTTGTATTTGTATGAAATCATTTTTTTATCTGTAATTTTGATTCAAAATTAATCAAACCAATTCATCCACCTTCTAAAGTATGGTGGTTTTGTTGGTTAAATAATCATAAAAAGGATGAAGATGAAAAAGGGTATGTCTATACCGTAAGAATAAAACAAAACAACGGAAGGGTTGTGCATGCTACTCTATTTTTTAAAGACAAGAAAGGCCCTACATTTGAAGATTTAAAGAAGGAGCTTGATGGCATGGGAGTTAAAAATGATAGTTATAGCAATAACGGCATAATTATCATTAACCGCATTATCATGAGCGGAGAAGAATTTGATCGCTTTGTAGGAGATGATGGGCGATATTATTAGACAGTTAATTAAAATAACGATAAAACAAAATAAAAGATGGACGATATTATTATTAAAAAAGGAACCGATGTAGTTCTTAACAGAGATCTTAATGTTCGTGAAGTAACAGTAGCCAGAAAAGGACTTAAGGTTGCATGTGAAAAGGATATCAAAAAAGGAGATACAGAAGTTACACTGTCATACGAAGGTCGTATGGAGTTCGATGTACCAGTTGAATATATATCTAAGAGTGATAATACTCTTTTTGAAAATAAAGAAAGTAAGTCGGTGAAGAATGACATCATAGACGACAAACTACGATGGGACTTGCTTCCAATGGAGGAGATTGAAGACATTGTAAGAGTCTATCATGCTGGTGCAAAGAAGTACGGACCCAATAAATGGCAGAACCTTGACAACGGGTTTGAACGGTATCGTGCTGCGGCTGCCAGACACCTAATGGAATACATGAAAGGGGAAAGAATAGACTCAGATACAGGAGCTTTTCATCTTGCACAATGTGCATGGAATTGTATAGCTATGCTGTGGTATGATAAGCACGGGAAAGGATTAATACCATTAAATAAGGAGGAAAAGAAATGACAAAAGAACAAATGATTCAACTGTTAGACACAGAGCTTGATGCAATGAACAAACATAGAAATAATATTGAAAGAATTAAAAAGGAATATTTCGATTCTGTTTATGGATTCAAGAAGGGAGATAAGGTAAGCGTTCTTTACAAACGTTCGAAAGAACCTCTTGTTGGTTTCTTCAAGAGCATTCAAATCATGAGTACTGGAACAGTTATATTTACAATCCAGGAAGTTAATAAAGAAGGAAGACCTGGAAGAGGATCTTATTTGGTGTATGAAGGCGATTTAAGCGAAATCAAAAAAGTAGAATAACATGATTAGAGCAAGATTTTACATTAGAAAGGATGACTGTAACAATGATTACCGTCCAGTCAAATGGTCTATAAAATATCCATATTGGTGTAGTGCAGAATCCAGTAATTCATTTGTATTGGTAGCGTATGCTGAAGATGAAGACAGCATAAAAGAACTGTGGCCGGAGGCGTATGATATTAATGTCTTAGAGAAAGATACCGAAATTAGATTCACATTAAGATTTCCTAAGCCGGAATGGTATGAATTATATGAAGAAATGTATGATACATTTGTGTGGATTACAGACACATGTCTGCAAGATGGTAAGATAAGAAAAGTAAAAGCTAAAATAGAAGATTATGATGGTACTTTATTAGCCGACACTCCTGGCCGGTTCACTCCTTATACAATAGGGTATCAAGCTTTTAAAAGTAAAGAAGAAGCTTTGAAATATGCAGAGGAACAGAGAACGGATTTAATTAAGCATCTTAAGTTGCAAATACACGAACTTGAAAATCTAAAATTTAAATGCGATGATTGAATAATTTGATTATTTTACAAATAACGATTACATTTACGATATAAATCATTCAAATGAGATTAGTTGAAAGGCATATAGTTAAAGACAACCGGTTTGAGGATATTTGCTTCAAATCCGGCTTGTTATATAATTATGTTCTTTACAACATTCGTCAAGGAATCTTTTCAGGTAACTATTTAAAGGAATTTGATTTATCAGACAAACTTTGCAAAGAAAACCAATTCGATTTCAGGAATTTACCTAATCATGTATCCCAACAGGTGATTAAACAGGTATTTAAAAACATAAAATCCTGGATAAAACTCAAGAAGGATTTTGAAAAGAATCCTTCTAAATACGGAAATCATAGACCTCACCTTCCATCATACAAACAAGGTAAGAAACAAAACATGGTTGTTTTCACCAACTGCAATTGTAGGGTAAAGGGTGATAATTGTATTTATTTTGTTAAAGATATAATCAAACCTATCAAAACAAATGTAAAGAAAGACGAACTAAAACAAGTTAGAATAATCCCTCAAGCTACATGTTATGTAGTAGAGGTAGTTTATGAAAGAAAGGAAACTGATCTTGGTTTAAACAAAGACAATTTTCTTTCGATTGATTTAGGATTGAATAATTTATGTTCATGTATTAGTAATGTAGAAACTAATTCTTTCATTATAAACGGACGGGTTATGAAATCAGTAAATCAGTGGTACAATAAGAAGAAAGCTAAGTTGATGTCTTTTGTTGGTAATAAGGGAACTTCAAATAGAATAAGAAAAATTACTTTGTTTAGAAATTGTTGGATAGAAGACAAATTGCATAAAATCAGTAGATACATTGTAGACTTTTGTAAATCTAACAATATAGGAACAATCATCATTGGATTAAACAAAGAATGGAAAAACGAGATAAATATCGGTAAAAGGAATAACCAACATTTTGTTTCTATTCCTCATTCTAAATTGATCGATAAGATTGTTTACAAAGCAAATCTTTTAGGGATAGAGGTAATTACTCATGAGGAATCTTACACATCAAAGATTGACCATCTTGCTTTTGAACCTCTAAAGAAACAAGAATCCTATTTAGGGAAAAGAAAGAAACGTGGATTATTCCAAAGTTCCGTTGGAAAGCTAATTAATGCTGATATTAATGGAGCTATAGGAATAGCAAGAAAAGTAGTCGGTGATTCTTTCATTGGAAAGATAATCGATAGTGGATTTGTGTTTAATCCGGTTAGAATAAATATTTTGTGATATAAGGTTGAATCTAATGAATAAAATGAATAATTTTAATAACATTAACTACGCAGCAAAAGCCAGAAAAGCTTATTTGATAAATAATTTCGATAAGATTCTTAACAGCCTCAACACGCTTCATTCAACGGTTGAAACCATGACGTTGTTCGTAAATGACCAGGCTTATAATTACATTCTTAAGCTGAAGGAAGTGATTAAGGGCGGCCCTATGTACAGGCATAATGTCAAACGATTTTTGAATGAGATGGATAAGGAGATAAAGAAGTATAATGCTTCTATCTACTACATAAATAAAGAGCGTAGTGAGGTTATAGCTGATATAACACAAGCGATGGAAGATTACCTCATGCCATACATAGACGACCTGGCCGGCGCTATAAGGGCAGCCGTGTGGTCGAGGGGTGTATCCGAGGAGCGGACGGAGGTGGCGGTACTGTCCCTAATCGTATCCTCCTTGGCCACGACATCAGGCAGACTTATCTCAGGTGGATATCAGATCATGAAAGAAATGGGTGGGGGTCAAGGTGGTAATCCATTTACGTTTATGAGCATTGATAAGATAAGACACTTATCTACATCATTATCTGATGCTATTACCGGTGGAGAAATAGCTCTTGAAGAAAAAGAAGCCAATGACATAACTAAGGCAATGGATGTTTTTATTGAGAAAATGTCAGATTCGTATATTGTTGATAAGGTGATCAGCATACTTGAAGAGGCAGAATCTAAAAACAAGGAGGAAGTATCATGAATTTAAAACTCGTATGTCCTAAGTGTGGTGCCAAGCACAATCCCAACTCTACACATTCAATGAATGCCTCGGATTTCATAGAAGGGGACATTAGGACCATTATGGAAGAACGTGGGTGGTGCTTTCAGTGCGCCTGCTGGCAGAATATATACAACGTACACAAAGACAATCCAGGATGGGTTAGAATCGATGGCGTAAGCTGGATTATCAAACCTATGGCAGCGATCGTACCAGGTGGATGGAATGCTCTTGGATGCGGAGGGAGAAAGATGTATATTAACATCGAAGGAAAGGGTATTGTTGTATCTAATAATACTTGGTGTCAGGGCTATGTTCCAAAAGTCTTTAAGGAACTGATGCCTGATAATGCTACGTGGGCTACGAAAGAGGAATACGATAAAGCTCCTACAGTAGGATACGTTATAGAAGGTGTTGGTTTGATTTTCACAGATAGGACAGGTCATGAAGTTAATGTTTAGGAATCTATTCCATACTCCTCTTAGAATAGTTGAAAGGAAATTAACTAATGGGGAAGTGGAATATTGATGCCAATATCAAAACATTTTTGGGAAATGGAAAAACAGGATAAAATACGATATGTTTGGCATGTGGTGTTATGCTGTTTTTTATTCATTCGAAGATGCGTATGAATTTAATTATGGTAAGAACAAAGAAGAAAAGGTAAAGGTAGTGGATTCTTGTTACAAGAAAAGATGGTAACTACAATAATCCCCGGCCATACAATAGGTGTACGGTTGGGGATTATTGTAATATATGATTAATAACCGTCTTATCTTTTATTATAATTCTACATAGGTGTCAATAGGAACAAAGCTGCCAATTGTACTTATCTTATATATTGAATGAATAAGGTGAGTACTTGGACTTAATTTCAGTTGAGGTACTTGATTGGATCCTTCTGTAATAAAGAAATAATAAAAAACGTCTCCAATCGTAAACTGTAACATAATATCACCTGTTACCGATCCTTCATTAAAGTAAGCCTGGATATATTGTCCAGAATTTGATATCGTACAATTTATAGGATTACCGCCCATCGTACATACCTTGCTATTATTAATTTCATCTAAAACATAGGAAGCCGCCATAGTTGCTCCATTAGATCGGTATCTACAACCAAGAATAGGTACAGGATTTCGCCATGTGGTTGTAGGGGCCGAAATCGAACAAGCAAAAACAGGGATCTTGCCGCCAGCAACTGTATTAATATTTTCAAATCTTCTTCTCATAATTTTATAAAATTAATTCAGTAAAAGGACGGACATAATGTGAACTACCCCTTGAACCTGTATCCAAATGATCTCCTTGGATGTTTATATCATAATACCACGAATAGGAAAATTTTTCATTTCGAGTGGATGTCCACATTCTATTACTCATTATCGTACCTCCTACCATTAAAAGGCATTCGTTTATTTCATTAGCATACAATGATATCAAAAAAAAACTCTCCGGCGCCACCTACATATCCATTTTGACCATTTTTAAATAAATAGCTATTAGCTTTATTAAAAGCGTAATCTGTATTACTGGTATCATATTCAAGATACGCATTCTGATTTTCACGCCCCCAATAATCCTTTTTAATAGTTCCCATATGAGAACTATCTTGTGCAAATATATTGTCTATTTCTCCATCCTTACCCCAACGAAATGTGCCAATATATTCGGTGGCTATAACAAAACACACTTTATCTACAAGAGCTATTCCATTGCATAGATCATTGGAATATCCTTTATTAGACCAATTTTCTTTTGTATATAATCCTCCATCTACATGTTGGATGTATATGCCTTTATTGATTATAAGCGAGGGATTTACCCCCATCCCTATTTGAAATCTTCGTCTCATGATTTTTGTTTGCAAGATAGCAATAATTGACAACATAAAAGAAACCGGTTCTCTATCATCTCTGACTGAGAACCGGTAAGAAAACAATTTTAGAAAAAATTAAACCTACATAATCTTTCAAGTAAGAACAAAAACGTATAGTCTACTCTTTGACGATGCTAATATAACATATTGGAATCATACAAAAACAATGCAAGTCCGGTATTCTTCGTCTATTTGTAACTAACATCATCGTCTCCTTCCGAATCAGGAGTAGCGCCGATGAAGAACATCATTGACTTGTTGTTCGTCTGCTGCCACCAATTATAGGCGCGCGCTACGTCTTCCGGCGTCTTGATATTATACCATTGTTTGATAAACGTCTGTTTGGCGAGTTGCCTAAATAACTTAGACTCTCCTTTGTATGTGCCGGATGTTACTTTATCAAGTGAGTAATTCCTAAGATCAGTAAGATCCTTCAACTTCCGCCCCATGACAAACGGGTCGTTAATGATATCTACCACGTTAAGCTCCATAATAAACGGCATCTGTGAAGCTATTTCGTTTATGGTTCTGAATCCGACATAGGATCCAAATTGAGTAAGCCAACTTTCTTCGTTTTCATCATCATCACGCCATCCGGCAAGAAGCATAGATACGGCTTGCATGATAAGAAACGTGCCGGCATAGACACTGAGGCGTTTGAGATTAGTTTTTTCTACCTCATTCATATTGTCTTTATTTTCGTTCCAGGCATCTATGATGTTTTTCATACCAGACTCGGAAGCCAGGCTAAATGTTTTGGCTATCATATTCTTTAACGTAATTGACAACCCTTCCTCTTCTTGCATTGTCTGGAAATTGAAGCCACGTCTTTTCCACAGACGTTGAGCTGCCAGCACCAGCCAGCCTCGGTGGGCGGTCATGAACCTGGCTATCCAGTTGCGCGATGCGGCAGTTCGGTTTTCTTCATTCAAAGATCCGTTACATATCTGCGACAAGCTACGGACTTGATTCCTGGTTATAGCCATCTGGGTTTCAACTTCCTCAACAGTAACACCCGATCCCGGCTTTACAACCACCTTTCCATCCACGACGTCTACCATACTCCATAAAGTACGATCTTTTAATGCGTTCCATTCTCTTTTTATGGTACTCTGTTCTTTATTGCGTTCTTTTTCCATCTTGAAATCTTGGAACGTGTAGAACCGGCCTTTGTAATAACGAACATTGTCCATAGTAGCAATCATAACCTGCGGATCAAGAGGGTAGTTCAGGATTTCCATAAAAGCATACATCGGTGAACGCATTAAGGTCCTGGCCACTCTATTGTATCCGGCACCATACATACGATTTCGGATATTGAATATCCCCATTCTCTCACCTATGACATATAATTTGCTTTTCCTATCTATGTCTCCGGTTTCTGCTATACAAGATGGCGCAAGGCGTGAAAACTCAGCCGATGCGTATCTAAGGGAATCTTTACTTATATACTGTCCTACGGCAGATTCCATGATGAGGTTGATGTGGCCGGTAAGGGCGCCGGTAGCTGCCACAAACGGGGACAGCGCCAGGTTCATGACCGACATAAATCTTTCAACGGCCATCATTATCCTGGTAAGGTCTACTGTGTACCCACCGATGTTTACCGTCAGTTTTTTGGTGTTCATTCTAATGCCATAATAATGGTCATTGAAGAAGTCTCTAAACATCTGATATGCTTGAGTTGCTTCAGCTTTCTTCCCGCCTTCAAATTGCTTATTCAGCAACATCTGCTCCAGCCCTTGTGCAAGCTCTATAGATTTCTGCTTTTCGTTGTATAATGATGACTGCATCATAAGCATCGAATAAGAGTAGCCAAAATCGTGAGATACGTCATCTTGGTTCTCTAATTCATATATGTAGTATTTAGGTATGGACCGAACCCTATCTTCCGGATCATATACCTCACCCTGGCGTGTTTTACCATACAGGGAGTCATCTACGCGGTCAAGACATAAATCGGATACGAAGTTCCTGACCGTACTTTTAAGGCTGATACCCAATCCTTCTACACGTTCTATATCTTGTTTGGATATCTGTGGAATAGCATACAGATTAGGGCTCTGCTCTTTATATAGATCAAGGGATTGTCTTTTTATTTCCTTGAGTTTTTGAATCATATTCCACTGCTCTACGTTTTTAGTAGCGACCTCATTACCATCAGCATCATACTTAATGCCGAAGTCGTTGAAATACGATTCATCACGATACAGGCTCTTCTTGGGCATACGATGACCATACCCATGATCTTTTACATAATCAGGGTTACGACCGCTATTTTCGGCCTCAGATTCAGCCACCCACGCTCTTGCAGGGTCGAAAGAAAGGTACGATATGTCCATACCATAATCTTGTGTGGAAGTCCCATTCTGTACGTCCTTAACCATCTGCGCTACATCTATCTCACCTCGACCGATTTTGTCGATCATAGCCGCATATCCGGTAGGCGCCATGCGTTTATAGTACGAAAAGACCTGGCTCCTGGCAAATTCATTAACAATAGCATTAGCTTCTTCTATGCCCGCTTTTATGTCAGCTTCTATACCCTCTTCCCTTGTATTATTTAAAAATAAGCTGGCCATCTTAGCATTAACAGCATTCCTAAAATCTCTACCGTCTAATTCTTTGCTTATACCAAGCTTTTCTGACAGGTAGTTGGTTTCAGATACGGTAAACAGATATCGGTTATCAGCAGCCTTAAACAGCTTATCCCTTAAAGCCTGAATCCTTTTTGCTTTCTTCGCCGTAGTATGACGTTGTACGAACTTCCATTCCACTTCCTTAGAGTCAGCAAGAGCATTTAAATAAGACTGATTGACTTCGTTTTCAGCCTTACTGCTTTTAGTAAGGTATTTATCAATATCTTCAAGACCCACCATCTTAGCATAATCTATCAAAATAGCGTAATCGGTTTCAATAGCTTCGGATGCGGCCCTAAAAGCATCTCTTTCAGATGAGGTAAATGTCGCTTCATTGATTTCTCCGATGTCAGCCACGTCACGGTTGTTGCCGATTATTTCCTTGATAATGGCCTTATTTTTTTCTATATCTTTTACAATGGAATCCACGTCAGTCGCATCTCTATCACTTGTCGTAGAACTAATGATGTCTTGTGCCATTTTGAGATACGAAGCCTTGTTATTTGATTCGGTACGTGCCGACTGTTCCGATTCTATGTCATTCCAAAACCGATCGTTAAATGACAGGTGCCCTCCCAACATAAGTGTCTTCAGCGCAGCTTCTCCTCCTGACTCGATTTGAATCGTTCTCAATTTTTGTAAAAACGATTCTGATACGGCATTAGTGACATTATTTGATTCTTTTCTCCAAACTTCATTTATGGCTTGTATTTCTTTAGCCATCTTAAGCTGGTCTCCGGTTTTTTCAACACGTCTGGTACCAACATATATGTATTCCGAAGCTGCTTCCTTACGTTGTTTACGAAGCAGTCCTTCTTCTTCGTAGTTACTACTCTTATAGTAGGCAACCTCATCAAAATTACCACCGCTATCAATAAAAGGCTGCCTCAATATCCGTTTTTGCCGGGAAAGAGCATTAAGGTATTCTTTAGTTGTTTGAGAAACCGGATGCCCTAATTCTTCTTCGGCCTTTTTGTATATGGATTCCATTCTTGTGGCATAACTTTCACTAAATTCCAATTCTGAATTTTCAGCATCCCACTTTTCCATCTGCTCCGTATAGATCTTTTCCTGCTCGATGGTAAAAATATCGGTATTAACCCTATCGGACGATGGTTTAAATTTAGCGTTTTCAGTAACCGTATTTCCGTCCTTGTCAACTACTTCTCTTTTAAATACGTAATTACGATTATTATCAACCACATCATTGATTTCTTCTTCTGATATTTCTATGTTCATGGCAGTCGCGAACGCACGCATCTGTGCCAGTTTCTTATTACGATCGTATTTAGCCATATCAAGAGCACTACGAAGGTAATTAGAAGTTTTGCCGTCTACTTTCTGAAGCAGTTTTTCAAATTCAGATTTGTTAAAACCATGCTTTTTAGCATATGCCAGGAAGTCGGATATGGCGGGCTGGGCATTCACCATCGCATTGTAATTGTCTTTGGCAATCATAGCTCCAAGAGCGTTATTGAACGGACTGGAAGAATGCTCTAATATACCGAACCACCTACTTATCCAAGAAACATCGTGTTGAACCTTGTCAAAAAATTCTTTTACTCTCTTTACCTTATCTGCCGGCACATGAAGTTCGTTCATTAACTTATCAAGCAACGTACTTTCATCAAGGTCTTGTACTGATTTAATATCAGACTGAATACCATTGATGTCGGCAATGACGGTATTGATCCTATTTGTATAATCCTGCTTTTCACGTTCATCAAATTCGGTACTTCTGTTACGGATATATCCTCGAAGATCGTTCATGATCGGAAGAACCTGATTGTTGATAATATCTACGTTCTTTCGATCATTGGTATTGAAGTGAAGCTTACCATCTTTGGTATCACCATGAAGGATGGTGTTCACCACATTGCTTAAGTATCTGACCTGAGCTTCGGCTGTAGAGATCATGCTATTCATGGCAGCCGCCATCTCATTCTTGTCTATTTCGGTCTCTACCTTATTTATCTTATCTTCTATAGTCTTAAGCTGAGCAAGGGTCATAGACGTAGTTACAGCCCTATCAGAGCTTATCTGACGCAAGTCTCTTAAGGTTTTTCTCAATGCCCGGATCTTAGACTCAAGAAACTTGTTCTTGTTCATAGAAGAAAGGGAGTATAATGTAAAGTCATTATCCTTTAACAGAGAGGTATCAAATCCTTTATCTATGTCAGTAATGGCAAGATCACGAATGCTTTTAATAACGTTATTCAAATCTTGTCTTTGGGTTGATAAAGCTGATTTAAGCCAGCTTACGATTCCAGAGAGAAGCTGCCGGACGCGCCCCAGGAAGGAGGTGGGCTCTACCGGCGCCTGTGCTGTTCCGGTCTGCATCTCCCTGGCGAGGATCTTTCCAAGAATTTCTCTCCTAACAGCATTATCAAGCTCAGCTCCTTCATATACCTTACCGTATGTATTATAATACTGACCTGCATACTGGTTCCACTCTTCCGTACCTTCTACATCTTGCAGAACAGCCTCAACAGCATTCTGATCTCTGTATGCCTCTACAAGGAAGTGGGCTGTTTCTTCTACTAAATCAGATAAAGTAGCATCTTCACCAACTGCTATTACGTTATTGGCAATATCCGCCAATGCCTTAGCAGAAGGTTCATGCCCGTATTTGGTTTGGTACTTCTCTATATAGTCGGTCATACCTATGACACTAACGCCAAGAGTTTTCAGTATCTCGACAATAGAATTTCGTTGATCACGTTCCTGCCTGCTATAATCTGATACGATCTTAGCTTTAGTATCAGCATAAAGATCGTTGTCTTCTAATATGAATGAAACTACAAGCGCATCAAAATGATCGTACTTGGCGTCCAATTCATTGTATCTTCCTGACTTAAGATCGTTCTTTATCTGCTCTTTGCTAACCCTTTCCGTTCCTCCGGTAGCGAGCCTCATAGTTACCTTGCTATTATCCAACGAGCTTATGGTTATCATACCTTGGTCGTTCATGGAAACATCGGAACCAAAATGATTACGGAGCTCGGTGTAGGATAATGCTGAATTGAAAAGTCTAATTTGTCCTGTATGTCCTTCTCCTGTAAGATAATAGCTTCTTGTTTCCGAATCGAATATCTTAGATCCTGACAAAAGACCTTTCTTTATAAGGTAGTTAATTATCCCGCCTTTTGTTGATAAAGAAGTAGAAGCAGACGCGGTCATGACCGGTATAAAAGACTTGGGATTATTAAGAACATACTTTCCAGCCTTGTATGTAATGTCTGCCACGCCATCCACGGTAGATTCTTGAACGGTGCCGGATAAGAATCCTATTCTAATATCATTCCCACCAGAACGAAGAGCTTCTCCGTAATCTTCAAATAATTGACTACGATCGTTCATAAAAAACAAACGAGGCTCTCCGGTCTGATACGTTACACCCACAGGATTAGGATCTGCCTCCGGTAGCTCTTCTGGGCTAAATATCTTAAGACCGTCTTTTATAACCATATAATTAGCATCCTTATCCTGTACCATAGATACGGGAGTGAAGTCCGAAGATATAGCATCTTGTAGATACTGACCGGCGTCTATTCCAGGTCCTTCCAGCACGGAAATGCTTGACGGAACCATAGCATCCACCAACATAATATTATCACCCAGATCTTGGCTGTAGAATCCAAAGCCCGATTCTTGAATCCCATAAGGTGCATCTGATTTTGACACAAGAACAGGGTTACTCATCTTAGACGCCTTATCCAGCACCCTTTCTCTATAGGATTCCGGAATAAGGCCGATGTTGGATTTTACCTTATTATAAGCCTGTTTATTAACAGGTACATTCCTTCTCCAGTCACCAAAAGCCTTTAAGAACTTATTAGAAAATACGGTTTTAAAAACAGTAGTAGCCCGTTCCCTATTCTCCATAAGAGGAATAGATGCTATTTTATCAAACAACATAGACCTGTCCCCTGATCTGGTAGAGACAGAAACAACTTTCTTTTTATTATCTCTTTTAATAATACACGTTGATGTCATAGTAAAACATTTTTGTTATAAGACAAAGGTAGTTAAAAATCAAGCATATCATAAAAAATTAAGCCATCTAACTTCTCAGTCTGATGGCTTAAAAATAATATGAAAAAAAATTATAATCTGACGTAAATCGTCAAGTTACGCTTATGCATTATATTTGTACCCATTTCTATGAATAAACCTTCCAGATTCGAACCTTTCCACATCATCCGGTCCAATAGGTCCGCAGTCTTCCCTCCTTGCCTCATACCACAGCCCCGGCTTACGGAGCCGGCAGGTTATGACGTATTTAAAGCAGTTGTGAGTAAAATGGAATACGGATCCTACTGGGAAATACCTGGTAGTTTGAAACACTATTCTTTTTCGTTTAGTATCAAACGTGATATCTCCTACTACCTTAGTCACGTAATAGCTTATGCCATTTAACGTTTCATCTGTCTGCGGTATCCAATAATAACCTCGTGCCATGCCACAAATATATGAAAAAGTCGGATAACTTACGTACCCGACTTTATTATTTGTTTAAATAGTCCAATTTCATCTATTTTTACATGACCGCTTTGCATACGACCATTATTAGGATTGTGTAGAAAATTGAAACCACTTTCTTTTTCCTGTCTTTCAAAAGAACTGATATCCTTTCCTCTACGAGCTCTTCCAAAAGCTTTCTTGAACAACTTTCCTCTGAAGGTCTTGATGAGGATCTTGGTAGCGTTATTGCCAGCTCTTACCATCGCTTTCCTTGCCTGGTCCTCCGAGACAAAACTACTTTGGAAAATATACGATGCTGCTGCTTGTATGTCCTGCTTGGTAATCATATGTTGACATACTCCCATAGCTAAAGCAAATGGGATTCTTGGATACAAGCGCAAGAAACCCCGATATTACTATCGCTGGAATTACTCTTGCTCTCCAATTTGGAAATGCCCTTCCGAAGTATATTACGGGCTGCAAATACTTTTTAAAACAAACCAGGGCCCGCATCACTGCGAACCCTGATCTACGCTAATCTAAACTAATACCATGAAAAACTTAAATCTAAAAACTAAAGAACACACAAATGTATGAAAATGTATGGTTTTCACAAAGAATCTGTATCCTGTTCTTTTGTGTGATTCAAGACATGGGATATAGTTCTGATACTTAATCCGGTTTGATTTTGTATCAGATTATAAATATAGGATTTTGAAACTACAGTTCTTAATTGACCTAAATCATTCATAATGTTTTTATACATAAGATGAATGCTGTTATTACGTTTGATGGTACTGATTCTCATTTCCTACTGTTATTAGTTACGTTCGGTTCTTACTTTTTCCTTATTCCCATAATCCCTTCCTGAAACTAATATTGCAAACTTAACAAAAATAATCCATAAACAATGAAAATCTAACTTTTCTTATATGTCATTGATATACGTGCATATATAAGAAAAGTGAGACTTTCACAAGCTTCACTTCCCAAATTATAACTATGAAAAAACTATATATATGTATATAAAAATTACCTGCATTCCAATTTGTTAAGATCATCCAATTCAGACTTGCTTACGGTCATGTCTTGCGTCAAGCCAGATCTGTTTTGGTATGGAGCGTAATCGGTTTCTACCGTCTTAGCCTTCTGAGTAGAATCGTATTTCACCTCTGATTCGGTTCCTGTCAGATTTTGGTAGATAGAGCCGGAACTACTCTCGCTTACTTTAGACCATATCTTATTACCTACTCTTATAAAATTATCATAAATACCTTCGGCTGTTATAACACCATCTTGCTCTACGATATTAGGGCCCGATTTTTCTTTTAACAAATACGGGTGCCTGGTGTAAAAATAGTGTTCAAAATCATTCCCGGCATACGAAGGGTCATACTTCTCCAAATAAAACAATTCTGATAAAGAAGGGTCGGTACTGGTCATGCTATAATCAAACAACATCAACCTGTCTTTTCCAGATAAAGATAATTCTATTGATTTCAAAATATCAGGATCATCAGAAATAAGGCCCAAAGATGGACCAGGTTTGAAGTCAAGATACTTATAGGCATTATCATATAATTTTGTTTTATGGAGTTTGTTGTCAAGGTAAGATTGGTATAAATCGAATAAGGATAATGGGTTTTCGCTATCTTGTTTTTTGTTCATGTATCGACTATACTCCCGATCCACATCCACGTAAGGAACGTCAAGTACCTCCGGGTGCCCAAACGCCATCCTGGTCATTATCATGTCCTCTGTGTTCTGAGAATCCATGAACGATCTGACGTATTTTTTAATGGAATCCATGAGCGTATTATTATCTACGTTCCGTACTTTCTCTTTATCCAAAACGCCGTTCTTAAAACAAGATTCAGGATATATTTTAGTAGAAAAATGAGTTAGGTTGTGCTTGGCTAACACTGTTGATATTTGATACATCTCGTTAAGATCATCTTTGCTGATCCTTTGATATAGATTATCTCCTACCTTAAGCAATGAATGTTTCTCAAACGCTTCTACTGGGTCTATATCGGATTCAGAATAAACGATATTCAAATTATCCATATACTCCGGTAATAATCCAAAATAATAATCTGTGCTATCACCAAGAACATCATCTATAGAAGATGCCAGCGTTGGAGCATAATTTACATCATTATGCCTGGCCACATAAATATCAAGATCCAGCATCAAATTATCTATCTTATTCAAAGATTCTTCTGTGCCATCATAAGTTTCCGATGTCCCTATTATATCTATGCCAAACCACGTACAAGCCTCTTCTATATCCCATATCATGCTTCTTAAATCAGATTCGGTGTCGGCATTAGCCCTATGTAAATAAGCTGATATACGAGCTCTTAGGAACTCTATTTTGCCAGGATTGTAATAAGACAGATCTTGTAGCTTAGATAAGGATCTTCTCTTGCCTTCCACCACATCATCCCCTTCTATGTTTATTACCGGAATCTTATTCGTAGATGAGAACTCATCAAACATAGATTCGGCAAATTCTTTATCAGAAACGAATTTCTCAACCAGTTCAGGATATGAATTTCTCAACAATTCAAAAGCAGATGAAAATTCAGAAAAGTTTTTTATGCCGGCTACTGTTTTACGCATAGCATAATAAAGCTCAGAAGGATTATATGGTACTTTTTTACCAAATTGGTTAAACACTCCCTCCTTGTAAACAATAGGACCATACTGATAGTCAACAGACATAAAATAATTATCCTTTTCCCTATCATGTTCGTTAATAGAACAATCTATTAACTTTCTCATGGAAGTCGAAACCTCATTTAAAACAGAAGGATCGGATAAAATACGACTTATCTCTGTTTCATCATACAAACCGGATCTCCTTAATTTCTGCTCATTCAGTATCAAACTGCCATCTACATAAAAATCGAAGAGAATAGCATTAGACAATGAAGACGCATTGAAAAAATAATGAGTAGACAAAAGGAAATCCCTTACATCCTTAATGTCCTGAGCCGTTAAAGGATCAGCAAAATAAGTCTGACGCTTCATATACGACAGCACGTCTTCTAAAAGAGGTTCACCATTGGGATCGGTATTAAACATCTCCCCTGGAGCCGGGTTATTCCAATGACCATAATACGACAAAAAACCAGGAGTGTAAGCCTTAGCCCATACCTGAAGAGCCCGCTCGCTGTTTCCTAATACTTTCAAAGCACTTTCGTAAAGAACGGAAGGCTCCCCGTTAGGAGCCTTAACCCGTTTTATTTCATTTTCCTTTTTTTCTATCTGACATTTGACACCCATTGTAATTAACTTTTTTGCAAAGTTAATTATAAAACCGACTTATACAATGACGGATCCCAAATTCCTTCTATATAAATCTCCGGAAAACTCAAACTGCCATCACGAAGAGTGGTGACTTCCAAGCTGGGAATGTTGAAAACAGTACTGGTATCACCAAACTCACCATTCAACTTGATAGCATTTCCGCTGTTATTAGCCTCATAATAAAAATAACAATAATTTTCATTAATGCTTGGATCATATTCGTACCAATATGTTAGATCTTGTATATGATCTTCTATGTTACCAATTTTGTTTTCACCTAATATAAAAATACCATTATTGCTATGATTATAAACCATAGATTCATAACCACCATAATTCCAATTACTATTAAACATTATGTAACTAACATCAGAATCATGATCTTTTAATACAGGTCCTATATGTATATGAATTTTATTAAACTGACATACATAAGGTCTTTTTCCTCCAAGCCTTTTTATATCTTCATTGGATAACTTATTATAACATCCTCCCACGAAATTATCCGCAGCATTAAAAAATCTCCTTCTCATACTCAACACTCCTTATTTAACTCATTTATCGAATCCGAATTATCAGAACCTTCTACGAGATTCTTATTCCTATCTATCTCTTCCTGGCTCATGTTACTCATCATATTTTGTATTTTTCTACCAGATTGAGATAAAGAACGGATGAATGCGCTGGAACTTATCTTAACTCCAAGATCCGGTTTTGCCCTAAACGCTTCACCGGTACTGATATTATACAAATCATACACACCTGAGTTCATATAGAATTTATATATCCAGTTTCCACCAGCTTTTTTGTACCCTAATTTGGTTAACTCGACTACACTCATACCAAATTTAATGCCATTACGACCCATTATCTTCTCTGGTATAGGTTCTACCTTAGCCGGAACAGATGTATATGCTTCATCGCCGCCGTACAGGAAATAAGGAGATATTACCCTTGATATGTGAGTAAGCGGTTCTTCGGATATACGAGGTTCGTCTTTTTCTATTTCTCCTTTTGTAGATCCAGGTAATTCGACATTTCCTTCAACTTCGACATTTGTTCTGGATTGTCCTTTGCCTTCTCCATCTCCCTTTTTATCGCCATCTTCCTCAGTGCGTACTGCACCGCCTTCTGCACTTCCTTCTTTTCCATCATTTAAAATATTATCTGATTCTGACTCTATAGACTCCACAACAGCATCATACTCTGGTATGCCGCTAAGGAAATCTGCTACGTTATTCAAAAACTCTATTTTTTCCTCGTTTGTCATATCAAGGCTTTCCACGGGCCTCCATATGGCAGGCAAGTTGTTTGATTTTATTGCAGTAGAAACATCTTCTACAGTTTTATTATCCACCGTAGGCAAAACTTTAGAAACCAAACTATTGATATCAGATTCCATTTTTTCTACTTCCTCTTTTGTGCCATATTCTTTTAGGGTATCCATGCCATTGACTCTAAGAGAATAATTCAAAGCCTTGCTTGGAACAAAATTAATATATTTCAAAAAGTTTTTCAACTCTGATATAATTTGTTCGTCAGATCTTGGCCCAACATAATCAACCACCACCTGATCTGTTTGAGAACGAAGCCAAGAAACGTATTCTTCTAAGGTCTTACCACCTTTACTGGAAGGAGTGGATATTTTATCACCTACTGTTCCTTTAGGTTCTAATCCCATTTCTTCCTTAAGGCTTTTAGGATTACCTCTCTCACGAAGAAACCTCAAATCACCTCCTACAATCTTCCTTGCTATAAAATCAAAAATATTAGCATAAGACGGCAATCCTTCTTTTTCTATATGAGATTCTATTTCGTTTAACATAAGAGAGAAGTTTTTCCTGGAGGTACGCTTCTTGCCAGGTAAAGACTGCGTAGCTTGTGCCGCAGGAGCCGGCTGAGCTAATGGCGCCGGCTGAGTCTCCCGGGCAGCCCCTTCCTCTGGCATTTCCTCTTCATAAACTTCCACATCTTCTACCTTAGAAGTAACGGTCTTACCCTCATCAGAGAAAGGAAGATCATCCTCTATAAGCGATTTAGGTCTGGAAGATGATTTGCCAAACTGAATCCTGATCTTAGGAGCGACAAACATCTCACCTTCGAAATCTATTCCAGATTCTACTTCAGACGTCACAATGTCTTTCACATTCCTGCTTTCATCTTCCACCCACTTAACAACATCAGGAACCGTAGATAATTTTTCTATAGCCTCACGAGCTTTTCTAAGCCCTGAAATAGGATTCAAATACGATACTTGATACGAAGCCGGATCAAGACCTAACTTGGTTAGATACGCATTAAGATCTTGTATGTCATCTTGACCCATCTGTAGCAATTCAGAATCACCAGATTCAAGCAGCATATCTATAAAAGACATCCATTTCTGCCCTTCCTCTGATTCTACAGAACGTAGGCTAACTGGGAAAAGATAATTAAGACCGTTTTTACCTTTGATGACGACTACCGGAACTCTTACATTTTTGTAATTATTCCCCTTGTCATTTAATATAGAATAAGCAAATGGGAAGCCTGTGTATTTAGATCCGTTCTTAAGCACGACTTTGCCATTTAATACATATCCAACATCAGATACTTTTTCAGCACCTTTTTCGGTAATAGGGAGATTTTCTATCTGGCCATATCCTTGACCGTTCACCTTCATGTTAAACACCGGTCTTCCGGGAAGGGTCTGGGCAACAACATGCGTGCCGACGCCGATGGTAGCCGACCGGCCGGCGTCCTTCTTCCACTTGTTAAAAGCCGTTCTTCTTATTTTACTTATACCATCTATGCCTCCTGTATCAGCTTTTACAACAGAAACGAATCTGTTCCCACTCATGACCTTGATAACCATATTGGACACCAGTTTATTCTCAGCAGATTCTATTCTTTTTTTATCGCCGGACTGAACAGCATCATTGTATTCGGCAAAAAGAGACTGATTATAAGTATCATTTACATCTATTTCGAGATTAACCTTATCTCCTTTTTTCAAAGAAGATAATGCTTCCTGATCTATTTTATCTACCTCATTCTCTCCGAATCCGACACCCGTTCTGTACGGAACCAATTCATCTGAATCAAGACGCTTATAAACCAAAGAATAGGAATTACCCACGTCCTGAATAGACACGTCTGTGTAACGGTTAAGAACACGAGCCGATTCTTTGTCTATAGACCATCTCGCATGATAAGGCAGTTCAATTATAGTAGCCGTTTCTCCACCTATGTTAAGAGAATACCTTTTAGTACCATTAGCGTTCGTTTCAGAGCTTATTTGAATAGGAACCAATGATTTTATAGAAGATATAAATTTATCGGCTCTAAGACCCGCAATTTCATACCTTTCGTTGCCATCGTTGGATATTCTTCTAACCATCAACGTCTCTGGATTTTGGGCACTATCTATGTTAGCTCCAGGCGTATTATCGGATTCATCTAACTCATTTACAAGAGAATCTATATTGGTATCATCCTCCCCAAAATTACTTAACGTAGATTCGGAAATACGACCTTTATCAATAATCCTGTTTTGTTCGATATAAGGAAGGAGATCTGTGATGTTTCCAACCTGGCCAAGATCTTCTATGGTAAATACAGAATCGGCAAGCTTATCTTCGTCAACCTTCTCCCCTTTATCCCGTCTGTTCATTATATCAACATACGAAGAAATAGCATCATCAAGTTCCTTCCTTTGATCTGGTTCCAAATTGGATTTAGCCATATCAATAATAGCTTTATTATCCTCATACACAGATCGATGTTCAGTAAGTCTCCTAACTTTATCTGATAAATCTTTTATCATCTTAGCCGGACTATCACCAAGATTTGATATATAATCATCAATATCCTGTTTATACTTTTCATATATCTCCTTCTCCCTTGGAGATAAAAGATCTTGATTACCTGTATATATCTTATCTACGATACGTTCTTTAACCTCTATAGGTGCAGACAAAAGATCTTCCATTGCCGACTCATAATCAAAATCAGACAATATATCTTCTTTCGGCTTCTGAGTTATACCATCGTTTAGATGACCAAATACTTTCATGGTAAATGCTTCATCTGAATTTATTTCTCCATTATTCAGAAGCTCATCTATTTTTTCATCCAAACTGATATTATTACCCTCTGTCTGGTAAAAACGATCACTTTCTATAGATTTAGTATTAGAAGATACCATATCATTTAAGAACTTAGAAAATAAAGAAAAATCATGTCTCATGAATTTCTTATCCTGTATGGAGTTCATAAATGACCGTAAAACCTTATATTGGGTAATGGCTTTCTGGTATTTCACCACCATATTTCTTAAATCCTCTGCTTCTTTCTTCCCTTTATTATTCTCAATATAAGTACTTAAAGAAGCTACAGAGTCATAAGCTTTCAATATATCTTCAGCAGTTATTGTTTCGGATTTAAACAACTCAAGAGCTAATACTCCAGGATCAAAAGAATAAAATACTTCTTTATAACTACTAAGAAGATCTTCTGACAACCTTCTATATTCCTTATTAAGATTATCGTATTTAATAGTTTTTTGTTTTATAGCCTCTGCTTCGGTATCATTGCCATCCTCTACTCTTCTCGGAGTTGTAGCCAACCTCTCTATTTCAGCATTCAGATCATTGATCTCATTACGCAATTCCCTTAACTGATTAACTGTATCAAAAGCTTGACTTGATAATGAATAAAACGTATTTATATCATCAAACAAATTATTGTCATTTACATAATCAGCAATATCATTTGATGCTTCCATTGCTATATCTTCTGCATCCAACCCCTTAAACACAGCATTAGCAACATTAGATCGATAAAGATCAGATGAAGTCTCAGCAGTAATAGCCTCAGCAAAAGAAGAAGCTTTTTTATAATTGGCTAACTTCTTATCAAAATCTTTTATAATATCTTCCTTGTATTTTTTAACAGTTTCTTCATCTACTTTCATTTCAGAAGCCAACTCATTTTCGTCAAGGCTTTTAACCATTGACCTGAAATTGTTAGCCGTATCCTCTAACATTCCCATTCTGTCAGATAATTCAAATTTAGAATAATAATCTGATTCAGGATCATTCATTTGAGCATTAAATTCGGCTAAATTTCGCATAGAGTCTTTTACGGATTGAGAAGTAAAAGCATTATTACTATTAAATTTCTCAACATCAGTATTAATAGTACGCTCTTTATTTCTCCTTTCATATAAACCAAAAGCACCATTTCTGGCTCCAAATAAACCACCAATCAGGGCTCCTATGCCAATCTCTTTCAATCCTTCTTTGGTTGTAAATTGTTCAGCTATGGCCTTAGAAAAAGAATCAACTATAGAAGACGTAGCATCAAGATACGTCTTATCATATCTTGATCTAATAAAATCTTCTCCCATGCGCTGAGCAACACCTTGCATGCCTTCCTCCCATACACCTTCAGATATGGGTCTTTTAGATACATTCCAAATAGTAGCTAAGGATTTCTGGAATAAATTTGCTTTTACCGTCTGTAATCTTCCAGCATCACCCGCTACCTTCTTAGTCCCTAATCCAAACAAATAGCGATCTACAAAACTCTTTGATCCCCTATATGTGTTTGATACACCCTTTAATCCAGGTATGTATTTAGAAGCAAAACCAGTGTCTACTCCAAGATATTTTCCCAGAAGAAGATAATTGGATAATCCAACTATACCCATATTAGCTAAAAATATGCTGTTTGCCGTATCGGAAATAGAACTCTTAAATTCAGCCATCTCAGACTGATTAGGATTCCGACCATACATATTTTTAAAATATTCCTTGTATTTACTTTCAGAGTCTTTCATAAAGGACTGAGCCTCCACGGCAGACTCCCAGCCGGCGCCCACAAACGTATTTACTCCTACCTTGGCCATATTGCCTATGGCCCTGCCGTACATCGCTCCTGCCCTATACGCTCCAAAAGCAGATTTTACAGCACTTGCCGCAATCTTAGACGCCGCCATCTTTCCGGCCACCCTCATCCCTACTTTAGCACCAACAGCTCCAAGACTTGACACACCCATCCCACCTGTAAGGTAGGCAGACAAAATAGCTCCTGTCGTAAACGATAGACCATTTCCAATAACATCATTAAAAATAAAATTTGCAGTTCCAAGACTCTGCAAAAATCCCATATCACGTTCTTCTCTTGTATAATAATGAGGAAGAGAGTGGTTTATTCTTTCATCTATATCATTTATGGTTCGTGTAAAATCATTGTCAAATGCAGAAGATAACGTACCAGTCTTTATAAGATTATACGCAGCCGGGATAATACCTACTACTCCTGATACACCATATAATGCTGTTTTTGTGACAAGCTTCCCTATGCCATTAACAGCCTTATTCCAAGTAGTTTGACTTCTTCCGTAATAATCTTCATTATCCCTTCCTGGCATATAACTTTTAAACTTTGCAAGACCGATGTTCCCATCGGATAAAAAGTCATATGCTTCATCTAACTTAATAGTTCTTCCTTTACCAAATACACCAAAATCAGCAGCAGATGACTGTTGATTACCAGCTATAACCTCACCATAAGACGTTTGTTTACCAGAATAAGTATTCCTTGATTTATCTTGAATAGATTTTATCATGGAATTTAACTTATTATAAGACTCCTCTTTCTTCTTTCTTGGATCATCTCCACCATTCAGAGCCGATTTTAGTCCAGAAAAAGATGTGTCTACATCAAAAGAAGTATCTATTCCGCTAATATCATATCCTTTTTCTGAATCATCATCAGGATTTATGGCTGATACCGGGGGAGTATATGAACCTACTTTCATCCTCTCCATCTCTCTTTTTGCTCCCTCAATAAGAGAAGATTCTTCTTCATATCGCGTAGGAACTCCGGCATTATACCCTCTCAATCCAGTAGATGGTAAGAAACCTGATTTCTCTACCAATGTCTGTTCCTTATTTTCCATATATTATTCCCTATTTACACTATTCAACAACTTCATCAACTTGCCGTTTTTATTCAAAGACGTAGGCAAATTACCTCCTTCTTTTGCTGCCACCATATCCTTAATCTCTTCTGTTATGGCTGGCACAACAAAAACAACTATTTTTTTCTGAGGCGCAACAGCAAGTTCTTTAGACACATTATCCGCAAACCATACATTAGGAGTATCAAACGAATCTATTAACTCAGGTTTACCATTCTCCATAAGATAAAGCCTTGTCTCATATCCATAACCGTAACTTGTCTTAGGATCATAACCTTCAACCTTTACACCAAGCTTTCCACTGTTATCCAATATATCTTTAGCTGCATTAAGAAGCCAAACCTTTTGTTCTGGCATATCATCTAAATTATTACCAGATTCATTTATCATATCCGATAACACTTTCATCATTGAAGATACAGAAGCATAAGCGGGTGATATATCTGAATTTTCAAGCATCTTCGGATACCACATATTGGTATCACTTCCAAATGTAGGTCTTATAATACCACTTTCATATCCACCTATATCGACGGAAGGAGTATTAATACCAGGATCTATGCCATTATTTATCAACTCTGTTTCAGATACCTCAACAATATCTATTTCCTCTCTTTCACCAGTATGATTAGCAACCAAACTGTAAGTCTTCTCTCCATTGTCGGCTATTCCCGATTCTGTCAAAGAAAATGATTCAATAGTTGCCGATGATGATTTCGATTTACCAACAGGATGCTCTGCCATTTTCTTAGTAAATAGATCCCTGAGAACCCCCATCTCTCTATAACCAGCCTCCTTGGAGGTTAATTTGGTTGAATACGTTACTGTGTTAGGTGAATACAGTTCGAGATATTCTTTACGTATCTCATTTATACCATCATCTTGAACCTTAGTTATTTGATCAGCTATATTAATATCACTTACTGCATAGTTTCCAACGCCCTCCATTCCACTAATAGAATACAGTGCATTAAAAAACACCTTTTCTTCACCATCCGAGAAACTATTTTTTACATCATCGTATTTTTTTAAGAAATACCTGCCACTTTTGCTATCCCTCTCAAATACTTTAGATAAATCAATGCCATCATTTTTCACCCTCTTTCTTATAGTAGCTATATCAGCAGGCGAGAATCCTTTTTCATAATATCTTACTCCAGATTCTACATCGCCGACTGTACCTCTATTTTTTCTTAAAATATCATTAAGGGATAACGCTGTAGCATAGGCTATATATTCTTCGGGTTTACCTCCTTCCTTCTGCGCGATCGCATTTGCTATTTCAGATACAATATTATCATAAATCTTATTCTCCTTCTTAATTCTATCATTCTCTATATCCATCTTGTCTACAGCGCTATTAAGCTGCATATAAGCATCTGTGGCAGCTTTTCTCTCTGCCATAGGTAGCTTATCAAACATATCATTAGAAAGACCTCCATTGTCCTTTATATACTTAAGAAGTTTTTCTTCATCCATAAGATACTTGTATCCTGATGTTTCATCCGTCATATTTCTTGATATGGCAGCTTGAATATTTTTCATGTTTTCAGCACCAAGGGCCGTAGATAGTCTACTTCCGGATGTTACAAGATCTGTATATGCCTTATTAAACTTCTTATGAGTTTCTTCTGATATGCTAATATTTTTAGTTTCGATAGGATTAGCTGAAATAGTTCCACCAGAGTTTGTGCCAACGCCCACCTGCATGGCTCGGCTTCCAGCTCTGCCGCCTGCCGCTCCTGCACCAGAGGACATAAGTTTTGCTATTCTGGCTTCATTAAGCCTATTCTGCATCTTCAGACGTTCTTCGTCTAATCCAAATCTGGCTTCATCCTTATTCTTACCATATTCAAACTCTGCAATATCCCTATTTCTTTCATATTCAAATTCTATCTTCCATTTTTCGAAATTCAAATTAGCTAATCTTTCCCTCTGATTATATTCTTTGGTTTTCCAGTAAAGCTCGTCGGCTTTGATTATGAAAGACGAATTATCATAAGCATATGAAGCAGCAGCATTATTAATAAAATTATTTTCAATAACCTTCATCGCTCCAAGATACGGATCGTAAGTCCTTTCATCCATTCTGCTAAATTCAGATTTCATGGAAGCTATTTCAGATTTGGCTCTCTTTATTTCATTTTCAACCATTTCTTTCTTTGCAGGATCAGAACCCAAACCGGAAAGATCGGCAGTAAGAGCATCAACATACCTCTGCTTATCACTTATCTGCTTATTCATAAAACCAAGAACAGAATCATACGAATATAAAGAGGGATTAGAGTCTACCATGTAAATAGCCTCCACCTGCATCTGCTGCCTTGCTTTATCTGATAACCCTGACAATGCGAAAGAAGCTATCTGTTCAGGAGTAAGCATATCCTTAGTTACTTCTTGTACTGCCCCGGTAGGATGACCATCCTTGTCAAGAATAGGAATCTGAACTTTAGCTCCTTTATGAAGCTTGCTTATAAAATCTATCCTATCTTTTAATTCCTTATTATAATCAGTATAAGGAGTATATTGAAGAGGAGCAAGACGGGAACCAGCCTTTCCATCATTCACCCATTCATTATACGGCTTTAAAGTCGCATAAGCATTCGCAGCAGAATAAAGTTCTGGATTATTTATTTGTAAATCAGATAGCATTTTATGCATTCTCCTGCCTTCTTTTGTGCCGGCAATCGCGTTAATGACCGTATCATCCAACACTGAACTGATCTCTCCTTGTATAGCTCTCGTAACACCATCAGAAGAAAGATCCACGCCTTTGAATTTTTGATTGATGTTAGCAATCACACCTGACATCTTATCTTCCATATAAGCGCGGGCTTCAGGCTTATCTATCTCTTGACCCATAAGATAATCTACCTGGGTATAGATCTTTTCACGAGCAGCATCAACCTTCTGCTGTTTGTACATCATGACGTCCTTAACAAGATCTATGTTGTAAGGACTAACATACGGGGCATATTGCCTTAAAATACTATACTGTGAAGCCACTATTTGGTCCTCCTTCTTCTTTTATTTTCGTCATCTTCTTCATTTAAACTTCTCAAGTAAGGTGTAGAATAATCACCCATATTCATCACATCCTGATTACCTTGAACGTAAATAATTTGGCCACTTGGAAGCATTCTCATATTCGGAGCTATGGAAGCTATGGTATTCAACGATGTACGAACATTGAACTTATTCTGTATTTCGCTGTTTATGCTATCATAATAACGAGCAAGATTTTCATCCCTTATAGCCATAGCCTTCAATAACCCAGATTCATAACGTTGCCTTTCCGCTATGTTCTTATCGTCTGTCTGAACATAAGCCATTTCATTGAATCTATCAGCTTCGTTTATTTGCCTTGCGTTATTGAAATTTACTTCGTTAATGTACTTGGCTATATTGCTTCCGGCTATGGCGTTCATATTAGCCAGAATAGCAGAGCGCTGGGAGTCGGGCACGTCACCTACTGCGTCCAACTGAGCCGATGTCGCGCGGTTGAGCTCGTTGATATACTGATCAGCAGATTGCAGAACCGGATCTATTCTCGGAGCCTGATGCCTTTCCAATCCCTCTATCTCCAAGCCTGTATCGAGCGTTCTCAGCATCTCCGGGAAGATAGGACCGAACGCCGCCGGTCTGCCCTGTCCTTTAGGTCCGTTGTCTTCAACCACCTCCTCTGTATCGGTGTCGGTTGCAGTCGTAGGCGTACTTGCTTTCGGTTTTACCTCTATCCTTCCAGGAGATCCAATCTTAGGCGGTGTAAGGCCTGGTGCTATGGGACCGGCCTCAATAGGCTTCATTTCTGGTTTAACAGACTCAAGAACGAAGTCTATTTCCGGCATTAACCCACTATCTCTTAAAGCAACAAACTTATTATAATCGGAGCCCAGAATCTTCTTAGCGGCATCAGATTTATCACCAAATAAGTCAACATAATTCTTTATTCCTTTTTCGTTTAACAATCTTTTTTGCTCTGCCGAAACAACGTCCAACCCATAATAAGAACGAGTAGCTGTTGTCTGACCAAACTTATCATCTACGGCAAATGAATTATAAGCCTGATTCCCTCCGTAGCTTCCGGCGTCCTGGCCCCAGAATCCGTATTCATCTCTGAATTTCTTGGCTGCATCAGCATTCGTAATAGCGCCTACATCAGCTAACGCCCACAATGCATTTAATTGCCTGTTGTATCCTTTCTGGAAACCTTCTGTATCAAAATCACCATCCGTATTGTACTTGTTAGCCCATCGGTTTACGTCGAGCAAATTAGATACCGCCTTATCATTTACCCTGCCGTATCCTAAATTGCTTCTATGTTGGAGATTCTGGTTGGCATTGACACTGGAATCAGGATTAAGAATCTGCTCACGACCGCTAACATCAGATACAGTCATATTAAGAGTTCGTCCAAATAACTGATTGATAAGCTTATTGTAGCCGATAGCATTCTTTCTAAGTTCCTCCAGCTCCTTCTGAGTAGGTCCACCTTCAGCCATTTTCCTGGTTTGCTTAACATACTCGTCATATATCCAGTTCTTGGCATCTGATTCTGCAATATTAAAAGCCTTGGCTTGTTTCTTTACCTGATTCAGATCAACAACCCCGCCATCCCTGAAGAAAGCATCCATCTTCTCGTTACGCTTAGATTCTTCCTGTTTACCATAAACGATTTCAGCGAAAGAACGAAATTGTGCTTCAAGTTCGTCTATCTCTTTCTGGTTTTCATTGACGTACTTGGAAAGAATAGAAGCATTAAGATTAGATGTATTTTTATCTTTTACATCTTCATTTTTCTCTAATCTCTTATATACACGCTCCTGATCTTCGTACTTATCAGACAAACCGATCTTTTTCTTATATCGATCAAGGAGTGTAGCATACGTATCTTTAGACGTTGCCTTAATACCGTAGTTTTCTCTAACGTAAGAGGCAAAATCATCATCTATCTTACGATAATCGGAAACAATATAAGCTTCCGGTAAATCAACTGGAGTGCCACCATCTTCATGTCTGTTACCTTTTGCCTCCATAGGCCCCACTGAATCAGGCGTCAGTACATACTCACCTTTTTCTATCTCTACATTCGCAGCATCTTCCATAGACTTGGGAAGAGGGTAAATATATTCGCCGGTCATATCAGACGTATCCATCTTCTGACCGTTACCTAAATTCACGCCACCGCCTTCACGTTCCCACTTGATGAATTGCTGACGACGCTCCTTGGCAAGTTTTTCCCTTGCAGCCTGCTCGTCTCTGCTGGCAGCATATGCAGCAGATGAAGCTCCCATGATATTACGGGTAAGACCTAATCCTAAACTAATACCAGACAAGGCGGCTTGAGCCACGTTAGCACCCACCTTATTACCGGCTCTTATCCGACCAAGGCTTGTACCGAACATTTGAGCCCTACTTCCAAGATCAGGCGAATAATATGGCATAGTCATAGGATCCATAGGATTACCATCTTGGGAACGCTTTTCTTTAGAAGAATCAGCATCAACACCACCTACATTCATTGCATCATTAACGACTGATTTCTCTACGTTTTTAACCATGCTCCTATTATCAGCGAGATATCCTGCATATCCTGCATCATTATTTTCAAAAAACTGATCGGATGTAGGCATACTACTAAATGGATTTATCTCCCCCTCCTCTGTTTCTAAAGTCACATCAGAAGGCATATATATATTCTGAATATCAGATTCACCCCATTTATTAACAGGCGTTCCATAATCAAGAATAGGCTGAGTAGAGGATACATTAATATCCTGTTTTTTATCCTGAACACTACCACCAGGAGCAAATACCGGACGATTTTTCACTATTCGTAATTTCATACCATCTTTTTTCACAAAGATAAGAGAAACGAACGAGAAAATCCAACGTTATGGGATACGTTTAAAAATCAATCATGTACGGCAGACAAACCGCCCGAATCAGGGTCGTACTTAAGACCGCATGCCCGGCGATAGTTCTTAAGCGCTCTCTTGTACAAAAACAGCACTGTCTTGGAAACTATTTTCTTCATAGATTTGGTTAAAACCTCTTCTGTTGAAACAGACATCAGACAGCTATTCAAAAACGACCTGACATTGGAACCGAACAAGATCTTCACCATTTTTCTAAACGTTCTAAAAAGATATGATGCAGAAAGAGACTTTAACCCATTGCGAACCAGTCTCTTATTCAAATACGAAACAGCCTTTTCAGATAGACAGAGCCTATTCTTTCCTTCGCTATCTACCTCTGATGAAAACCACGAATATAAAGTGGTAGGATGTTTCTTAAGGTGATTGATGAAGGAAGTCATTATCCCTTCTTTTAAAGCCCTTTTGTGGGCTACGCATGCAGCAATCTTCTCTTCTCTTTTTAAAGAGCTGTCAAGGCATCTAAACACCGTCCTATCGTCTCCGATGAAATACTGAGGACGTTCTTCCTTGAACTTAGCCCGATAAGCGGCATATCCTTCCTTACGAAGCATATCTATCTGAGACCGGATATAGAACCTTACACACTTTTCTTCAGCCTCTTGCACGCTTTTAAGATAAGGAACTGACTTTCTCCCATATCGAAGATAATCGTAAACCATAGCCTCAATAAAGTCATTGTACGGAAAGAATCTTCCAAATCCAAAGTTCCAAACTATGAAACATCGCACTCTATCTTTCCAGTAATCAGATATGAGAAAATTACTACAATATCTCAACTTCCTGTTTTTCTGATAGAAATGATGAGTATGTTTGTCATAAAATAGATTAAAATATCTCAAATTGCCCAAACACTGACCGGCTGGACGGCGTACTACATTGTACCCTAAGTTGCTGAAGCTATTGTATATAACTTCTATCGGAGAGACCTGCTCTTTCTTGAAGAGCTTGTCGTGTAACTTGTGAGGATTCATTATTTCAGTTATTTTTGTCTCCATATTGTTTTTGTTTTTTAGTGCAAATATATGATTTTATATAAAAAGAAGAAAATGCACTGCCTTGTATCCGGTTTGAGAGAAATAGGATACAAGGTTTTTTATTTTATGACGGTTTGGATAAGAGACAGGAAAACGACTCTGAACGTAACCGACTGACCGTCAGTGGTGGGACAACAAATCTTGAATTAAAACTACGCCTATGAATAGTCTCCGTTTTCCTTAATATTAAGACCATTTTCAATGATCTTACTCATTATATTATTTATATTATTTTATATACTTTACCATTTATTCATATAATTGTTTGCAGTGAATGAACTTAACGACTGAAGGGAGTTAAGTGAGTGAACGGATTGACAAATTACTTTTTCCGTCTATTGTATTGTTTGCCTAATTGTGTTAAAAGATTGAGTATCGTGACCGAAGGGAACGATGCGAAAGAACATATAATATTTAAAAACGACTGAACCTATCGACTGAAGGGAGATAGGTGATGGAGTGACGTTAATAATTATATTAGATAGCCAGTGGAGAATTAGGCAGGCTGGTAGGCGAGACGAGCGTCCATGCCCGTCAGGACAGTGGAAGTACGTAGGTCTGTTCTGTTAAACCAAGACGATGATAGTTCCATCCTTCACGAAATTGCACAAAAAAGCCGGATTATCTTGATATCGTTCTTCAACCTTTGGTATCCGCATAACGAGTCTCAAATCCGGCTTCGCTTTATTAATATGAGAAATAAAATAATTGTTCTAATTATCAGTGACGCCTTTAATGCGAAGCTGTATATTGGGAAGCACGGCATTAATCAAAGCCATTTTCTTCTCCTCTTCGCTTTCTTTTTCATGCTGTCTATACATCATATTATAATCACTGTCATCACCATCCTTTTTCCCGTCTAACGTCAGTAAATGATTTATGATGTCTTTACCATACGTTTCAGTCCATGTACGGAATCTCTCTTCCTCGGACTGTCTCTCCTGGGACGGAGCTTCCGGGTTAGGGAGGGCGGCTGCCACTTCTACCTCTGGAAGTGTTACCGATGCTGCTATTTCTCCATCATCTCCGAATCCCATTTGACCATACGAAGATACGGAATTTTCTTCAATATCCAAACCAAGATTTTTAGCAACTTCCATAGCATAGTTATAACGGTCATCGTTTCTTATAACACTCTTATGAGGACGTCCTGCTCCTTGGTTCCAAGCTACTACTGCATCCTTAAGGTTATCGGCGTTCATAAAATCCTGCCGGCTGTAGTTGTAATATCCTGGTCCTTCTTTTCCTTTTCTTGTGTATAAGAAATTAGAATATCCGGTTTTCCCTTCGTATTCGTCAGCCAAAAACTCAAGTTGGTCTTTGAATGTGGGTGTAGAATGACCTTTCTTTTTGGCGTGCTTGAATAACTTATCCATGCGCTCATTATGCCATTGTTGTATGCCGTATGATGTTCTGTTGTCTCCATATATGTCATCTTTAAGACCGGATTCAGCCATGAGATTGCCTATGATGGCTAGCGCCTGTATCTTAGACATGCCGCGCTTATTAGTAAAGTAATCATATGCTTCACGCTGCTTGCCAATTACGCCACCTTCTTCAGCAAACACAATGCTTTTACTCGGTTTATCGTTTTCATAGAAATACATGAATTTCCTACTTGGAATCCTGTGTGATGCATCTTTCGGATCTCCGTATTCTTTTTTATGATCAATAAAACGAAAACCAGCTTTGTATGGAGTAAGCTTCCCTCCGTTTCTTTTCTTTTCTTTTTTAGGATTAGCAATCTTATCCCCTACATAGTAGGCCCCTAATCCCACCGAGGCGTGATCTGTTATCCATTTGGCAGCCTTTTTATAGTCTGATATGGATTCAAAATATTCTTTCATCTCATTATCATACCCATAATCCTTCAAGTAATTTCTGGCTGCATATTCTAACATTTCAGGCGTCACTTCTTGAGCATCATCGGTCAAACCAAAATAATTTTTAATCTGAGTTCCTCTGGCCGCCATTTCCGTAAAATGATCCTCTTTGAAATAATCTTTTACTTCATCATCATCTATCTTATTCAAATCAAATCCGTTTTTATCTGCGCCTGAATCTGGATAATGAATTTTGTGTTCCACTTCATGACTTTTCACAAAATTCTCTACATCCTTGTTAGATATATTGGGGTTTCTTTCGAGAAATAAATCAATGAACTTATCAACGTTTTTAGACCTGATTATATTTCCATTTAATACCCCATATCCAGATATTTCATCTATTATCTCCCTTATCTCATCATCAGAGTATTCATCTCCTAAAAAATACTTTGCATCCCTGAAAACTTTCGGATCATCCCAATCATATATGTTGGTATCAAGCATATCCGGATCTGGCTCCCCATTTTTCATCCTTAACCTCTCCCCAGTAAGCCTTTCATAGGCTCCAGAGAAAAGTCGCTTTTTATGATTTTCCCATGCCTCGCCTATAGGAGATGCTGGTTTAGCATATTCAGGCAACGATCCTAAAAGTTCTTTATCTCTTTGAGATAGTTTTTTAGTAGCTCTTTTCGCTTGCATTGCTTTTTTCGATATACCTCCTACAAAAGGAATAAGACCCATAGCGGCCATAACCATTCCAAGCGCATCTCTATCTATGAAAGAATCATACGCATCCTTGACGTCCATTATATCACCTACTACAGGAATGCCTCCAGCTACAATTTCGTTGATATCCACGCCATCAACAGGGATCGTGCCATAATTAGCATTTTCATTTATTCCGCTTGACCCTACTGATGTATTATCCTTAGATGCAATGTACCTATATTTAGATCCGTTTTCTTCATCTACGGCTCCTCCTTCTTTTTTTATATTGGTATTGTATCTCTTTCCATTCCATGTAAATTCCTTAAGACCTCTTTTCCTGGCTTCTTTAAAGGCTTCGCCTCTTGTAGTGGAAATCGGGTCTTGTAATTCAAGATCGTTTTTTATGTCAAGAATAGCATCAATAATACTATTATTCTTTTTATCAGCATCATCTGAATTATTAACATTATCCGTAACATAAGATTGGCTTATCAAGTTTGATACGCTCTTTCTGTTTTTATAAGTCCCTTCTTTATCTGATGGAGCTTCAAAAGCATATACAAGTGGATACGAATAATCCGTATCTGGATCTTCTGACATAAATTCGTTTACTGCATGAATAGCTTTTTTGTATTTAGTATCTTTTATACTATACTTCCCAGCATCTTGAACATGATCATAAAATCTGTCTATCATATAGTTGATATATCCACGCTTATCGCTCTTAAATCTCTCTTTATCTCTTTCAAACTCTTTTGGCGGATATCTTTTGTAATATTCTTGAAAAAGTCCCCTAAATTTTCCATCCTCAGATACAGCGTAGGGGTTTCCACCAGATTCTTCAATAATATTTCCAAGTACGGCTTCTATCTGGCGTTGATTAAAACCTTTATCATATAAAGCATCATAGATCATATTCATCCCTTCTACGTCCATAGTACGATGCTTACCCTTACCCACACGCTTCATATTTTCATATTTGGATTTGAATAAATCCCAATCTATTTCCGGCTTAGAAGAATCCCCTCCTTGTTTTTTGGATCTTATCTCCATCCTTTTATCCAAATCATTCTTTGAATCAATAATGGATCTAAACAGGATCTTGTTTGGATCATTCTCTTCGTATGGGATTTTATCTTCTACATAATCCCTTATTTCAAAAGGATATCCTATTGTATCAAGAGTCTTAGTAACAACCCCAACACCAAAAGGTTGATCGCTTCTATAAAAATCGTACTTATCTTTCACAACCATCCTACCTCTATCATCACGGTACATGGTAAAACTTGATAAGCCTGATAAATCATTTAAATCTCCGTAAGCATCCGGTATAAAATTATATTCGTTAAATACCTGATGTTCCCCGGTTCTGGCTTTTTTTAAGAGATCTATACCCTCTTCTACCATTCCAAGTTTCCTGCTCGTTACATCCCTTAACTCCTCCAAATCAGATACGTCCTTGCCTGCAACTTTTCCATCAATTATCTTATTATCTAAGGAATCAAGCTCCTTCCCATATTTTTTAGCCATTTTCTCCCACCCACCATTTATCCTGTCAGATATAATGGATTTGATATTATCTGGTATTCTAACAATCCCGTTTTCCTCTTTCAGGTTATTTGGTTGGTTTAAGAATCTAAACCAAAGATTCTGACTAAAATCATCTACATTGGCTTTCGGAACATCTTGACCAAAAAATTCCATTATTTTGGTTTTCAATCCTCTTTCGTTAGCATACACATCAGGTGTTATATTAGATGCCAGATATTCTCTAAGCTTTACAAACGGACCAATTTTATTCCATAATGTTTTTGGTTGTTTGTCTCTTACATAATTTTTATTTTTCTTTGCCATCTTTTTCTTCCTCTAAGAATCCAAACATTTCATCTGCGCAATTACCAACAAATCCGGCTATGTAAGCCGCGTGTTCATCTTCTCCCACTTTAAAACCAAGAGACATATTACAATGTTGGCATACCGACATAGCTGCATGAAATGATTCATGACATATGTTTTGTATAGTCATATCATTCTCACTTTGAAAATTCCATAATAACTTAAAAGCTCTATCATCTCTCTTATCACGAACAAGATTCATAAAAGATACTTCTGAATCTAAATCGCCTTCATCTCCCCATTCTCCTTCATGATCCAATTCTGCATTCTCGAAACGATCACACAATGTTTTGTAATCTAACCCTACGGTGATAATCAACTTTAGTGGATATATCACAAAATCAAATTCTTTTTCTTTCATTCTTTTTTTTTTCAACAAATGTAAATAAATAGCCGAAGAATGCCACCATTCATTCTCCGGCTTATTATGATAAATCTCTTCTTATGAAAACAGTACGAATGTAAGATTTAAATCTTAATTTTCCTAATTTCCTCAACCATATTCTTATATCCGCAGAACTTGCTGTTAATAACATCGAAGATAGATTCTGACCAACCAGCTATGTTCAAGATATTAGATCCTCTTTGACGTACTCCCATTCCTTTAGGGATGGGAGTACGTCAAGAGGTCAACCATAGTAATGACTCTACTGTCCATCTTGTACTTATCAATCCGATACGGATCAAGGCCTTCCAGGGCCGTCTTAAACCCTTTCTTAATAGCACTGGATATACCCCTTAACTTCTTTGGATTTTTATCGTTAAGAGCCGCATAACAGCCAAGGATTTCGCTCATATCATCAGGACGCATAACGATCTTGTTATAAAATCTTGAAGCCCATTCTTTACCCGATAATACATAAAGAATATGATTCGGTAAGAGTAGGTGGAGAATGGTTCAGAATGGATAATAATGATATTTGTCATATAATAAAAAAATACGGATTTATATGTGTAGAATAAAAAATTACCCTCTACTTATTGAAAAGTAGAGGGTAATACGATATTATCTATTCTTAATCTTATCTTCGGAAATCAACCACTGGAATATAATTTTCCGGTTGCTAATTACTTTCTTTATCCTCATCAGCATCCAACTACCACGCAACCTATCCAGCCATGACCGTCTGAAATTAAGAGCATCAGGATTAACTGACTTATTTATATCGTTATCGTCCTTGATCCAGATAGGTGTTTCAGATCGGTCATCGTCAACCCTGTTGAAGAAGTCATTTAACTTATGTCTTCTATATACCTCAGTATCCAGGACCTCAGTATGGTCGCCTACGATCTTCGGATACGATATACGTTGCGCTAAATTATTCTTTTCTTCTGGAACAAGATGAATTTCACCTGAGTTGTTTGTGTCGTTGTAGATAGTTATCGTATCCAAACCTACTTTCCTGTCAAGAGTGTAATTCACATCATCGACGTATTTCCTTGCATCAAGCTCGTATTCTACAGAAGCCAGCGTAGAGCCATTATATTTCTCTTTTATCGGCACTTCTAATATAAATGGATATGTTGCTCCGTAGAATGTCTGGAAGCTCTTATTCGTCAGCAAATGACTCCATAAGCCGCCTTCTTCGTCTGATGCTGGGAAGTTTATTCCTGTCTGAAAATATTGTTGCTGTTCTATATAATAGTCAGGACAGAACGAATAATAAGAAATCCATTCTTGCTTCAGACACGAATATCCGATAGTGAACGACACGTCCTTGAAATATTGTTCGTCCTTTAAAGATATTTCCTTATCGTTTGATAACACCTCTGTTTCATTGTATAAGAACCTTCCACCATCATATTTATAATATGCCGGGTTCTTAACAGGTATATAATCTTTTTTCGTGATAAGTACCCTCTTATACCTGTTATCCCATCCAAGAGACAGACCAAGACCGATAAATTTATTGTCTGTATCTTCTTCTGTCATCTCTGCACCGGTTAAGATATTAGTTATTCCGTATCTAAGAATCTTAAACGGAAGATGACGCTTAAGCCAATGTCTGATACCTACACTAAGTTCCTTAAGATTACGTCCATTAGGATCGGTCATAAACACCTGTGCTCTTTTAGTATCTACCCAGAAGTGACCAAATTCTGAACTAATTATTTCAGTGCTCTGGGTTCCAGAATAACCAAGGTCGGTCGTGTTGTACTCCAGAGGCCGGGACGCGAACAGACCGCCGGTGCCCATCTCGGCCTGCCCTGGGGAGGTGCGCTCCTTGATTACGTCTATGGCGTTATGGAGTGAAACCTGGTCCTCAAACCTGACAAGAATCTGATCGGATTCAATACGCTTCATGTGAATAAGCTTACCGTTGCTGGTTGGGAACTCATGATAGTCCATAGGTTTGTATGTCAGCCACGGATCTGTTTGACTGTTTTCAGATACGTCAGCCCTACTCCATATAACACCATTAGGTCGCTGGTAAGCACAGTCATAAAAACGACGTTCGTATGTTGCCGGCAATACATTAGGTGTCAATGTCATTCTTGATGAATAGATAGGACTTATCTTGTAATCATTGTCCCTATGGATAGATACGTTCTTTTCTTGTGTCCACCAAACAAAATCTCCTACTTTTGGATAGAATAATTCATGAGGCTGAGGGCCCTCTAATCTGAAATTACAATTTATTTCAGACTCTACAAGGAACTGAGGAATACCATAGAACCATGTATAAAATCTGCCATCTACATACTTACCGGAGGTATCACCATTCAATTCATACAAGCTCTTCCTGTTTGGGTAAAAAGCATATTTTCCTTTATTAGATGATGTCCAACTATTGAAACGTTCGTTATCTATCGTCTCAAGAGCATCTTCCCCTGTATCATAATTAACAAAATATCTTGGATATCCTACATTTCTATAATCCATGTAAGGGAAAGGTATCATATCTCCAATACCAAAAGCACTATTATAAAAAACAGGAAATTTTCTCTTTAATGAAAATCTGGTTATCACCGTATCACCACCGAACATCAGTTTCTTTTCATTAGTGAAAAATCCACATCCACCTATGGAAATCCATTTTATATCTTCTATTTGACCATATTGATCCGGCCTATATCTCATAAGCCTCATATACGGAGAACAGATGTATGAAACTGATTTGGATTGCTCGAATGTTCTTCCTGCTACAACATCTCTTCCAGCAATAACCGAGTCATCTATACGGCTACTGTCGTAGTTGTAGACATAGTTCGGATATTCCAATAAATATTTCGATTTACCATCTCCTTTTTCACCTGGATCACCAAATGATAAAAATAACGAAGATTCACGATCTATATTATTAACAAATAAGAATCGTCCCTCATTATCGTTTTTACCGGTTCCCCATTTAGATGACATACTGGCATCCATCATAGGATATACACCGGACTTCATGTACTTAACAGAAGATAAACCACGAGCAAAATTTCGTTCATACTTATCCTGGTCCGTTATACCTATCATTGAATTATATAATCCTACAGAAGTATAATACCATGCATGATTACGTCTCGGTCCATTGTTTATAAACGTATTAAGCCAATCATAACGGTACTTACCGTACAATATCGGGCCCTTAGCAAGAGTTTGACTGATGGTTGACACCATTGAAGAAAACAGCATGGCCACACTTAGATTCGTTAGGAATCCTCCTCCGGTAAGACCGGCCGACCCTCCTATGTATCCAGACTGAGCCCTTATCTGAAGCTCTTCTGCTATCATAGCGGCTATTGTGGCACTTGATTCAACTGCGGCAAGTGACGCAGCCATCGTATAAGCGGCAGGACCTAATATAGTCCATTTTGGATGATCTTCTACAGGTACAAAACTGCCTACAGACATTCCTCTTTGAAACCCGTCTATACATACTTCATTTGGAAGTTCGGGCTTGTTAAAATAAATATCAGGCGAACAGAATGAATACCACACGTTCCCTCCTTTGTCGAAAGGATGGGATATAAACTCGTCTCTTTTGCCAGACGTATAATTATATTGATCTTGTGATAGGTCATTATATGGGTAATTAGGATAGATATTTACATTACCATCGTCTCCTATGTATCTAAGCATATCGTAGGCCAATCCTGAAGCCACAACCGACCTATTTAGCCTCCTATCTCCACGATACAGTTCATATCCTACAATCGTATCTCTTTGTTGTTGCGTAATCAAACCAGAATCCACCGCAAAATCCAAAAATACTTGTATGGTGTTCTCATCCACCATAATACCTACCGGATATATTTCAGAAGCTATGTCATATCCACGTTCATCACTGTTCATAAAAGGTATATGCTTGTTATCTGGGAACCGGTAATGACGTATAGGTTGTTGGCAAAATACGGTAGAAGTATCTACTCCTCCATAAGAATGGCCCTTGAAATAAGATAATCCATTTTTGTCTGACAAAGGAGCACCATAATATTCTGTTAACTTATTCATAATATTAGAATAAGCTTCTGTTTTTTTTGGATCATCATAAGATCTACCTGTGTCTATTTTCATCCTACTACTATCATAAAGTTCAAAATTAGCAGGATATTTCTCAGATGATTCCCAATATGCAAAATCCCCGTATTTATAAGGACGAGGCTTGCAATTAATAGGCCTATCTCCACATGTCTGACATTTAGATGCAAATACTACCGTCGATCTTAATGTTATTGAATCAACAGACAAATCAACCTTATTTATTTCTTTTTCTCTTACACCAAAAATATAAGGATATATGGTTTTACCTGTAGCAAAAGCGACTCCAAGAATAGCACGGGAAGGCTTCTTTCCTTTTTCTTCCTCTTCTTCTGGGGTATCATAATTTTTATAAGAACAAAATTGAATTTGTCTAAACGTCATTATCCAAGGAACCGCTACAATAGGAGATTCTATTGTAACATAAAAATAATTTTGACCTATAGAATCAAAAAACTCTTCATTTATTTCTCCGAAAGCTGGTTTTGCTATGTTAATAATAACAGAATGAGATGATTCATACTCAGGTCTATCAAATTCAACTGGTACTATTCCAAGAGGGGACCATGTTTCAACATCCTTCCAAAAAGAAACACGAACGTAATTGGTAGACACAGCATCCATTATGCCATCTACCTTTCCAAGAGCTTCAAGATAAAGAACTTTGTTCTCATCTTTATAACCTTCTATGTCCCACTCTTCTGGTCTGTTGATTCTGATAAACCTGGCATTTGTCATTACATTTCTGACAAACTTCCATACCACAAATTCAGATGCGAATCCAATATTAAGCTTATCCCCTGTAGGATTATTAAATGTAGCATTGTTCACATACCCCTCAAATTTCCAATCAGTTTCATCTATACCGGTATCTGAATTTTTATATATCATATCTTGCAACTTCTCAGAAGCTTCAGGCCAAAATTGCTCAATACAATACCTGGGCCCGTTCTTTGATCTATACTGATTATTTATGACCGTACTGGTAGATCTGCCGGCTCTCCAATCTCCCACACCATTTATCCTTTGACTCCATCCATCTATATGAAGAATATAACTTCCAAGAAGATAATTATAATTTTGAAAGTTGTTATAATCAGTTCTTGACACAGTAGGATCAGAGCAATAACTCTCAATGTAACATCCGCATGTACAAGGCATGGTATCTAATACGTATATAGCATCAGATACGGTTTTTAAAACAGATCCAGGTTGTAAATATGGATAAAACTCAGAACAAAGATGTTGATTGCCATCACCTGATATGCTGCCAGCGCTATATCCAAAAAATGTTTCCTCCATCCATTCAGATAAAGAGTCCATTGTCTCATAGTTAAACAACACAGAATACTTATTCTGATTCTCTCCTCCTGTGGTGTATAGATAATCTGTAGAGACATGTTCCATTTCACTAAGAGCCTTATATATATAATCTTCCACAAGACCTGTTATTAAAGGAACTGGAGCAGACAATATAGATTCTTGACGATGGGGAACTTCGCAGTCCCCTTCCATTTCTGGTAACCTAATATGATCAATTGGCTCCATATAATCCTGTGTTCCATCTTCTCTGTATTTGGTAGCTATATCACATATCTGTCTTTCATTGTTTCCATTCTCCTTATTATTACAAGCTACAAGACCTATATTTTCAGACAAATAATTTATAGGGGTTCCTACAATATCATCATAATCGATAATAAATCTTGATTTCCCTTTAAAAGTAGCGAAATTGCTTTCCACTATAACAGTTTGACCTACAGTAGCCGGGTTGTTACACTCTTTCTGTTCTTCATCTATAACAACCGCATCGTCGTCAATCAATACCCCATCTCCTGCCGTATTGCTATACTGCCATACATATTTCCTATCAACACCTGAGCAATCCGGAGCATATGCGTTTATAGACTGGTATGGGATACTGTCTTTGTTCATTTCCTCTCTTGCCTTATCAGAAGGTGGGGGAACAAGAACGAATGCTGGAGTTTTATAACCAGTAGATGTCTTAAACGAGATAGAAAACGGATACACTTCATTCCTCATATATCCCACATGCAACGAACAAGCATTACCATCCTTATATAAATCTTCGTGGGCTACAGACGCCTGCCATTTCAAGAAATGACCCATGAGGGAAACTACAGGCTGTAAATTCCATTCTTTTTCTGCCGTAAGACCATATTGAAGAAGACGGTTTCCGACTGACACTATTCCTCTTGATGTATTATATATGGCTCTTTTTAAAGAAATATGTTCAAATGTTGTCCTCTTATTATTAAGATCAGAATAATAGTATATGGTCTTCTCTGTAATAGGATGAATACCTTCTATAAAATAATCCACTACAGGTTGTGTTTCGCCATTGTATCCTACAGTATTCTGAATAACAGCCACCTTGTAATGGCTGACTTGCCTATCCAGATTAGACACCTTAAGTCTTATACCAAGATTAGTTCTTTCTCCCCATTTACCATCATTTATCCTAATATATTGCTCATCAAATACATGAACAGGGTTAGTCAATGAAGTATAGTTAGTTTTCTCGTTACCAAATTCATCGCACAAGGCCACAGCAAACTGATACACGCCCGCACGTAGGCTGCCACCGTACTCTATCTGTACCGGCTCTACGCATGGCTGGTCCAGTAGCGGAAACACCCTAAGTTTCTCACATGCCAGAAAACAACCATTCTCCTGCATGAATTTGTCTCTATCGTATTCTTTATCGCATATCTTATACCCATGATAATGATACCATATATCACCTTCATCATCAGGAGTCAGAGCCTTGTCTACAATAACATACCTGGGAGGATTATAATCGTCGGTCCAGTAAATACATTTCCCACATTTCTCTGTCTTTATTTCTATGGTTTTTATAGGATGATAGATAGAGAAATTAAGGCACGGATCTTGCTCGTTGTCTTCCAGCAAGGTCTTCATGCCAGAACACAACGACTCCGATCCTTCTACCATAGATTCTATATCGGAATCGGATAAGATACTTGTATCGGATTCAGGCTTGAAATAAGTTATTTTAGATACGCCTGTTTCAGGATTTGTTATAAAAAAATAGATATTGCCTGAAGTAAGATCATTCTTGTAACCAATAACTTTAAACCCATCGAAATCAATGCATTTAAGATTACTATGCTCATTAGATCTCATCCCAACATTACCGTCCTCGGATTCGATGTTGGCATTCAAGGCAAACGTATAATGCTGATCCGTAAGACTCGACGGATGCAGATCGCGATTCATACCTGTTTGAGGAACCGCTATGTTTCTATTATCTTCTGCTGCCATTTTATAACTGTTTGTCACAAAGATAGCAAAAGGAATTTAATCATGGATTTCTAAAGTAGGTGAAGAAAAGAAATACATTTTCAATCTCCTACTTTATCGACCACACCTACATAAAAATCGGGGATAGGATTATCATTGAAATTTCTTATTTGAATATCAATATAATTATAGAAATAATCATCAACTGGATCCATTATCGTCACATTACTTTCTAAAACCCCGTCTTTGTATGAATACAGTTCCTCATGTTCGGAATCAATGTAAAAAATATATCTTGGTAAATCCTGGGTATTAACTGTTAGATGATTATTAAACAAACTGCATTTAGAATGATCAGCAGACAGAAGTAACAATAGAAACGTATATGCAGACTTATCTCTTATTATAATATCACGATTAGATGATACATTAGACAAAACTTTGGATAAATCAAATTCTCCAAAACTTATCTTGAATTTCTTTCTTCTTATTGGAGTTATATATACTGGACTATTAACTACAATATTATTCCATTGAAATTGACTCCCTTCCATTACAGGAGAGAAACAATTACCCATAGCCATATTAACATTTTCAAATCTTCGTCTCATAACATCTACTTACGATTTATATCTTCTACCCCTAATTAACACAGTACCATCACCACCAGCTCCAGCATAAACCATAGAGTATCTGACGCCGCCTCCTCCGCCGCCATAACCTCCACCTCCTTTACCAGATCCGTTTGTTGATCCTCCTGTGCCAGATCCTTCACTGTAATCAGATATTCCGCCTTGAAATACTACTCCGGTGTTAGTTTCTCCGCTTCCACCTCCGGCATTTCTTTTACCGCCGGATTCCCCAAAATCTCTGGTGGTATGACCTTGACCTTTAATTACTCCAAATTCTTCTCCATTAGTGTCTCCACCATCCGAAGCACCATCTTGTGTATATGATGAACTGCCGGCACTACCACCATCTCCTCCCTTGTGTTTATTAGCTCCCTTTCCTCCATTTGCTCTATAAGACGAGCTCATGAATTGAGAATAACCACCATCTTTACCAGGAGAATTTTGTTCGGCTTGATAAACTTCTGCTCCTCCTTTTCCTACTGTTATAGAAATAGCTTCTCCGTCTTTCCAACCTTTGCTATCAGATTTGAAGGTCTTGGTATAACCACCTCCACCTCCGGCAGAGCTACCGCTACCTCCGCCTCCAACTAAAAAAACGTCTACGAGAAAACATCCATCAGGAACTACCCATGTGTAATTGCCGGCCGGATAAAACCTTATGATAAAGTCTTCAAGCTCCCTGTCTTTATATTCGAATCTCCTCCTCATAATTTACACAAATATATAAAAAGAATCATTGTGATATATACTACTCTCTGTTGCAGAAGTAATACAATCAACATCTTCATCTGTATTATTAATAAGATCTCTCATTCCATCGTATCTGTTAGAAGACATAAAAACGTATCTCTGGTTATTTATCTGGAACTTGTATATAATGCTCTGTTGTTCACTTGGAGCAGGATATGGGTCAAATCTAATCCATATTGTCATTGGTTCGTAACCGGTAGAGGTACTTGAAAACGAAAAAGAAACTGAACTCTGAGTATGAATATTAAAGGCTGTTCCTTCTCTAAGCTGATTCAGTACACTATTTATCTTATCCTGGCTAATTGTATCGGATTTGATTTTATTCATTAAATCAAATAATCTGATTCTATCTCCAGGCTCTATTTCTGTTTCTACACAATGATAAATAGCTCCATTACCAGATCTTCGTTCTTCAAAATATCTTCTCCTACTCACGATAATACTCCTTTCTGTAATATTTCAAGAAACTAAACCCTTCAGACTCCTCTCTAAAATAATCATGCCGATTCCAATACTTTTCTAAGTTATATGCTTCTCTTTCAAATACGATATTATGATACGCCTTGTCATGATCGCGATACATGCACAACCTAATCAGGTACTCAATTAAATACCATGCATAGTATAAAAATATCGGAATAAGGGACAGCCACAGCATCCACCATCCTACATTACCGAATAAGAGACACAATCCTATTGTAAGCAAAGACACGAACATACCAAAATAAAATAACGTATGATACTGATTACAATGCGCCTCCTCATGATATTCGGTTCTCAATGATACAGCATCGCTTTCGGTAAATACGGCTCCAAATAACATAATTGTTTTGTAGCCGTCAATGAACGTAAATAACTTAGCTATTTTTGATTTATAATATATTTTCATTGCTAAAAAAATATTTTATACCAATTGCATAAAGTCAAAAACTCAATAGGAGAATTAACTTTATCCCATTCCCATTCCTTAAGGTAGGACTCTAAGCTACTTCCATCAACACCTTCACATCCATGAAGAAAAACCAGATGAGGCATAAATAATTCTCCCCCTTCCAAAGATTTGTTAAACTTATTAACAAGCCTCTTTCTGAACTTAGGGCCGTACCATGATTTTTCATTTGTGGATCCAAGACAATAATAAGAATTATTCTTAACCTTAATACCAAACCATTTACATATGTATGGATGATATACTCTATCTGCTAAGAATATAAATGGTTTATACCATAGGCAATGCCAGAATGTACTACACTCGCCCCCAAACTTCTTAAAAGCCCATCTGAACCCTCCAGAGAAGTACCAATTGTTAGCCCCTCTCTTAACCTTAACTTTGTATTTAAGATTCTTGTTACGGTTGCTAACCCTATTCCACGGCTTGACCTTATCGGTATCCATATCAGGAAGGAATGTCCAATGATGAAGCAAGGCACTGTAATAAGGATTGTATATCTTGTGCCCGTTTCTAATAACGTACTCAAAAATATCGTATCCTACTTGCCTGGCTTCTTCAAATCCTTTTTCTGATAAGAAAGCTAATATCGGAGCCAGATTCCAGATCTGATCTTGTGAGATAAATGGAGAAAAGCAAGGGTCTTCGTCTTTTAACTCTATACCATTAGTGTACCCGGAACTTATCTTGGTAAGACCGAATTTGCTTGCATCTTCGCTATGGATATCGTCTCTTAAGAAAAATCCTTTTTCGAATTTGAAATAAATACCTTTATTGTTATTAAAAAATAGATCATAAGTAGTATCAGCAAGACGAGTAAGTACCAATATGGCATTACGAACATCATCTTCTGTCTTATTACCGAGAATTATTTCCGTGTATAGGAACTGGAGATACTGAGCCAGGTTAATGGTTCCGTCGCCGACCCAGCCTGCCCCGTTCTTCACCGACGACAGTGGGATGCACGAGGCCTGCTCTGTGTAGCTGGAATCATAAACGAAATCCCTATAGAAGACTTCTTTTATCTTATCGTATTTACTCCACAGATCTTCCATGCCATTACCCTATTACGATCACACAATCTCGTTTTTCTTTATTGTAGACCATCGTCCCCATCTTAGTGTACAAACCTTTTATATTTTGGTAATTGGTTTCACCATGAGCCGAAACGTTGGTAGTGATGCTGTCGGAGTAAACTTCTTCACCACCTTCGTTAATGAAGTTAAATCCTTGTTTAACCATCTCTCCTCCAAGGTAGGCTGTAAAAGACACAACAACATTTCCTCGCCCTCTATTCCCATACCAATTACCATAGATATCGGCATTGATATTAGGTTCCGACTCGTCCATGCCCGGCGCTGATAGCAAGGTCTTCATCTTAATAAGTGCCCCTTCAAGTCCTGACTGCATGTTATCACCACCATAAATAAGGTAATCACCTACCTGTTGTTGGGTAGTAGCCCACTGCTTACTCCATCCAACGTATTTATTATCTACATCGATTCCTGTATTGGTGAACCCAGTTGCAGTATCAAAATCAGAACCGTCTTCTGATTCCCATCCGTATCTAAGAACAAGATAATCGAACTCAGGAATTACAACAACCTGCTCGCCGGCAGCTTGTGTGATTGTAACGTTCTTACTCTCTCCACCAGCCGTTACCTTAGCTACACCACGGCGATCTTCGGCTACCGGATTAGGTCCGGCTGTGAAAAGGATATTTGCCGGTCCCACGCCTCTCATTTTGTCGGCGGTTACTATTTCGCTTGCACTAACTTCCAACATATTATTTAATCTTTAAAATTTCAAATACATATATCCAACTCGACAAAAATACCACCGGGCAGTACATTGTCTCTACCAAACTCGCCTCTCCTTTAAATTGCCTGATTGACCAAACAATCATAGATACAATAACACCAAGCAAGTATATAAATAGAACTACTTCCGTCATACCAATTTAAGTATATTGCCAATTACAGGATACGCCTTAGTATATATCTCAAACTCAGCACGGCGCCGCCTAAGAGGTTCGTACATGCCTTTTAATGTCATACCCATCATCTTAAGTTCGGTCTTAGCATTTTTCAGCTTAACCAAATCTTGCTGTGCATACAACTTAAACAAATCGGCTGCTCCTTGTGCCTCTCCATTATACATCAGTTCCTCAAAGAATCTCATCTTCACAAAATTATCTACATAATCCAGGACCAGGCCTTGCGGCGTGTCTGGTATGATTATGTTAGATTCTCCGTCAAAAGGAAGAGACCGGTACTGCATGTAAATAGGACCATCGAAATTAGCATACAGGAATCCGTTTACGATATTTATCTCATACGGACTATCCTTTATTACCTTATTCCGGCATTTACTTAAACAAGAATCACGAAGCATAGGCTTAGCAAGACCTAACATTACCGGCCGGTCATAATAGCAACGAACTTCATGATCGCGATCATGAACATTGATATAAAATTTTTCAACTATCACTTTCTCGCATTCGTCTTTACAACATTCATCGCAAGAACACCACCTATAACTTCTTTCGGTACGTTCTTTCCAAGCTATTGTATTTTGAAGTTCTGGTATCACCGTATCACCTTCCGGCACCTCATATCCTTTAAAATCGCATTTGAAAGCCAGAATAAGATCAAAGTAATCACCAGGCATACGGGCCTGCCCTCGCTTGACATCCACTACCGCTTCTTTGCGCATAGTAATATCACCTCCAAACTTCTTCAGGGCAATTTCTACCCATTTGTAGATGGATACCTCATCTATCAGATCACGCTTGTCAAATGATCTTAAAGACGATTTTAACTCTATGATATAATTTTCGACTGTCATCTCTTAAAAAAAAATGGAGGACAGGAAACAAACCTGACCTCCACAAAGATATGAATAATATGTATAACGCCCTATTTTGTGTTTTCAAAAGTTAGGATCTTCAAACTTGCCGTACTTCAAGAAAGGCTCCTACACTTTTCCTTTATCCCCTTAAGTGTGACTTCATATCCAGCACCAGTCATGTAGATGGTTTGCTGATTAACTCTTTCCCCAGAATACTTATCCACAAAATAAGATCGATAAACACCAAATTTGTTTTTAACAATGTCACTGTATAACTCCCATCTACCCTGCCCATTCCTGAACATGAACTTGACTTCCTCAAGAAACAAACGGAGATTCTTTTCGGCGATGATGATTCCATTCTGCTCAAGCTTCTTCGCCACATCTCTAATCAACCACATGTTTTCATGATCAACTTTCTTGAACGACTCCGCAAACTCCACATCGGGACGCTGCTCTTCTATGGTCTTTATCGCCTGCTGTCTCTCCGCCTCTGCTTGCGCTCTCTCGGCTATGGCTCTATTTTTAGCATCAATCTCGTCAGCTAATGCTCTTAATGCAGATGGATAGTCTTTCGGTGTTATAGAATAGGAACCCGTTTTTCTTATAGAGGGGAGAACCTCGGATGTTACCCATCGTTTAAACTTCTTTGCCGATTCTAATTTTGATGACAAAACAAGAGAATATAACCCAGATTCATTGATTACACGTATGCTGTCTAACTCATTGATTTCCAAGGGAGCCCAAAACGAGCCCCTCTGAAAATCAGACAGTTGCAAAAGAATGGTATCTTCTTCATCAACATGTCTTTTTATTGGATTTTTAGGCGTAGCATAGCCAAGTGATCGAGCTACATCTATAGCCACGAACCACACATCTCCATTTGGATCTACTATGGTTCTAATATCTCCAAATTCTGAATTTTTAAAGATTGTTACGCTCCCGTTTGTTTCCGTTTCGCTGGATTTTTGCGTCAAAATAATGTTACTGTTCTTCGCATTGTTTTGAAAATTGTTTACCTTTGTTCCCATAATAGGAATTGTTTTTTTTGTATCCGCCTGCTTGAGAAAGTAGACGGATATGCAAAAGTAGCGATTATCCTGTATCTACAAAGGGTGATCGCTACTTTTTTTCTACGACTTTCTGTGTCCTAATTCTTTATCTTCGAAAACTCTCTTAATCTGGAAATCTTTAAACACTCTTCTTTTAGCAAGTATTTCATTGTACATAAATCGATATCTTCGTCCTTTATTCATTTTAACCCTTAACTTCTTTTTCAAGCTATCTTGTATTACAAAATGGTAATATCTTTTAGAGTCTGCGAAATCCATAACCAGGTGGTTGTAGAGGTAGCCGTTGGTGCCGAGCCTGCTCACGATGTCCAGGTCCCGCCTGACGGTAAAGCGCTGGCCCGGTATAAGCACATGGCATAAGTAGCCCACGTTATCTACGTAAACACCAGCATCAGCTTCCACATAATGCTCTGATACGGTTTTCCATATAATAGACAACAGCCTTAAAACCTCTCCTCTATCTCTTATCATGCCTTTCTTAAAACCATTCTTTCTCTTCATAAGACGATGGTAGTAAGCTGCAAAATACGGTGATTGTATTGATGTTCTTTTCATGTCACTAAGTTATATAAAAATGGGTCTTGGTTTCACAACTAAGACCCAAATAAAGATAAATAATATTTTGTTATTGAACAATTTGACTTTTCTGATTGGAATCAAGATTCGGATTTTCATCGACAGGAATCTGTAGCCTGAATGCTACTTCCTTTATCGTCTCTGCCACTACATACTCAATCAGCTTAATAGGGCAAATAAATTCGTATTCCCATTCAGATTCGCACCCTTTAGGTGTAGGATCGCAGGCCATTAACTCCAGCGCCTTCTTTCTTCTTGTTGTAAAGAACTCTACGTTAATAAGCTCTATATGAAAATCCGGTATATAAATATAGTCGTTTTCTACATAATAAAAAGGACGACGTTCTTTAACGTATTTAGCATACGGTCTTTTTTGTTCATTGCGATACGACTTTATTTCAGCGAACTTAAAAAATATAGTGTTATCTACGTTAGTCACCTTAGTAATAGCCGGTCTAAGGGCAGAATAAAGAAGTCCTGGAAGCTTATGCTTTGAACGCATAAGTGTATTACACAACGCAAATTCGGCATCGCAGCAAACTATTTTATCAACTTCAATCATCTCCAGGCAAGTAACGTAAGTTAGGAGCCGGTGGTCGCCAAGTAACGTCCCATCATCCCACCTCTGGGCTGTATAAGATTCGGCTTTAGTTCTACCGATATTCAATATCCATCTCCGACTAACATGCGAATCTTTGTCAAGGGCATGAATACCGTTTACGACTCTTGATACAAATTCACCATTAGTGATCATGCTCCCCTCCTTTCTTTTGCTCTTGATTCTCTTGATTTAGCATTCAAGATCCTCATATAAATCTCTCTTTCACTCATGCCGGATATGGTTTTTATAGCATCATCCAACATAACTTTCGTATATAAAGGTTTAGGGAATTCCTTTATCTTAACCGGATCAGGAACTAACTTAGCCTTCCGATATTCATAAAATCTTTTAGAAGTTACATTAAGATAAGAAACAGCCTCTTCCCCGGTATAGTACTTAGCCGGATTAGCAAGTTGCGTCCATGCCTCAAGATCGTTGGCTGTAAGATGATCGCATTCCCCGCTTAAAAACATCTCCTTTATCTTATCGCATACCGCCGCACCGCTTTTACGCAGCGTCTCTGTCAGAATTTCTTTCATTTTCAAAACATCCTGTTTTAAACCTTAAAACAATAGAGGCAATGATTATCAGAAGAGTAACAGCCATAACAGACCACACTACGATATTGTGTTCAATAGGCATCTCAATATTAACCGTAACCCATTCTACACAGATATTAAAAATCATGCTATAGATCAATAACCTATGCCATATACAAAACCTGAGCATTCTTGAAAAAGCCAAGAGAAATAGGTCCCATGATAGAGAATGACCTAATATCGGATACAGCCAATTAGTGATACTAAAAGGATAAAACTCATCAAAAATGCTGGCTAACATAATAACCTGCATCAACACAGGATAATACTTCACAAACGTCACACAGACATTCCTTTGCCCTTTACTAATAAAATTGTTGCTCATAATATGTTGTTGTTATGTTACTAAAATGGGGAAGGCGATCAGCACCTTCCCCTGGTTTTCAATCACTTTTTAGTGCTCGTCTTCTTTCTTTTCATCTTGCCTCCAACACTACCGCCTTGGCGCATTTTAGGTTTGTCTTTCTTATCGACTTCACCACCCTGACGAGCTTTCTTTTTACAAGCCATGATACTAAAATTTTAAAATTGAATGATATGCAATATTAATCATTTTTGTTCTAATAGACAATATTTAAAACAAAATATTATAATCCCAAAAAAACATTCAAGGGAGAGGACTAAATCCCCTCCCTTGTTAATTATGATTATTTAACCAACAAAACCACCATACTTTAGAAGGTGGATGAATTGGTTTGATTAATTTTGAATCAAAATTACAAATAAAAAAATGATTTCATACAAATACAACATCTATCATTCAAAGAAAACGAAGTATTTCGACAAGATGCTTCGTGAATGTTGTTTTGTATGGAATCATGCGTTAGCTCTACAACGTAGATACTACAAACTGTTTGGAAAATATATCTCAGTTGGCAAAATGAAGAAGTATTTTGCCAAAAGAATTAAAAGAAACTTGCTTCATTCCCAAACAACACAAGAAATACTTGAACGTCTTGATGAATCTTATAATCGTTTCTTTAAGAAGTTGGCTAAACGACCTCCTAAGTTTAAATCACCGGAGAAATTCAATTCTTTTGTTTTCAAACAAGGTGGTTTTACCCTGAATGGTAATTGTTTAACAATTAACAAAGGGAAGAAACGATTTAGATTTTCATACAGTAGAGTCTACGAAGGTAATGTTAAACAAATAAGAATAGTTAAAGAAACCTGTTCCCGCTTTAGTTTGATTATAGTTACAGATCATAATCCTTCAAACTCTTATAGAAAGACACATGATGGTGCATCTATCGGATTGGATTTTGGTCTGAAAACTTATCTAACTAAAAGTGATGGTAGCAAAATCGATTCTCCATTATTCTTCAAACGATATCAAAACAAGATTAGAAAACTAAACAAACGGTTTTCTAATGCAAAGAAGGACTCCAGCAATAGAAGAAGGAGACTGTTTGAACTACAACAAGCGTATCGTAAAATAAACGATCTTCGATCGGATTTTCAATGGGGATTAGCTCATTAGTTATGCAAACAGTATGATTATATTTTTATTGAAGATCTAAACATTGAAGGAATGAAACGTTTGTGGGGAAAGAAGGTTTCTGATCTTAGTCATTCTTCTTTTATTGATAAACTTACGTATGTTGCCTCAAAGTATGGAGTAACGATACACAAGATTGACAAATGGTATCCTTCTTCCAAAACTTGCGAATGTGGCTGCATTAATAAAGGACTGTCGTTACGCGACCGCACGTGGGTGTGCCCAGCGTGCGGTGCAATTAACGACCGTGATGTTCTTGCAGCCCGTAATATACTTCGGAAGGGCATTTCCAAATTGGAGAGCAAGAGTAATTCCAGCGATAGTAATATCGGGGTTTCTTGCGCTTGTATCCAAGAATCCCATTTGCTTTAGCTATGGGAGTATGTCAAGCTGGATTAAGATTTATCTGAGAATAAGAGTATTTTAAAGTTCCTCTTTCATCACCGCACTCAGCTCCATCTACGATAAAGTTGTAAGAAGCAGGTGACACATTATAGACATTAAATATACCACCATTCTTGGAAATATCTGTTTTTTCAAATTGTCTAACAATAGCACTCTTATACAATTTACCATCATAGGACACGTTTATAGTTCGTATATACCATGTAGTATTCTTATTCTCATCTCCAGCATGAGCATATCCTGCCAATATACCTCCCACTACAGCTCTGAAATACGAACAAGAGCTTCCGGGCTGTATTCTCTGGGTTATAGTTCCAACGTTTATAGTAGCTCCAGGTATCTCACGGTAACTAGAATCTACAACCTTGATGTCGCAAGTATAAATTCGTATATCTCCATTTTCATCTCCAGTCCACTCGAATCCAGCAATACACTTGCCGGCACCAGGGTTATAAGAAACATTATTCCTCTTATAAGTAGCCCAAGAGCCGTTTCCCAATGTAATATGCGCCGGAACAGGTTTAGCCTTTCCTTCTTGGTTGACTGTTATGTTAACAGTCTTCCCAGACTCATTTTGCTTCAATGTCACAGTGCCACTTCTGGAAGATGAAGAGCTGTTTGCGGATGAGATTATTGCAAATGAATAATCATAACCTGACAAAACAGAACAGGATGCCCCTGATGGTTTTTCTGTAACTTCTGTAACCCAACTTGGCTTAGATGATACAGTGTATCCTATCTTACTTCCATTCTTTTTACTTTTTAATTGAATACATGAATATGAGTTATTTGCACCTCCATTTGCATCGGCATTCCAAGTGCTTTGGTTGGCACTAAACTCATAAGTGACAACAACAGCCTGTGTAATGTTAACGTCAACAGTTTTCCCTGATTCATTTTGGACGAAAGTAATAGTACCGGAACGAGAAGAAGAGGAAGAGTTAGCTGTCATAGTAATTTTAGCAAGCATACTCGTAGATGTCTGGTCTCTATAATCTACAGAACACCAATCAGGCTTAGATTGCACACTATATCCAATATACGATCCACTTTTGGTACTTGTAATAGTATATTGTATAGTTTGTGCTTCACCTGATCCAGACCATACTTTACCAGTTGTTCCATTTACAAACTCAAAGACATATGGCGCATATCCGCATTTTCCAACTTCATATTCGTATTTGTAGTCGGCATTACCACAATCATCATAACGAACGTATTTAACTTGATCATTCTTACATCCATTTTCTCGCCAAGAACCGTAAGATCCGCAATTACAGCAATTCCTACAACTTACAGAATATCGACGATCTATGCTACCAGAGCAGCTATCACGATAAGCTTTATACTGAGTATGACCTACGCAAGCTCCTGTTCCGTAATAAGACCAGTCTGTACAAGATTCTCCACCTCCATTAACCCATCTTGTGTTGTCGTAAGAAGAAGAACATGGATTGGTGTCACGTTGTCGCTTCTGAGACGTACAACCGTCGCAACGGGTGCTTCCGGTATCAGACCAAGAAGGTGTTGTGCTATCAGCTACGCAATCACTGTTTTTGTTAGCTACTGCCTGACCTTGGGAATTTACAGCATCTTGAGCCTTCTTATTAGCATCAGCTTGACTGATATTGGACGTAAATGGACCACCTACTTGGTCCTGAGTTACGGTAACAGACGAACCATGCTGACAGCTTCCGCAATTGTTTCTGGTGAAGACCTTACTTGCCTTACCGGTCCAAGTACAAGTTCCCTGCGCGTCAGCAAGAGCCTGACCCTGCTGTTCGACGGCAGCCTGAGCCTTGCTATTTGCGTCTTCCTGACTTACGGTAGACGTAAAAGGACCGCCGGTTACATCATCCTGATCTATGGTAACCTTAGATCCGACACCGCCGTCAGCACACTGTTTTGTAAATACCTTGCTATATGTTCCGGTCCAGGTACATACCTTATCTCCACCTTCTACCCAACGTTCATTTTCTCCACCATAGCATTCGTTGGTATTAACCTGTTTTTTATAGGATTTACCACCTTCGCATTTGGTTTCGAGCGGTTCCGAATCTTCCCATACAGGATCGGTGTTATCTGCTTCACATGTTCCGTTCTTGTTAACATAAGCCTGGCCTTGGGCTTCTACGGCTTCCTGAGCTAATCTATTTGCCTCTTCCTGGCTTTCATTAGAATAGAACGGTCCACCTACCATGTCTTGTGTTACGCTCATCGGAACACCATGCTGACATGATCCGCAATTGTCTTTCGTAAATTCCTTGCTATATACGCCTACGAACCTACATTTGCCTTTCTGGTTGGCAATATCCTGTCCTTGGGATTTAACAGCTTCCTTAGCCTTATTATTAGCATCTTCTTGACTTACGAAAGAAATAAAAGGATTACCTTCAACATTAGCTTCACTTACCTCTACTTCCGTTCCCGAATCCGGTATCTCACAGTCGTTCTTCTGGAACGTTTCTGTGTAATGACCGGTCCAGCTACAGACCTTATTCCCGCCATCTACCCAACGTTCTTGATTGTGAGTTTCAGAACATTCGTTAGTATCACGTTGCTTTTTCTGAGACTTACCTTCATTACATCTAAGTTCTTCCGGTTCTACGTCCTCCCATACAGGATCGGTGCTTAATGGTGTACAAGTTCCGTTCTTATTAACATAAGCCTGACCGCCTTCTTCTACGATCCTACGAGCTTCTGCGTCTGCTGCATCTTGGCTTTCTGTAGACGTAACAGGACTACCATTAACCATTTCGGCCATAACCTCCATTTCTACACCCTTATGGCAAGCTTCACATTCAGGAACGAATCTCTTGCTGTAATGACCGGTATAGACCGTCATATTCTCACAATTACCCTTACTGTTAGCAATAGCCTGTCCTTGTTCTTTGACAGCAGCTTTAGCCTTGTTATTAGCATCATCTTGACTCACGGTAGATGTGAAAGGAGCACCAACAACATCTTGTTCGGTTACAGTAATCTTAGACCCTACCTGACCTTCATTACAATCGTTTTTGGTAAATTCTTCACTGTATTTACCAGTCCACGTACAATGGCCGTCCCGGTTGGCTATGGCCTGGCCCTGCTGCTCGACGGCAGCCTGAGCGAGCGCGTTAGCCGCCTCCTGGCTTTCGTATGAAGTAAAAGGACCACCGGTTACATCATCTTGGTCTACTGTTACCTGCGAACCTACGCCTTCTCCGTCGCAATTGTCTTTTGTGAATACCTTGCTATATACACCAACAAATTGGTTTTTATCTATGCAAGTGCCTTTCTTATTTGCAAGATCCTGTTTCTGTTCTTCCATAGCAGCCTCGGCCAGCGCGTTAGCCACCTCCTGGCTTTCCCTTGATACAAAAGCATCCGGGTATCCAGCAAGATCCTTTTCAGTTAAATCGACAAAGCTTCCGGTCTGAGATTCAGCATCGCAATCATTTTTCTGAACACGAGCCGAAGCCTTTCCGACGAAATAATTTGGATCAGTAACGCATTCTCCATTCAGGTTTGCCTGATCCTGACCATTTTTCTCTATATCATCAAGAGCTTTCTGATCAGCATCTTCTTGACTTACGTCTGATGTGTATTTACCGGCTTCTACCGTGTAAGTGTAAGGTGCTCCGATAAACCCATCTTCGCAGTCATTCTTATAAAATACTTTCGACTTCTCTACGTTATACCATAAATTGGTTTCACAGGTGCCATGCTCATTAGCATACCCTGGACCTTCAGCTTCCAAGGCTTCCAAAGCCTTCTGATTAGCATCCTCCTTAGAAACAGAAGAAGAGAAGCGGCCGGCTTCTACAACGTACTCTACCATAGATCCAACTTCAGTCACCTCACAATCTGTCTTTTGGAACATCTTGGATTTCCTGTCGTTGTACCATTTTATGGTATTGCAAGTACCATGAGAATTAGCATAGTCTTGACCTTTGGCATTCAACTCAGCTTCAGCCTTACGGTCGGCATCTTCTTGGCTTATGGTAGAAGAAAATTGCCCGGCTTCGATTGTCATCGTAACCAAACTTCCTTCTTCGGTATCAGGATCACAATCGTTCTTTCTAAACGACTTTGATTTCTTGACATTGTACCATAATATGGTTATACAACGACCATGCTCATTAACCCAGTTCTGACCATTTTGTTCAATGTCTTTCACAGCCTTGTCATCAGCATCAGACTGAGATATGATAGACGTGTATTTTCCGGCCTCAACAACGTACTCAAGCTCTTCCCCTTTCTCTGTCTCAGAATTACATCCTTCTTTTGTGAAAAGAGCTGACTGTCTTTTATTTCTATAAACTACCTGTTCTTTCTTTTTATGAACTAACGTACATTCTTCAGATACGCTACCGTCCCTGGAAGACACCCTTATCTTGACACTTCTGTTGGCACCAGTATCATTTTCATCAAAGTAAATATTAACCTTACTGTTAAGACTGCCTTCTTTCTTATCTATGTTCGCCCAACAATTATCTACTTTCATTCGCTGATCCTCCATCTTAAATTTTCAGGATTTGTACTTACGTTGATTACCTCCGGTGATCCATCTGAATCAAGATCAACAACATCCTTGTCCAGGTGAATCTCCTCCTTATCCACAGACTCGCATTCAACTATTTCAATAACATAATCTTTTATATTACTTTCTATACTTAACTGCGTGCTTGTTTCATCACCCTCAACCTGTTCAAATTCCTTATCCAATTTAATGTAAGGAACGACCTTTTCAGGCTGATAAATAGGAATCAGTACACCATTTATAGTTATGTTCTCATTAACTTCATTCCCATCCTCATTGCCAGGCATGGAAACAATCATCGAAACCTGGAACGTGTCTTCAAGACCCGGATCACCAGGGAAACCATAATCAAGCCTAATATCATTGACGTCAATATTAAGACCGGAAGCGGTAGTAAATGCTTTTATGACACCCTTTATATCTTTCTCACCCGTAATAAGGGCATTGATCGAAGCGGCGTTGGTAGTAATAAGGATCTGCTTATCTCCACCAGATATAGGGAACTCCAGCCTGCTAACCGAGACTTCTGTGATTTTAATGCCTTTTTGCCTGAAAGTAATAGCTTTCATACTTTCAGTATCGGATTTTTTCACAATTCGGATAGTGATCCTATCTTCCCTTCCTTTCCAAGATGGAGCATCGAAATTCATTTTATCACGACCGACACCTTCCTTCTTGTCCGAGGTAAGCCAAGAACCATCATCCATCTTATATATTTTCTCTCTCGACATAATTATCCTCCCTAATTTAAAGTGTCAACTCCCATTCAACTCCATCATCGACAACCACCTGAACCGTAGCCGTACCTCCTGTAGCTTCAAATGTTATGTCAGTAGGAATAACGTCGAATATCTCTTGTACACCTACACATCCTAAGCCGCAGATAATGTCCTTAAACCATTCCTCTTTAGCATATTTTTTAAGAACCTCTTTAAAGAACTCACGAAGCCAATCCGAATCAATGGATTCCTTAAGTATGGTTTCTATTATTTCCTTAAGCCAAGATTCGTGCATTTCCTCTTTCAGAATCTCTTTAATAAGCTCGATAATGGTTTCTTTATCTAACTTGTCAGAAGGCACAGAGCCATCAACGAGATTACCCCCACATATAAATCCTTTGCATTTTTCTGCCATTTCTCATCCTCCTAAATTAACAATGGAACCCATAAGAACTATTTGCCTCTTCTCGGTACACGACCCTCACTTCAGCAAATTCATCTTGTTGACACATATCCCGGCAGAACTTAACAGTACGACCCTGGACTTTATACATATCAGAAGGCACGACACCCCCGCAATAAGACACAAGCAGAATTTCTGCCGGATCTTTTTTGAGAACCACATGAGAAGTACCGTCAAATACTTCTGTATTGACAGATCCACTTACGTTAATAGCCCTTGAAACGTATTTAGCTAAATTAGCTAAAGCTCCGTCTAAAGGCATACCATGATACAAACCAGCTTCTTCTATAGTTTCTCCATCATAGAATATGTTAGAAGAAGGAATATTGCAATGATGCGGGCGTTCGCACCCACCATGACTGCCAAAACAACCGTTACCTGTTATTGCCATTATTCAAAATATTTATTTTTTGTTTTAAAAATTCTATTTCCCTATCCTGATATTCCATACGGCATATCATTGCATTGATTAAAGCCGTAAGATCAGATTTCTGAGCCAGACTAAAGTAGCCAGCGTTGATGCCGTCAGCGCAGTACACGCAGTTCGTGCAGGTGTATCCGTCCGGGCATGGCACCGGCGTCTCGTCCACATGTGGAACATATACGTGTTTACCACTTAAGTCCTTACCAATTTGTGCACTCTTTTCCATTTTGTAACTGTTTTTCAAGTTTTTCAACCCTTTGTTTTAAAAGCGTATTTTCTTCAACCATCCTATCCAAAAACTTATCTATGTTTTCAAAAACCAGTTCTATATTATGCATAACCTCATTATAAGGCATACCTGGAGTTAATTTGGATATGAATGTCTTGCATCCTGTATAATGAATGCAATGATCGCTTAAATGACCATACGGGCAATCGCATTCTTTTGGAAGAATCTCGCAATTGTCCGTACAGTCATTACATGGATCAGACCCGATACAAATATTAGATCTCAGAATATCAGGTCTGTCATCTTTACAAGTGTTACATGAGTTCATGACTTTCTTTTTTTTGGTGCAAGATAGTGTTTTTTATCCACACCATCACAAAAAGAAGTCAATCAATGTATTCTATGTTATTATTCGCATTTTTTTTCTTTTTAATCCTGTATTCTTTTCCGTACTTTTTTTGACACTCTTTACACATATACTGATAGCCATGACCCTTTATGTAATAAAATTCAGATACAGATTTCACCTCGTTGCATGCATTACATTTTTTTACAGTCCTATCTCTCTTATAAGGCAATATCCCATTATCGTTCCAGTCCGATAAAGCTTTGTCGTATGCATTTCTTGCATCTTCAACATCACAAAACACACCTAAATGATATTGTATCTTATTTATCTGAATGCAAGCACCATATTTATTTATCTTCTCAAAGTAATGCACTCCCCTTCCGTATTTTGAAACCTTTGACCTACATATATTCTCTCTATTTGTGAGTTTTCTTAAATTACTAAGATTATTATTTAACTTATTATTGTCTATATGATCTATTACCAAATCATCTTTTACCTTACCATTAAAAGACTCATATACTATCCTATGCACCCTCATTTTGCTCTTTCCACTCTTAGCACTTGAAAGCGTCACCTCCTCGTAACCATATATATTAATACGAGTCTTCATTACAGTTCCTTTTTTAATATTGAAAATAATACCAGTATCACTTACTGCATATATACCTTCATACCCAACAACGTTAATAACTTTCATGTATCAATTATTATATCCACATGGCAAATATAATGATTACTACGATTAAAATAATAAATTATTCGGATTTATTTTATTCGCATTCAGATTACGAGGCGAGCAATTGCCATTGTTCGCATTACCGCCGAAACGAGCAGCCAATTCTTTTTAACCTCTTTCTCAACCGTTATTTGCTATTTCAGAGGTCAGATCCCAATGTAAGACTTGTTAGCAGACTAACGGATTTCATTGAATAGATTTTTATTGTTTATAATGTTAACTATCTCTGTTGTCTAATGACATTGCAAATGTATGTATAATATTTTATAGCTACAAAACAATTTGTATTAAATATTTTAAATTTTTGTTTTGTAGCTATAAAATATTATATTAACAAGATACGGCTGCGCCGTGATATAGTATAAAAGGCTGCGCCTTAGCGCTGCGCTTATGATGGCTGCGCCATCAATGGGTTGCACCCATCAAACCTGCGGTTGACTGGCGTCTAATAACAACTGGGCAAGGCCGCAAGTGGAGCGAAGCGTAATAGAAGTGGCGTAATTCGCATGCAGAAAACGAGGCGAGCAATAGCCAATGTACGCAGGACCGCCGAAACGAGCAGCCACTCTGGACTTTATACCGACAGATGAAGCCCAGTAGCAATTGTCCCATGTATAAAAACATTCTCCTGTTCCGATACTTCCCCCTTTTTTATCCTTCCATCCGGTATAAGGAATACGGTGTAAAGCAAAACTATCTCCTAAATTTTGGGTAGTTGCTATCTTTTTATATTTAGATTCAAAATTAAAAACCTCACCATTATTTATAGTAGACCTTTTCTCATATGTCCATTTCTTTTGATCTGGCTCTATATAGATATCAATAGTATTGCCTATACGAGTAACATTAGGATCATTTAAACAAGTCCCTACCTGTTCGTATCCTCCTCCACAATACCTAAAGACATCTCCAGACAAATTCATGCCATCGTACAAAGACATCCTTAAAATAACTTCCAAATCAAATTCTGCCGGTTCGTCATTTTCGTTTAAGGCTGATATAGTGCCGGTCATTTCCTTAAACACAATAACATTCATATGACCTTCAGCCATACTCTTGGCCCCCTGGACGTTCTTATACCAGTATTTTCCTCCATAAAAATCAAACTCTGATCCTTCTTCTACGCCTGTCTCAAATGCAAAAGAAGCCGCCATCTGGCTTTCCATGCACTGTTCTTTAGGACACTCTGAATTTATGAGGTAAGAGAAGTGAGTTTTTTTAGTAGGTTCACAATGGATAATAGAAGAACTGTTGTCCCATGTGGCATACATCCATGTATCTTCTCCTTTTTTACGGTATTTCAATCCTCCGTATTTATGGTAATTAACATCATTACCTACCCCGGAGTTACTTGATATCCCTGATCCAAAAGTATCTGGATTAACCAAGTATTTAGTACCGTACAGCATTTCAAGGTATATGATATAGGCATTCAAGGTCAAAAATCCACCTTCTGAAAAAGGATAAGAAGATTCTGGATCTACGTTATTTGCCCTCGAATACTTAGCTATATTGATCTGATTTACATCATTGCTTCTCGGATAAGTTCTTCCATTTAGAAACATTGTGCAGGCGTTACCAACTCCGGCTCCGGATTTACAATTTGTTTCTCCTTCATACAAGAAAAAGAAAGACCTTGCCTTGGAGTCTACTGTACATACCGGTCCAGGAGATAAGGCCGTGGGCGGCAGAACAGGGCACGTCTGGCGCAGGTCAAGTCCGTCCAGCATAGGAACCGTGTCCGCGTCGTACACACCAGACCATATTTTCCCGCTTTTACCAACTACCTTATCAACTACGTACAGGCTCTTGCTACATCCTAAGAATATACTATAATTCTTTGAAGTAGTCTCCCAAGGTCTTAAAATCCTTACCTCTGATCCTGAAGCATTATAAAGTTTTTGACTAATGCCATACTCTTCATAAAAAGCCTTAGCGTCAAATGCTCCGGCATCACAATACTTATTTTTATGACCGTTATCCAAATACAGTTCCACATCGCATTCGGCTCTCATTTCCTCGGTTATACCTACCGTAGGAGCAAAATCTCCGTTTTCAAATCTAAGGAGATTATTCTTACGAAGCTTTCCTACCGGACGCACTTTGTCTCCGGTATTTTGAGTCATGTCTATAAGATAAAAATCCCAAGAAGGGAGAAGGCTTTTGTCGCCAACTGATTCTGTGGCTTCTGGAGGAAGCTGATCCTCAGCCCAAGCGGATGCCGATCCTGAAGCACCTTCTTTAAGAACGTTGAAAGTATTACCATCAGACAAAACAAAAGGCTCAGATTCCTCCCCTTTCTTCGATAAAAACTTTTCCCTTTTACCAACTTGATTAACGACGATGTTCTTCTTAGCCTTATTCCCTTCATCGGAAATAGTGTAATTCAAAGTCGTATCAAGACCTTCATTTATTTCAGAAAACACCGACACCAGTTTATCATTCTCGCCTTCTGTCGGATTAAATTTTACGTTGCTCATTTCAAAAATCAAATTGACATTTATCAACAACAGGCTCACATTTGGTATTTTCATTAACCCATTTCATGCCCTCTTCTTCCAGTATCTTCTTAGCCTTTTCATTAGCATCATCAACGCTAATAAAAGACGTTACGGTACCGGCGTATATCCTCCTGTATTTCTCAGGAGCCTTCCATCCTTCCTTACAACGTTTACTAAACCAGCCATGCTGATCTTCGTTATAATAAACAGTCTTGCATACCCCAGATTTGTTGGCGGCAGCCTGCCCTTCTTGATCAAGGATCTTCGCAGCTTCGTAGTTGGCTATTTCGGTACTGAACTTAGACCATACACGCCCGGCCTCTACCACGTGATGTGTGGGTTGTTCTTGTTTTTGACCATCAGGACAATCATTTTTAAAGAAATCCCCTTCCTGTCTTGTGTTATAATAAACCTCACAACATCCACCTACTTTATTAGCATACAACGGACCCTCTTTATCTGCAAACTCTGCCGCTTTCCTATCTGCATCATCTTGGCTTATATCCGAACAAAATTCAGCCTCATGAACGATAAACGTTTCTTCAGAACCAAGATCTTCCGGACAGTCCGATTTCTTGAAAGCTTTTCTGTATTCTTTGTTGTAATACATCTTTTTCATGACAAGATCTTATTAAGTTCTTCTTTAAATTTCTGAATCTCGCCCGGGCACAACCCGCATTCCCCTTCACATACGATTCTTCTCATACGATCTATTTTAAGAACCGTATCCATATCAGGCTTGATACCTACCTTATACTTATGATATTGTAGATACTGATCAGCCTTACATGCTATAAAACGATCAGCACACTCACATAAGTAAGATGAAGGGAAAAGAATTTGCTGTGTACTTCCGGTAGCTGACATATTATTTCACGGTAAAATACCTGGCGTATTCTTTATTTATGTATTCAGAATAAGTAGCAAGATCATCCGGATCCGGGCACTCGTTCTTCAAATTAACAATCCAGCCTCTTACCAGCTTTTGAATATCAGCATACCTTTTACTTACACCTCCTACAAACCTGAACTTGCGATGAAGGTCTATGATTTTCTTGTCCAATACAGCAAGTTCATCGTATTTCTGAATACAAGCCGCATTAGAATCAGCTTTAGGTGTCGTATTCGACTGAGGCTTTATAGCCCTATTTCTATTAACAGAAGTAATATTACTTCTTCCACATCCGCATCCCATAACTTATTGATATTTAATTAATTATATTTTACAACCACAATTTTCACAATTATTGAGAACGTAAATCAATTTAGATGCTTTTTCATATAATTGTTTTACGTTTTCAAAATTCCCTAATCTCATATTGGCTTCAGCCGCAGCCAGCAGAAACTCTATTTCTTTTATTTTGTCAATAACGTCATCATCCTCATGATCACATAACACAGTTGACCTGGCCCATATCTTATCTATGTTAAGACGGATCAGATCTGTTTTTAAATACTTTCTGTTAAATGAATAAGAGGAAGGACTGCCTTTTATGGTAATATCGTATATACCATCTTTTAGGTTTTCAAAATCATTTCCGCGACCCGGATTTATGCCAAGGGTCTTACTGTTGAATACATTCAACTGATTCTTACCAAGATAATAAACATACTTATTCTCATCTTCAGGTGGTAAGATCTCTATAATAGCCGGCCTGTCTGCCAATATCCCCCATTCCGATTGATCGGCTATGCGAAGTGTTTTAGGATTGTTGGTGCTTATAACCTCAAAATCAAGATGGATATTATTCATACTCTCCTCCCATCCCATTCTGGTAAGGGAGTCATCGTATCTGGCTGTTATATCAGCTCCCTCTACTTCGGTGCTATTAACACGTACCTCAGTACCATTTATCTTGACTCCTACTATTTGGGCCACCAACGACTTAGCCATACCAAACATAGGAACAATAATTTCTCCACCATAATCAGTTCCTTCGTTTGGATACTGCAAAACCTCGGTCTTATACAGACCATCATTTCTTCTGGCTACTATTCTAATAACCATCTGATTTTCTACATCGTAGTCAGTCATAACTATCCGAACATAGAAAATATTATTTCTTATCTGTGGTAAAATATCAATGTAATTCATTTCCTTCTCTTTTTCTACAAAGATATGGAAATGAAGCGATAAAACACAACACTGACGTGTATTGTTATAGATAACAAGAACCTTATCCGCACATTCGAAGATCTATTCCGTATTCCCGGAATATGTCGTCGAAGGATATATCTTCGTCAGAATAATACACTTCGCATATATTACGGTACTTTTTCAATGCCGAAATGTACAAGCTCATCATGTTCTTGCCTTTTATTTTCTTAATGGCTTTTGTGATAACTTCTTCAGTAGATGCACTCATTAGGACATTGTTGAAGAAGGTCCTAATATTGCAACCAAATCTTTCTTTAACCCTACTCCTGAATAGTCGATACAAGGTTATGTTCTTCAACGTATTCAAACCATTATTCTTCAACCTTTTATTCAATGACTCAACAGCTTTATCGGAAAAACATGTGCGATTTTTTCCTTCTCTATCCACATATTCAGAAAACCAGGAATGGAGCGTTGTGGGATTCTTCATAATCCTATTAATGAAAGAGTCAATGATGTGAGTTCTAAGATCACGCTTGTGAGCATGACAGGCCGCTATTTTCTCCTCTCTCTTTAATGACATGTCAAGACAACGAAAAACTCGACAACTTTCATCTATAAAATATTCAGGATGCTCTTTCTTAAATTCCTCCCTATAAGCCTTATATCCTACTTTTCTGAGGTGGGATATCTGTGAATTTATATAAAATCTAACACACCTGTTCTCAGCCTCCTGAGTCTTTATATTATATGGAACTGATTTACGACCATAGATAAGATAATCATAAACCATAGCTTCCACAAAATCATTGTACGGAAAATAACGACCAAATCCGTAGTTCCAAACAATAAAACAACGCACTCGATCTTTCCAATAGTCAGTGATTACAAAATTACTGCTATGTCTTAAATTGAACTCTTTTTTAAAGAAATGACCTGTTTTGCTATCATAATTAAGATTAAAATACCTTAAATTTCCTAAACATTGACCTTCCGGTCTACGCACTACATTATAGCTAAAATGGTTATACTCATTGCGTATAACCTCTAAAGGTGAGACCGACTCTTTCTTAAGAAGTCTGTCGTGAAGCTTGCGCCCGTCTGATATTTGGAGTATATTCGCCATATATTTGACTTTTTGGAGCAAATGTAACAAAATTGTTTATTGGCTCCAAATTTTACTAAAAGCTTTTAGCCTGTCCTTGGTTTGAGAAAATAAGGGACAGGTCTTTTTTTTGTACCTAATCGCATTACGACAAAAACGGCACCAAATAGCGATCATCCTGTAACACGCTGAGCATCAGGGTGGACCAAGTTATCTTGAATAAAAACAGTCCCGATTTTATCGTTCCAGCTTTTATTATTCATTCCCTGAATTATTATTCATCTTGTTTTAATTAATTATTAGTTGTTCATATTATTTTAACTTTTAAGACCTTATTCTTTATTCCTCATAATATGGAGTGACTGAAACCGAATCGACCGAAGGGAGTGAGGTGAAGGAGCGTATTGCCCTATATATTGTTTGGCCTATTGTTTAATCCTTTAAGTGAACGAATATCGTGACCGTAGGGAGCGATATGAGAGAACGTAGGAATATTGATTTAATTCTTTAGTGAATTTATGCCGAATCGAGCGAAGCGAGTGAGGTATGAATGAACTTTTATTTAAAACCATGAAGTAGCCAGTGGATAAGCGGGCAGGGCAGGTAGGCGAGGCTGTAGTGTGTCATGGCGCAGGACAGCCCAGGCAGCAGAGCAGGTCCCTTCAGGCCGCAGCACGAGGCAGGCGGGTAGGTTGCAGGGTAGGGGTTGCCGTTGTAGGATAGAACTTCAGGATAGGCGTAAGACAGGCTTTGTCCGTCTTACCTCAGTGGCTTCTCACCATATTCTATAAAATACACCCATACTCAAACAAGGAGAAAAACCGTCTTTAGACAATCCGTATCCGGCGGTGATTCCTAATCCCCACCGTCTACTTTTTTCGTATATTATTTCTCTTTTGTGGTAGATTGTCATCGTATCTAAATTTGGTCGGTACCCACTTATTACCGCTCTATAATCATCTGTCTGATACGTTTTTCTCTGTATTGGTATATTGATATAAACAGTGTCTCTTATCGTATCTTTTTTAACTATAGCATCCATAGGGAAAGGTGTTTCTACCTCCCCTACGTCAACTATATACTGAGGAACAGGAACAGGTTGGATAATGGTATCTATTACCGTATCTATTTCTATATCGTGTATTATTTCTTTCTTCTTGCATGTTTTACCGAATAAGAAAGATATAAAACACAGTAGAAGAACTCCTAACACATGACTGACTCTCATTTTTTGCAAACACATCTTTTACCCTCCTTATCTTCGTCTAAGAGTTCTTGTATATCACCGTTGTTAATACCTTCTTTAAGCTCTTCTCCGAATGGAACTTTTTGCCACCAACTTACTTTGCTAAAGAAATACTTAACGCCTTTTACTATCATCAAATCAGGTGCAAGATCTCCGAGGCGCTTGAATGCCATCCCACCGTATAATATTAAGGCAAATATCGTAATCCACTGAAGAAGCATGTCTATAAACTCTGGGGATTTATGTCCTCCCATAGACATAATAAGATCCATTCCGGATATGGTAAACAACCCGAAAGAACAGGCCGCGAACTCAAGAAGGATTTTCAAAACTCCCATTTCGCTTATGCATGTCAATATCTTAAAAGGCCTTTTTCTCTTTCTTCGGATATAGCAGTGTTTGATACTTTTTATAGTAGCTAACAAAAGATTTATAGCTAATATAAACAATATAGAATATATAAGGTGGTGAATCTCCTGGAAATTCATCCACAATGCTGATAATCCGGAAATGAGAAAAGCCCAGAAACTTTCTAAATTCATCCTTCCTACAAAACGATAAGCCATATTAGAACATAGTTACTTTCTTGATACTTCCAAGAGAGTCATATACGTCAATATGGACCCAATTGGTACCTGATTCTAATCTAATGGGACAAGGAAGTAAATCCTGCGACTGAATTATTTTATTCCTTGCCTCTTCTGCCGTCATACCCTTGGCATCAAAATCAATGGCTGCCCCAAGCATATGAGGACTGATATACAAAGACCCTGATACGGTCTTTGATTTTACTATGTCTGAGATATTGTTCCTAAACCCACGCTCATCAAACCTTCCACCCGACTTCCAGGTATTAACCGTCATCGGAGTTTTCAAAATGTCTTTCCTTAAAACCAGTATCGTGTGAAGCAACTCAGTTCTTAAATACCTCCAGCAAAGATCTTTGTCTCTACCGTATTCTTTAGGACCAACTAATTCAACAATACTAAAATACTGACTCAATTCTTTTATAATATCACTTCTTTCCATAACTTAACCTTTTCACAAAGATAATCAGAACCTTACCAAATATTAAAATAAGTAGAGTCTGGATTAAAGAAAAACCCCTGCATAAATAAATATACAGGGGTTATCCATAACATTAACAACAAATCACGACCTAAACAACCCTTACATATCCTGCTGATACAAGATCAGAAAGATTCTCGTAAGCCAAAGGGATGCCTGAATCTCTTATGCAAAGATATTTAATTTCTTTGTCAATGTAATACTTTCCATTCTCTAAAATAGAATTATATACCCAAGGAATAGGATCGTCTATCGTACCTGAATGCTTTTCCTGAACAACCATATACAGGCTTTCAGCTCCACCTCCCTGACCAGGAACCCAGTCGGCTTGTAGATTGTGATTTTGCCTTACTTCAAACAGAGTCCAATCCAAATCCGAAGGTTTGTTTTTGCTACGGAAACGCTGCCCTTTTACAACAGCCGTACCCATAGGAAGACCTTTGTCTCCGTAAACTCCATCCTTATCCCAGATAGGGTACAATCCCTTTATCTTAAGAGCAAGATTCTGGTCAGTGTTTTCCAACATAGCCGGCGTGTTGATCATCGCCCTCATGTACATGGCTATAGCCTTCTCCGGATCATTAGCTTCAAGGATCTTATTTTTTTCTATGATCTGATCCTTTGTTCTTACCAACTTCTCAGGATAGCCTTCATCTACTTTCATAGACTCAACTTCACTCCTGTCGGTTTTAGAAGCTATTTCCTTTTCTATGGCAACAGTACGATCGTTGCACTCAGATTCATATACATGCATTTCATTCATTGCCGTATTAGCAATATCAAGCTCGTATTCTGAATCTGCTACGGATACGGTGTATATCCCGCTTCCTTTTGCTACGTCAATATCGTTTTTAACCTTCTGTCTCATGCTGCTGTTATACCATATCTGTTTACCATCCAAACTATAAGAGCGGACAGTATCAGAATAAGCATATTCCCTGGCCTCAGAAACCTTCTTGTCCTTAGCCTTGGCAAGCAACTCCTCTTCAGTTGGTCCAGGAGGCTCCGGGTCAAGCTGCATAGCAATAACTTCTTTCACACTCGCATCAGGATTGTTTTGATGGAATTTTTCTTGATCGGAGTCGAGTTGAACCCATTTACCATCTAAGAAATCTTGGTAAGAATACCCTACTTCGTAAGAAGAGGAGTCCAACTCGTATCCTTCCCAGTAAAAACCTTTTATATTCTTATTTACATAAAGCATACTCTATCCTTTCTATTAAGCTTGTTCACCTACTCTGATAACCAACTTATCATTGATATACCAGATACTTAATTCTATAAAACTGTTTTTAGGTACTATTACGCTATCGCCTGACATGCTCTGGAACAAGCCAGAGGTAGGAAGCGGCTGCGTGATGTCTGTGCCGGTAGTGTTGTTGACCCGCACCTGCCATTCCCGCCCGGCATACTCGGAAGATACTGACATAGACAGGTTTGTAGCGGAAGCTACGTTAGCTATGATATTATGAGCATCCGTTGGCAAACTTGCTAATGTTGTGACAACATTAGGAGTCTTAGCCATAAACCTCAAATAAGACAACATGTCATTAGACAACGTAGCCGTATTAGCTATAGCCCTATATGTCTTATCTTGGGCAACAACATAAGTTACCATCTCAATATCTATATAAGATCCAGATACGTCTTCCTTTGAGTTGGTGTTATTAAATAAAACAGCTATTATTTTTAATTCAGAATTATCATTATCTAAAAAATAATCCAAAGAAAAATAATAAAGACTAAGCTTACCTAATGTAATCCCGTTATTGTAAGCATCAATAACTTTTGCAAACGAATCCTCATCAAGAGTTCCAGAAGTACTGGGAAATATGGATAGATCAAGATAAGTCGAATCTACTCCGGTACTTACCATACCAAGAGATTCAAGCACCTTACCACCACTTTCTTCAGTAACCAAAATATATTCGTTATACACGTTTTTGGTTTCTGTAGATGCCACATCATCTTTTACAAGATACATGACATTATCCTTCGCCTCTTCAACAGTAGGAAGTTTGCTAACAATCTGTTTCTTCCACCCTGCCGCCGAAACAGCATCATCTATATACTTCTTGTTTACATAATCGCCCCATGTCATATTACTAAGAAGAGTCTTGCTACCGTCTTGACTTCCGGCAGGGGGAGCCGGGATAAGGCCTCCCTTGCCCGACTCCGAACTTGTTCCAGGAGCGGCCTGCACCACATTCTCAAGTCTGGAATCAACCTCCAGACCTTCGAATTTACTGTTATAACCTACTTCTGCCATTTTTTATTTTTTATTGATTTTGTCCAACAATTTCTTGATCTGGTCTACGATATCCATCACCGCCCCAACCTTGTTTTTTACGTCCTCTACCTTCTGATCGATTTTAGCATCCAACGCCTTAATACGATCTTCGTTTTTACGGTACACCAAATACAAGGCAAGACCGATGATAGCTATCGTAAGGATATTAGCTAAAATACATCCGATAATAATTTGAATCATGATGATTAGGAGGCGGATGACGCCGCCCCTCGCTTTAATGATTTAACTTTGTCACAAATATAATAAATACCTCAACCAAAACAAGATCAAGGACGTTCGTCATTAACTTCGGATGACCACGATGACGAAGATAGAACAGAATCAAGCTCCGAAGAAGGACTATCATATACCGGATACGGATACTGAGGATCCTCTTCTTCCATCATCCTCACAGACTCAAAAACACTATTGTAGTGTTCGATATGGAGAATCACTTCCGTACCTTCTACGTTAGTACGGGGATTGTCGATTCCTAATTCTTGTCTTTTACTTGCTGGAATGGAGTCATATACTTCCTTTGGTATTATAATAAATTTCATTCTATTTTGATTTTAGGGTTTGTAAATAGTTATATGCTTTGATGCAGTCGTCTTTGGAAAGAAGGCTATTATAAATAGCGATATTTTTAAATGCAACACGGGTATATTTACTTTGTTGAGAATGTCCTGCAATCTGTATAAGTTCATTGGTATTTACAACGTCTCCTGTTTTTACTTGGATATCGTCCCAATTTTCATCATATACCTTGCCATCAGAACTTAATGCTTTAATTTTTATTGTATCAGCAAGATCATTATAATAACTTGAATTGTTTACATACACCAATATACCTTTAGCTCTATTGTAACAATATAATTTACCGTTTATAATTACTCCTGAATTTTTATCTTCTTTAATTATAAACTGCCAATCTCCAACTATAGTAAAATATTGTTGTATTGTAAATCTCTCTTTAGATACTATTGTATCATCCACCCCATCAGCAACCAGATATCCTTCGTATTCGGGGATTTGCTCGATGGTGATGTCACAATTAAAAGGATAAGTATTAGTAGAATTAGATAATCTAAAACCGTAATACAGTTTATCACTTCCGGGTAAAGAATAAATACCATCTTTTTCAATATTAATTGTATTATCTATGTCTTTATCAGACATAAACTTTAAAATTTCCCCATCTTTTATGCCAGTAACTTTAATTTTCACTTTATTATACCCACCACTAGATGAATTCTTTTCGAAAAAAGGTCTGGCAGTTTTTGCTTCGGTTACATGAATGGTAGAACTTGTTATTTCAATTGTACCGTTATAGGAATAGTAAGTCCAAGTAGAAGTATCATTAAAATTGCAAACGTACAACCCATAACCACTATTCCCACTAAATGCAAAGTTTGACAATACAAGATCATTACCATTGCCCGTAATGTTGGAAATAGTAGCACGATCTTCGTCCTCGTTGGTTTTGCCGGTGACTGTCCATGCTTGGTCGGGAAAGAGCCACGGATAGGTTTTGACGAAGTAGTCTTTGATCTTGGTCAGCTCTTCTTCGGTGGCGTCGTGGTCGAGAAATACAAGTTCCCAGATAGCAGCATTGGCATATAAATTACCTTCTTTTGAGTTTCTACCTACTACTAAAGATTTACCCCCTTCTAATAATTCTCCTACAGAGATACTTTTTTGATTATATTTACTTGTTGTTTGGTATGTTAAAGGATTATTATAATTAACTGTTATTGGAGAGCTTTTGCCAAAGCTGGCTGTCAAAGAATCTATAGTCCTCTCAAAAATAAAAGCACCTTGATTAGAGCCAGCACTATTCGATAATAAGTAACCGGGTATATTTTTATCTATTATACTCCTTAACGCCACAACCGTATATCCCTTTTCCTTAGTCAGAATAGGAAAATTATCACAGACACCGCAATCGTCTACTCCGTCAAAGACGATTGCGCCGGGGTAAGAAGGAAATATTCGTACAGTAAATGTTCCTTTTTGATGGCTATACCCGTTGTATAAACGGAGCGTTCCCGCAGGATCTAAAACATCAACGTCAACTGTATAAATACCATCTTTTTTCCAAGAATAATATATAGTATTGATACCATCTCGTAAAGACAAATCATTCCCCGACACCATACCCTTAACTTCAAATGTGTAAGATATATGCTTTACTCTGTCTGCTACTATCTTATTTGTTGAAGTGGGGCTAAATTCGTATATTTCAGCATTTGTTTCATACCCACCTACACCACTCATCCCCGCCCACAGGAAATTCTTGAAGGATAAGAACCGACCTTTATGGTCCGCATCCTCGATTCTCGGATCGTCCATAGCCGCCATCATCTCGTTCGTCAGGCCGCCGAAATGCCAGCGCGTAACATCGCCCGGAAGTTGCGGGAAACCGTCGCCGGAACCGCCACCACGTCCTTCAAGTCCCAGCTTTATCCCTCTCAAGTCTATGCCCGAAAGATCAATGCTGGATAAATTGATGTTGTTGAGAGTTATCATTGCAGTACATAAATTTTAGATGGTTCCGTTGTTGTCACGAGTCTTACCGTCTGTCCAGCTTTGCCTATTACCCCATTCTCCCAAAGCATGACGTTTCGGACGGGATAAGCCGCGACCACCCAATTATCACCAGTAATGCTTCTTTCCAAAACAATATCGCCCTTATCTTTCAGTTCTACATGTAGAACGATATCACTTGATTCAAGTGATATAGAATCCGATATATACTTGTCTCCCTGTTTGCTAAATGTTACTTCTTTTGCCATAATATTTTAATTATCAATTTTGTGAATAAATATATCTTGTATCACCATTTAAGCGAGATTTTGACTTCTATAGTGCCGGAATTTTCATTGTTGATTGGAGTCAGACGAACCGGCATTACCATTTGCTTGATTGATTTCATTATTAAGAGTGTTTTGTTGTTTTTCCTCCAATATCTTTCGTATCTCATCCTCTGGTTTATCCGTTATACTAAGCATTTTCACGGCTGTTTCAAGAGATATAATGCCGTCGTTATACAATTTGCCTATCGCTGCCCACTTCTTATCTATATCTTCTTGAAATGGTTCGGAAAACTCAAAATCAATATCTAAAGCATCCAGCTTAGACCGTAATTCTATATGAGTTACAGTCTTCATGATGGCCAATATCAGATTCTTTTCCCGGTCTACCGCAATCTCATATATTTCCTTGCGATTGTCCCTTTTCATATAAGATGGAGCCATTGCACGCTTTAAAGCCTCTCCCGTTAACGTGCCCAAGCCTTTCGTGTTCTCCGGTGAAAAGTTAAAAGTAAAGGTGTCATTAAGGATAGATTCTTTCAGTATGTCTTTTTCAAATTTCTTGAGTTCAACGGAATCCGGTGGTGCTACATAATCGAACATACTATCTGGTCCGTGCATCCTAATAACTTCCCCCACATTATCTGGATCACTCAGAGAAGCCAACACATCTGCCGAAACTTTAGCTTTTGGATCTGCAAAATAGTTGACAGTATCGGCAGATTTTGAATCGACATACTCGTCCCTATTTATACGAGACTGTGCGCCCTCCCATTCTTTTTCCTGTTGATAATAGATGATATTTATTTTTCCAGTAGGATTAATTATAGGCAAAACTTCCCATCCGCGATCATTTTTCTTGCATCTATAAATAACCTTTGGGGTCTGAATATCGAAATGTTCTACCGTGTTTACTCCTTCTTTTAGATAATATCCATAACCGAAAGCTAGCATAGTCCCATATTGGTCGAAAAGAGGACGCAGGGTATAGCCTAAAGATTTTGCCAGCAAAACAACTTTCACCTCCGCTTTTCCGGTTTCCTCATTGCGATAAATATGGTACAATTTAGCACATTCCGTCTCGGAGCCTGCTAAACGTTTAGCCTGACGCATGGTCGTATTGAAACGGGTGTCTTTCAGGAACTGAATATATGCGTCAAAAGCATCATCTTGCACGTCGGGATCATTTTTGCTCCATTTTATCGGTTGCCCCAACAGATAAAACAATGCAACCTCATTTATGTAAGCCTGCCATCTACGAGGCAGTTTCTCTGTAATATATGGCTGTTTGTTCTTTCTGAGTTTATTTTTGCGATTCATCACATCATGGAGAGCGGGATCGTATTCTTTTATTGCTTCCATAACTTCCAGATCTCGATTCTGAAACAACTCCATCGCTTGACTTATATCTTTTTCCGCTATCAAAGTTATTAAGTCTTTGTTGGTGCTTGTCCCATTTAAAGATCTGCCCCTAAACAAATCCACTATGTAATTCAATATCGATGCCATATCTTAATTTTTAATAAATTCCTAAATCTTCCTTAGAATACTGGTGCGTAGTTAATACCTTACCGAGCAATTTCCCTATCGTATAATACCTAGAAGCGTCTATAAGATGGTTGTAAGCATCAATAGGCTCGTTTATAAATTTACCATCTTTATTTTGTTCGTAAACGTAATTTTTAAGCTCTCGGATCAAATTGACAGACCTACGAGTAACGCATATTTTATACTCCATCATTTTAAACAAGCCTCCCATGACGGAACCTTTATATTTATCGGCGGGAAAGATAATAATCCCCGCATTAGCAATCTCCTGTATTAACCTAGGGTCGGCACTATCTGCGTAAACAAACAATCCCAGCTTCTTCAATTCCTTGATGATTTCGCTTGTGAGCATGTGCGTCCGGTAACACTGCTCATCCAAATACAGCCTATTATCAAGTACCCCACATTTCACTATAGCGGTAGGGTCCGAACTGTATCCAAAATCAAGACCAGAGGCAACATGCTTTGCGTATGCCGGAAATTCATCTACAATTTCATATTCGGGGAAGACAAGACCTTCTGCCATTGCCTGCAATCCTAATCCATATACAGTCCACAACACTTTGTTCTTATATTGAAGCGACTCTATCTCGTCAATAATAGTTTGTTCGAGAAATGGATTATCCTTGTAGGTCGAAATAAAGTGATATGTACGTGGGTCCTTGTTCAATTCGCACAACCAATGTTCGTCAGAAAAAGAAGGATTGTAATCAACAATGGAAAAATCGGTAGTACGCATAACGAGCTGTTGCCATTCCAGGAATGAAATTTCGTTTGCCTCATTGCAGTATAAGATATTTCGTTTACGACCTCTGATCTTCTGCTCATCATCTGTCGAGAAAAACTCAACAAATGAACCGTTCGGAAGTGTATAAATCATTTCAGACTTATTCATACATCTATTATCCCATATCTTATACTTATCCTGCATAATCTCTTTAAAATCGCGAAACACAGAACCTTTTAACGCAGGCAATGTCTTTCGGACAATGGATAGAGACTTTTTGTTTGTGAGGATATGAGATAATAGATAGATAAGGATGTTGTAGGTCTTGCTACTACGCGAACTACCCTGAGCAGAGACAACCTTATAGCCGGAGTGGATGGCATTATCAACTTCTGTAAATATTTTAGTCGTTTTAATTATCGCCATGATCCGCGTCCTCCCTCTTATCAATGACTTGTATTACAAAACCACTTCCTTCTTCTTGTTTTACCTCTTGCTTTATAGGAGCATCCCAACCCAACAGCTTAGATAGCTTATCTATTGCATCAATCTTATTATAGAGCTTTAACTCATATCCTTTATCTGTTGATTTAATCGAAAGAATGGAACGTTGTATGCTTGACGGTAATTTAGAGATATCTTTGATCAGGATTGTTGTAAACATCTCATTAGACTTTACCTCCAACGCGTCGACAATATTGGCACGAGCAATATCGGCAAGAATCCCTACCGCTTCGTCTTTGGTTATATCAGACCGGTTCCTCATTTGAGACTGGAGCTCTCTTATCCTTAGGGCAACCTTAGGGCTGTTCAAGAGCTTCGAAGACTCTACCCAAATTGCATTGTCCGACTTACCATTACATCTATATGCACGTCTATAAGCCTCAGATGCGTTTCCGCATTCGAGGTAGTAGTTGCAGAACATTTCTTGTTTTTGTGTCAACGCCATGCTTTTTATAATTGATTGAGCCAAAATTAAATAGCATATATCAACTATAGAAGAGATCATTACAAATATTCACGACAATGGTTTGGTTGTCGTGAATATTTGTAACTAATGAATATTATCCAATCGATTCATTATTTCAATGTATATACGATGTATATCTTGCCTAAAGTATTTATATAGCTGATAAGATAGATACAACCCATTTAAATTATCGGAAATAGTGGATTTCCCATTGAGACCAAATACTTCAGCAAGTTTATGCCTTAATCCCCTTTTCATTTTTCCGTCGGCAAGAGCACTGGGAGAATACAAAATTAAAATTATGAAAATGAATTTCTTTCTTTGGGGAACATTAGCGCGAAAAATTTCTTGTGGGGAAACAATATCCTTAAACCATCCATATAACGTAGGAATCATATCCAAGTCTGTCAAGATAGGCTTAGTTAATTCTCTTTCTCTTTCTGACAATCTTGCTTTTTGATCCCTGATAGATCGTATTTCAACGATTTTACTAAACACGCACGGCTTCTGTTGTAAAGACATAATAATCCATTTTAAATTAAGCCGTTTGCGCAAAATTACAAATTAATCCTATATAACAATACATTGTTGATAAAAAAATATCTTTTCGTAATTATCTTTGCCCGAAAAAAACATGAGTGAAGAATTAAAACAGCTAATAGCCTGGTTTGAAAACTACCAAGTGACGTTTAACGAGATCCGGTTAAGCGAGTGCGAGAATATATTTGATTTGAACAAGTACATCGATGTACATGTAAGATCGGTTAAGAGGAATTGGGATAATCCTACCTTTGCAAGTGATATACTGAGGTTGCAAAGGCTTAAAAAGGTGTTGGAGGAAAGAGGATAAAGTGATAAACAATGTTAAATATCTACTTTTCCCGAAAAATATTTGAATGCAAATTTGCATTCAAATAAAAAAGTCGTATCTTTGTAGTGTAATCAAAAAACAATTAGAACAGGGCGGCAACCTATAAGCGGCGTAAGGAAATGAAAGCAATTGCAGTTAAAAACACATTCAATGCAAAAGAAAGTCTGAAAAACCAAGGATTCGTTTACGATCCTTCTACGAAAACATGGTCCAAGGACTTCGCTTCTCAGGCTGAGTTTGACGAGTTTTATTCCAACTTCAAAAGTGCTTGCTATTCGGGTAGAAGACAATCAAAGTTTAATTCGGCCGTAGTTTTCGAATTTGCTGAAAACGAACCTGAAAAGCAGGAAGAAGAAACAGTCCCGACATTAGAAGAGGCAATAGAACTTGTCCACACGGGCAAAATCAGTGATTTTGAATTTGAGGTAAACGGATGGACAGCCACGTTAAACGGTTTTGCGTATGTCGTTGACGGGACAACATACAATATGCCTGAATTGAGAAAAATATCTCCTGAGGCCGATCGAGAAGCCGATAGGCTGGAAGCACATATTGCCAAACAATATGTGGCTTATATGGAGAGACAAAAGGCAGCTCCTTATGTAAAAGCCGTAGAACAACTAATAAATAGAAAATATTGAACAAAATGGAAGATAATTACGAGTTAAGCGACCGAATACGCATTGGTCGAAGGATTGAAAATTTAAGAAAACAAGCGGGCTTATCACAACGCGATCTAGCGGCGCGTTGTGGCATAGCCCAAAGTACCGTGTACCGGATCGAAGCAGGGAAATTTTCGCCCCGACTTGACTTGCTTGAAAATATAGCGAATGCGCTCGGAAAAATAGTTGATTTAGTCTGATGGTAATTTAGGCGGGATTTGAGGCGTTGAATTACCATCAAAATGTTAAATATTTACTTTTCCCAAAAAATATTTGAATGCAAATTTGCAGTCAAAGAAAAAAGTCGTATCTTTGTAGTGTAATCAAAAAACAAACAAGACATGGACATCATAGGTAGTAAAATAGTAGGATACAGATACGGTGAAGCTCCTGAATGCGGACGATCATTTAATACTCAAACAAGACAGTATGAATGTGGGGTTTCAATGGCCCAGGTGGGTTATATGGAAGAAGTTGGTTCATTTGCTGTTTCTAGTGCTTATGGTCGTAAAAAATACTACTATGAAGGTACCATCGTCGGTTTTGGTGGTGACGATGAAGTCTGCCTCAGTGATGTAAGAAGAATCTCTTATAACGAATACAGATCACTAAAATCAACTTACAAAGAAGTAAATAACGCTATTGTTAATGAAAAATGCGATTCTCTTCTTTCTTTATTAAGAAGGGGGTGGACGGTGTATCCGAATACAGTAGAAGGTATAGAGGAAATGAGAAATAAAATGTTGAAAAAATGATAAAAAATGAGCTGAAATAGCTCATTTCACGAAATAAACTTATATATTTGTTGAACACATATTTTTTATGTGATTTTTCAATTTTTCAGAATGCCTGGGCAGTGATGTTCGGGCATTCCTTTTTATACAGGAATCGAAGTATTAGACTTACCGACAAATGTTTCATTGTGTTAAATATTCCATTTCACCTTAATTTTTCTGACATTTTATTTGGTGTCAATAAAATAATTTGTATCTTTGCAATGTAATCAAAAACGAAGAAGTGGGGGCAACACTTAAAACTCTGCATAACAATTATGACTACTCAAAAATTATAC